GGGGAGGTGGCGGCGGTCCACCAGGAGGACGACGAGGATCGACTTTCGCTTTTGGAACACCCTTTTTAAGAGTACGATACTTAGCAAGAATATTCTTTGAGTTTGTACCGTAGATTCTCTTGAATTTTGTTGCTGTATTCCGCAAGCGTTTGGCTTCTGCTTCCAACTTTCCAATACGACTTTCTGACAAATCATCTAGTTCAGCATAATCCGCAAAATAGGGATTATCATTTTTTTCTAAATCCACATGAACCTTCAAATATTTTCCTGTAAGATTTCCCATGAATTCGTTTTTGGAGATATCCACTATATCACCCATTCTGCTTAGTGATGAGAGATTTGGCAACACAACCATTTTCTTAAAAATACGAGATAGTGCAGTTGCAGTATCTTTATCAGGTTTTCCAGTTCCCCATTCTTCATACAATTCATTCAATGTTTTCGTATATGTATGATAATAGACTTTTCTCAGAAAGTTCCGAGTAGTTTCGCATTCCACATCCAAAAGCAAATGAGAATCTTTAAAACAAGATGAAATGGTTATATTTGTGAGAAAGGCTGCGAGACTATCTTTCCATTCGTCTCCAAATACGGTTTCTAGTACTGTAGGTGAGAGTTGAAGACTGTTCAAAAAGTGGGCTTCATCATCCGTAAACACTGTATTTTTCCAGTTGCGTATGACAGGGTCATCAGCATCAGCTGAAGTAGGAACACGAACTTTATAGTCAAAAAGATTTATAGGGATAGCAAGTGGTTCTCCAGATCCAGCTACCGCATCGGGACTGCCTTTGAAAGCTCCTTCTTTCTTTGGCAAAGGGGGAAGTTCAGGCAGTTCACTGTCTGCCTCTTCTTCTGTGGTTGCCTCTTCGTCTTCTGCTGCCTTTTCAAGCTCCTTTTCCTCCTTTTCTTCTGGTTCTTTCTCTTTCTCTTCTACTTCAGGTTTTGCTGGAATAGGACGCTGTAAAAAGGGTTCTTTTTTGCTGGTCCGAATACTGTGTAAAAGATACTGTTTGGACTCTAAGAGGTTAATCGTCGTAAGGGGTTGCGGAAGAGATTTTAGAAAGAATCCCAATTGAAATCCATAACATTCCATCGTATCTGTTGGACAGCGAATGACTTGTGCCGAACGAGGAGGTGCTTGGGTTTTTGCAATTCCTTCTTGTGAAACAATATGAACAAAGGTTTCCAACGTATCTGTTTTTCCATCCGAGGAAGGTTGAATATAAAAGCTTTCTGGATATACATCTGTTGCTAGAATTTTGCTGACAGAAATTGTTGCTCCAGCTCCAGTGGGAATAGGGCCATTTCGGAAAAGAAGTCTTTGATTGGGAAAGACTAAAACATCGGGTTCAAAAAACTGAGGAAGCGCTTTGTTTTGACTTTCAGGTTTGGATAAATATCCTTTGGTATATAAATGATCTAGAATAAAACATCCATTTGCCAAGAGTGTTTCCGAAACATTGCTAATACAAAAGACTCTATCAGTATTCAGTTGTTTAAGTTTTAAAAGTTCATCAAATAACAAAGCACTTCGCTCATCGGGAACATCGGGATAGAAATTTCCGAGAAAAAGAATGTACTGATTTTTTTTGAGTAAGCCATCCACGGTAGCAGTCCGAAGAAAATCAAAAAATCGTTCAACATTTCCACGGAGATTGGGAAAAATCCAGAACATAGGATTTTCCACAGGGAGAATCGTTATTTTTTTTCCTAGAACCTGGAAAAAATTCGGGGGTTTAGATTTACAATGTTTGACTTTTGGATAACTTTCATACTCCGATAAACTTAGACGAGGATCAAGAGAATACAATAACTGTGTTTTTAGAGATTGTTTTTTATAGGATTCATACCGTCTTTGTCTGTGTCCAATCGCTGGATCAATGGTAGAATACGGTGTAGTAGGAGTAAGGGTCGAAGGAAATGAATACACCTCTAAGGCATAGGATTGTGAGGCTTTACCCACGTTCCGAACAATAGCCTTGGGATCATATTCACGTTCTTCTTCTAAGTTCTTTGCGAACGATACACGCGCGCCTCCTTTTACAGGTTCTATGATACCTGTTCCACCAGACAGTAAACTCTCGTTTGCATTGTATGTGGGGGGTAGTCCGCCGCCACCGCCCTGTACAGGAAGAATCGGTGTTGTTCCTCCCTGTAAAAGGCTAATTTCAGGATTATAGCCTGTAGCCATCTGATGAATCATGTGAAAAAAGTGGCCTAAGCATAGACCGAACATTTATCCAGCAATGGAACTTGAACAGCAAAATACTCGTCGTCGCAAAATTCACTGCAAACAAGAATTGATTGTCAGCTCTCTTCAACGGTTTTATGCGAGTCGGAGTGATATTCATGAAATTGTCAATATGCTCCAGGGAACATCTGATATCAGTCTTCGTGTAATTGATTGGTTTGTCACCAACTATGCTCGCACACACAGTACCGCTTACATTCTGAATGGACAAGAATTTCTAGTCTATCGTGATTACAAATCCCAACTGAAAGCCTACAGTAAAAAATTATTTGATCCTTTTTGTCGTCGTGAGCGAATTTACTTTCAAGTCCCCAACCATCCTGCATTTTTAACAACCGTAGCCAAATTGAATTTTTTCCGTTGGGCCATTGAAAAAGAAATTCTTCCTTACATACGGCAGCATCAAGAACAAATTGAAAAAGAAATGAATCAATCCATGAAGGAGTTAGCGAAGTTGCGAGCCAGTCCCACGACCGGAAGTAGTTCAGGAAGTAGTTCTTCATTTTCCACACTTGTATCTTCCGTGAGCACACAGAGCACACGTTCAACCACACGTAGGCGTCTTGTGAATAAAGATTCAGCCCCAATTAAACTCATGCAAAAACATTCCGTCTCAACGGAAATGTCCTTTGATTAATCAAAGTCTTCACTGTCGCTACTGACAGCCTCACCCCGGGCTCTGGCCTTAGCCTTTTCCTTGCGTCTCTTTATCTTTTCTTTCTCCTTTTGTTTCTTTTCTCTATCGGACAACTGTTTTTCAACCTGAATGACATTTCCTGCGGCATCCACTACCTCATCCGCCTGAAGACCTTTCGTGAGCTTGGCAGACGCAAGACTCCAGGTTTCCCCTACTACATTCACTTGACCGTCTCCCACAATCCATTTTTCAGTCGTTGTAGCGTCGATAAACTCTCCAGCGTGTGAAATAATCACGATACCACCTTGAAAGTCTTTGAGTGCACCGACCAATGCTCCCAGGGAATCGCGATCCAAATAGTTGGTAGGCTCATCCAAAATCAGAAGATGCGGTCTCTGCCAACAAGCAGCACCTAGAACGACTTTCACCTTTTGACCTCCTGATAATCCTCGCATACGATGATGAAGAGTAAATTCAGAATCAAGACCTACTTCTGCAAGATGATTTGCGATATTCGCAGCAGTAAGAGGAGTTGAATGAAGACCTGCTGCGGCAGCCTCCTGTGCATCTAGACGATCTACAAGTTTTCCAAATCCGTTCTCTTCCAACCAGCGACGAGGAAGCCAACGATTCTTATCAGGAGTCATTCCAACAAAGGATGCTTCGTACTCAAAGGAACTTTTGAGCTTGCGCCTATTCAGAACTTGTTCGACTACAAACTTTGTTCCATCCAGAACAACCTGTTTGGCCATTTGTTTCTCTTCTTCCTCCGTCACCTGGTTTGCTGCCTTTTCAAGAGATTCCTTATCTTCTCCTGAAGCAAATCGCCACTGAATATATTCGCTGGGTGTCTTATCCAGATGTTCTTCCAGATGATGAAATGCATGCTGCGCGACATATGCAATGCGAACATTTGGATGTTTCCAAATAGAACCACTTTGGGGAACAAGTTCGCCTGTAAGAAGTTTAATGAGTGTAGATTTTCCTGCTCCATTTGGTCCAATACATCCTACACGCGAGGAAAGAGAACAGACAACATTTGCATTTGTAAGAATATTCTTCTCTGTTCCAGGATACTTATAATTGACTCCTACCATCTTGAGAATTGCCTTTCCTTTGGTAGAAACTCCTTCCAAGAATCCAGGTTCGGGAAATCGGAACGCAAAGGGAGTCGCTTCCAAAGAAAGATACGAACCAGCTTCTGGGTAAGCTTGTACAAATGCAGAAAGATTTCCTCTGTAGCGCTTGAGTTTGAAAGAATCGTAATGGAGAATATCTGTACAAACGGTATCTAGAAATTTAGAATCATGGGATACAAGAATACATGAAACATTCTTACACTTGGTGGTAAGATAGTCCATGAGCCATTGAACATTTGTAGAATCCAGGTGATTGGTAGGTTCATCCAAAAGGAGAATATGAGGATTTTGAAGAATTGCCTTACAAAGAGCAAGCTTCATTTTCCATCCACCTGAAAGAGTAGAAATCTTGACTGCCTCTGTAAATCCAACCGCTTGAAGCTGTTGAAAGGCCTCTTCAGCTGAAATCATAATTCCTTCTGCTTCAAGAGACTTTACCAGATAATCTACAGTTAATACATCAGAAAGACTACCATCCAAATCATGTTCAACTGTGGCTGTGCGAAGAACATCTTTGGAAGGAAATCCTTCAAGCTGACCATTAGCAATGGAACGAAGCAGTGTGGATTTTCCACATCCATTTGGTCCGCAAAGACCATATCTATGTCCTTTTTGGAGATGAAGGGTTGCTTGATTCAGAAGAATTTTGCCACCATATCCAAGAGAGAACTCGCACATACACAGATCGTTAGCGGGATCTTCATCATCATCCGATTTTGATTCCGTATGAGGTGTTTTTTCAGCGAGAAATGTTTCACAGATAGAGGAAGCATCGTGGTGAAACGGTGTGAGAAATGGCGTTAGAATATCGGTATGCCAAATTTCTCTATCAAACATTCCTAGTTCACAAGCAAAGAGGGCGGTAGCAGAAATATATTCTAGAGTTTGAATCTCTTCTTTTAGTTTTTCTACTGCCGAACTGTTTTTAGGAGTGAGAATCCGTAGAAGATGATCTTTTACCGTATGTACAGTATCAACAGGTTTATCCTGTTGAAAACCGTTGGCGGCCTTCTCAAGAGTGGTGTAGGCTCTTGCGCAAACATCACGAACTTCAGGGTTGGAAGTTGTTTCTTTGGCAGTTTGTAGAAGAGGAAGCAGAGTAGGAAGAAGAGGTGCAGCATGAGCAGGATTTTGTACAAGTTTGCACATGTTCTCACAAATAACTGCTGCTTGGCGACGGACAGTGGAAACAGTAGACCGAAGTCCTCGTTCTAGAATTGGAACAAGAACTGCGAGTGTAGGAGGTTCAACTGCCTGAACAAATGTAGTAGCAGACAGTTTGTAAATACATTCGTTGAGTTCGGTAGGATGAGCAAGACAGCTAACGAGAACAGGAAGAAATGGTTCAATGTCTTTGTTGTTCATACATCTACATACATCCAAAAGACAGGCCTCGGCGGCTTTGGCGATATCCACCCTAGCATCGGTTGTCTGTTCAACGATCTTCGGAATGAGGATAGGAAGACATGCTCCCATTTGAACAGGGGAGGAAATGGCGAGAGATCCAAGAAGTTGAAGACTTAGAATGCGTGTTTGCCACTTTTCCTTTGAAGATAGTTTTCCAAGGAGAATAGGCAGAATTGAATATTTAATAGCGTAGGGAGAAATCGTCGCAAGGATGGATTTGGCGGATTCCGCAGCCTTTTCCCGTACAATGGAGGGAGACTTCGGATCACCGGATAGAGTAAGTTCTTTATGAAGAAGGGAGGGAGAATTAGGATCGTAAGACATTCTATGCTTAAACGGAAAGCAACCCCTTTGCTCAAATTTACTTGCCTTTGCGGAATGTTTGTTCCATATTGTTAAATCTTGGTTTGAGTGATTCGTAGGCCTTTAACGTATCCAAATTTGCTTCTTGAATATAGTTCTGGGGTTGCCAAGGATTGGTAAAGCTTCGAGCCAACAATTGTTTGGATTCTTTGATGCCTTTATCAAACCGATCTTCATAAACAACAGAGCGAAGTTCGCGAATAGCATTTCGTGGATCAAAAGCAGGAGCGTATCCTTCGAAATAAGCATTCTGTGTAAATTGATCCTTACCAGCTTGATAGGGTCTATTTTGAAGATATAAGCTTCCATCTTTTTGTCGGCTGTCAGTAGGATTCATATCATTTAAAACAGGTTGTCCTCGTACATCCGGGCGATCATATTGGAGATAGGGAGCATCGGTCTGCCAGTGTTCAAATTGACGAATATTTGCAGCATCGCGAGTATTGATTTCACGACGCGAGCGAATATTCATAGATAAAAAACTCATTTCGGGTGTATACGTTGCTGGAATAGGCTCCATCTAAACTCCGAGTGCTTTTCTTTTGAAGATGAAACTCGTTCCGTTTGTTTTCACGCAGAGCAATACACCCACTCTCACCAAAATCAAACTCTCTCTATTTCTTTCGCATGCGGGAAAAGCAGTTTGGCAAACGGATGAAACTGTCTTATCAAAGGAGCAAATCCAAAGCGAATATCTTCAACCCAATGGATTTACTACAAACCAGATTTGGATTGTTAATGATACTTGTTATATTGAAGTTGATACAACTAAAACAAATATAGCAAGTTTTTACACATGGGAAGAAGCTCTTTCACTTTCCGATAAACCTGAATGTTGGAGATCCTTTTATTTCTTTCACGATACAATTGGGGCAAATCTATGGACACCCGATGAAGATTGTGAAATCCAAGGATTAGGGTCGCTGTGGAATTTGTACATGGTCTTAAGAGATACTGTAATAAAGAAATAGAATGAACTTCCAAATTGGAAAGAATAAGACATTAAAAAAATCGCATGACCTTAGTGGACAGACGGTAGGTGATCCAACTCTACGATTTAAGGATTCAACGGATTTTCTTGTACAATTCTTAGATCAAGAGGCAGGAGGAGCATACAAGCGTCAATGGCATCGTCTTGAGCGAGGACTTCGTTTGAATCGTCTTCGCAGGTTCTCGGAAGAAGAAGCCGAGCGACTTCATTTGAGTCCTGTTGAAAAACAAAATCTTCATTCTCTTTTAGTAAAGAGTCTTGATAAAAAACTATTAAATAGCAAGACAGCTGTTGTTTATGATCAAGACAAGGAACAAATAACAGAAATCAAAGGTCTTGTCATGCACCGAAATAGCGAGGGTGTAATGCTGTTTCAGATTGTGGATAAACAAAAAGGCCTAACGTTTCGGAAAAAAAAGGTGGTGGTTGAGGAGTCTACAGCCTAAGATACTGTTTCCGAATTCTACGTAGGGAGTAAAGTTGAGCACAAAAAAATGATGAGACGTCATCAACTCATGCTTAAGTCCGTTCTTGAATGTATACAAACGAATGAAATGATGCCCCCTCTCGGAGATCATTCATTTGCTTTCAAACAGTGGTATATGGATCTTGAAGCAATTCTTCATGAAGTATATGAAGAATCCGAAGATCAAAAAACAGCCAGTCGTATACTGGATCTTGTATCGGATGCGTATGATCTCTTTCTGAAAGAAGCGACCAATCCCCAGTGGAATACTCTTTCTGTAGAAGAACGCAAAGCAAGGATTCAGAAGCTCAAAGACTGTCCGCAGATTGAACAGCGCACAGAAGCATGGTATGATCAATATGCGCATGTTTTAACCGCGAGTGAATTTTCAACCGTTTTATACACAGGTAAAGGAGCAAAACGCCGTGATTTAGTACAGAGCAAAGCCTTTCCAAAAAAAGAAGATCGTTCTATGTATCGCCTAGCATGTCCTACCACTGAACTTTCGCCGATGGGATGGGGAATTCGTTTTGAACCTGTTGTAAAACAACTTCTAGAATACAAAGATAGTTTGACAATTTGTGAGTTGGGTCGTATAACCCATTCAGAAACCCATACGCTTGCAGCATCTCCAGATGGAATTATTGAGGACGCTAAGAATCCCCAACAAATAGGACGATTGGTAGAAATTAAATGTCCATATTCACGAAGTATTGGGGGAGAAATACCCTATGAATATTGGGTACAAATGCAAGTCCAGATGGAAGTAACAGATATAGATGAATGTGAATATGTAGAAGTAGAACTTGTTTCATTGAAACAGAATCAATCAAGTGTTGATCTGAGTGGATGCAGTCTACAAGGAATTTTGTATTTGCTTCAAAAGGATGAAGGACAACCTCATGAAACAATGTATCTTTATGGACAAATTCAATCATCCCTTTGTCCCCCAATTCCTCCTGGATATCATCTTGTTGAAACGATTCCATGGGGATTCAAACAGTGGTCGCGTAAAGTCGTGCAACGAGACCGAGGGTGGTATTCTGCAACTATTCCCTATCAGGAAGCATTTTGGATAGATGTAGACCGTCTACAAAAAGAAGGACCACCATCCAAACAAACACAGTGCCTCATTGCAGACTCTTAGAGAGGAGTTGCTTTGTAGAAAGCCAGTGTAAATTCATGAAGAGGACCAGTACAATTATCAGGATATACACGTTTGTAATTGTTAGTGCGTTGAATGTAATTTCCAGTCAAATTGGTGCGCGCTTCAAAATCTGTTTCATTACAGCATCCAGCTCGCAGACAACCGATCGTATCACGCGGGGCATCTTGAAGAACATCACTCAGTAAGTGATAAGGTTTGCGAGGTTGTTGCAAGGATGCATTTGCCGGACCATCAACTTGTTCAACCTCCGAACGACCTTTGACTTCTTCTCCAACAAATCCTTCATACATTGCGGGACTGAGTTCCGAGGCAGCAGGACCAGCCGTGCGACCTCCAATGGCTTCTCCACGAAATCCAGATATATTTGAAGTTTGAACGAGAGCCATTAAAAATACAAGCAAAAGAAAAAATGCAAGAACAGTTCCAAGAGGATTCATGCCTCACCTATTGTAGAAAGAGGTTTGATTACGACGCATAGCGTAAAGTATACGCACGAGCTTCACGATCATATTGAGATCTGTTCGATTTATAGAGTTCTGCAATTTCTGGAACAAAGGGATCATCCGGATTGGGATCGGTTAGAAGACTGGTTATGCCCAGAAGCGTCTTGCTAATTGTTAATGCTGGAGACCATTGTTTTTTTAGAATATCCAGACAAATGAGTCCTGCTGGATTAATATTGGGGTGGTAAATTTTGGTTATAAATTGTATGTGGGGGGGTTTGAATGGATAATCAACCGGAAATTGAATTTTCATTCGGAAGACACCTCCCGCATAGGGACTATCCGCTGGACCAAGTATAACTGCCTCCCATTTGAAAAGATCATTTCCATTTTCTTCAGGTCCAGCACTACAATTGCTCGGAGGGTCTTTCCGCAGATCATCGAGTTCACGTTGAATACGCCGTAGAGCCATTCGTTCTACCTTTGTCTTCCGGTGAAATAGATTCAATTTTTAAAAAAGACTACCATGTAGAATGGTAAGTGCTCTTCCTCTTCTTGCCGAGTTTCTTGGAACATTTCTTCTTGTATTGTCATTTTTGGCTTCGGGAACAAACCCGTGGGTCGTGGGTGGTACGTTAGCTCTCATCATTCTCCTGGTGGGAAGTCTCAGTGGAGCGCATGTGAATCCTGCGGTGAGTATAGCGATGTTTGTAAAAGGAGCACTATCTGTGCAGGAAGTTGTCTCCTATGCCGTTGTTCAAGTTCTTGGTGGAGTTGCTTCTGTCTATGCATTTAAGGCGTTTGCTTAAACCGTATATACAAAGCAATACCTGCCGCAAGCACAAGACCAGCAGGGATGATTCTATCAGCAGTATCTGTTGTATAATCTTTCCAACCTTCAGCTTTGCGATAGGGTTTTGAACAGTCTTCTTGTTCGTGATCCTTGATACGTGTTCCATCTGGACAAAAGTCGCGAGTTTCAAACTCTTTTTGGAATTCTTCTTGTGTCATCCATCGATCAAATACCCACCGTGTTTGATGGGGTCTTTTATTTATATATTGAATATCTCCGGGAAATAAGGGTTTAATCCAAGGGGTTGTTCCTGAGCCTTGAATGCGGCCCTGCGCATCACCTACAGGAAGAGTCGCCTGTTTGCATTTAGCATATCCTGAACCTACGAGCGCATTTATCAAAGGAGACGCATCCAAGGCCTCTTTGGTATCTTCTAAAAGCCCCGGAGCAAGACCTTTCAAGGGAGGCATTCCTGAACGCGCCAAAGCTTGTTGTATCTTTGTTCCTACGCCTGTTCCTTCAGGAATTCCTTGAATATAACTCCACATATCCGCTCCATTGGAACATTTCGTGTAGGTTCGCAAATAGTAATTGATTCCCATGGGATACGGTTTAATCGGTAAAGCATTTGTCAAGGATGAACTGGGTGCTCCATAGGCAATCATATCGGAATAAAATGCAACACCTTTGACTGCATTTACGACATCTTTCAAACCATTTCCTCTTTTTACACCCACTTGATCAGGCAAAGGAAGTTCGTCCGCATAGTTGTAGGAAGGGCCAAAAAGATCAGCACTTACAGACTGAACGGGAAGAATGGAAGTCCTTGTTTCATTTCCAAGTTTTGTTGGATCTACGACGGGTGTCGTCATCTAAACCATTCAATATAAAATATTCTAGATTCATGACTCCATCACTCACAGTGGCCATTCCGACTATGCGTCGGTGGAAAGGGTTTTTAGAAAAGAGTCTTCCTCAGTATCTTGAAAATCCTTTGATTCACGCTGTTGTTCTCTGCGACGAAACCGGAGAGGATATTCAAGAGATTCAAAAAACGGTTTGGAATGGACACCCCAAACTGCATCTTCATAGAAATCCTCAGCGTTTGGGAATGTATTACAACAAACGCAAATGCATGGAAGTTGCTCCAACGGAATGGGTTGCTGTACTGGATTCAGACAATCTCTTTCCGGAAGATTTTTTTGAAACAATTATCGATCTGTGGAAACAAAAAGGAGCAGATGCCAATACAATTTATGCCTCAGGACAAATTGTTCGCCTGTTTTTACAGACAGGAGAATCGGAAGAGCGGACGGCTCATTTTGCAGGAATGAAGATTCAGAAATCCAATTGGAATCAGATTTTACAAACACGAGGATGGAATTTTTTATTGAATGATGGAAATTGGATTGGTCATCGTTCTTTGCTGGAAGCTTGGCCCACAGATATTCTTGAATCTCAAATTCAAGCAACGGATTCTCTTCGCATTGTACGAAACTTTATTGAACGGGGAAAATCATATTATCTTGTTCCTGATCTTCGGTATATCCATACTGTTCATGATGATAGTGAGTGGTTAAAAACAGAAAAAGAATCTTCATATTTATTGGCAACAACCAAGTGGAGATTGGATTGATGCGGTTAAAATTTGAACCTTTTCATCTTCCGAAAAGCAGTCAAGATGTCTCGTTGCTTTCCAGGACTCGTGACCCCAAAACATTCATCCAAGGACTTTACAGAAAAAGAATTGACTTGGTTTCAAGATGAAACAAAGAAATCGAAACAAACCGAAGGTGTTTGTACAACGTGTGGAACAAGCTTGGATGAATTTGACCAAGAAGAAATAGTACTTTGTTCAAAGTGTGGTGAAGTCTTTGAACGAATTATTGATTCCACCGCGGAATACAGATTCTTTGGATATGAAGATCGGTGTGCAGTTGATCCTTGTAGGATTGGCGCACCTGTGGATAAACGATTTCCAGCATCGACCCTCGGAACAATTATTTTACACAAATTTTCAGGAGGCCCAGCATCCGCAGGAAAGGCCATGTCGCGTATTCGTCGGTATCATACTTGGAATATGATTCCGTATAGAGAGCGTAGTCTACTACAAGTCTTTGAACAGTTTGCTCTTACGGCTACAAATTTTGGTATTAATGGCCGAGCGATTGATACTGCGAAAGAACTTTACATTCAGCTTGTTGAACATTGTGATCGCCGAGGAATGTCCCGAAATTGTGTCGTTGCAAGTTCGCTGTATGCAGCTCTAAAACTGGTGGGTGAGCCCAGAAAGCCAAAAGAGATTGCAGAAATGTTTCATTTAACTACTGCACAGTTTACCAAATCCTACAAGTATTTCCAAGAAGTTCTTGCATTAGCAAAGCAACGTGGTTTAATTACTGACACTCTTGCTCCGGCCAGTCAAGCAAGTACACGAGCATCGGACTACATAACCCATCCTCTCTCGAAACTTCCTGTTTCACGAAAGGACTATATGGATATTCAATATACTGCTATTGAAATTGCGAATACCGCAGAAGATAAATTAATCAGTCCCGAGAATATGCCACCGAGTCTTGCAGCAGGTGTCCTTGCCTTTACACTGGCACGCATGAATTACAAAGATATTCCGCTGAGTCGTATTGCTTCTGTATGCAATGTGAGTGAAGGAACACTGTCAAAATGTCTAAAACGGTTGGAGACGGCGCAGGAATCTTTGTGGCCTCTCAAATAGAAATGGGTCAGGTTCAATCCTCATCACTCCCTTCACGAGAAGAAATTCTTCGTAAAACAAAAGGCGGAAGAGATATTGTCAATCTCGTCTTTGATTGGATGATTCATAAAACAAGTCTTCGTGAATTATATTCCTTAGCCAATCCGGAACAATGCAAGAAGTATATTTTTTTAACGGCGGATGCTTTGGATGTTTTATTCAATAAAATCTCCCTTGAGCCCAAAGAAAAAGAAAAGGGTGTTGTATATTTTCAAAAAATAGAAACACTTTCCAAACCATCCTCTCCCGATGATCCACGAACAAAACAACGAAAGGTTATTTGTTTGAAACTTGCTTTTTTGTATGTTCGAATCTTCCAGATTTTTGCTTCTCTTGCTCTGAGTGTTTTGGATGTTGAACCCCAGATGAATTTAAAAGTCTATGAAGAAATTGGACGCCTCAAAGGATTTGAAGAAAATATCCCTTTGTTTGGTGTACGACCTCTTCGTGGAGGAGCTATCAGTATCCGAAACTTTCCATCAAGTTTTGAACCCTTTGTTCCTTCATTGGTAGAAATTCCTACATCTTCTCGCTACTACAAATTTGGATCTTTAACAATTGCTGTTGGGCCTCTTGATCCTGATGGAAAGAAGAAAATTCTCTATGAATTTACTCTTCCAGGAAAACGAGGAACATATTCTGTGGAAGCTCGCATTGCTGTAACCAAGTATGCTGATCGTGAATATGTTATTAGTTTAACCGATATCAAAGACCAAGATGGAAATCCTATTCCGGATGTAGACAACATTCGTTTTGTTCGCTCTCGCTTAACTGATCCTTTTGTCCATTCGCGGTCTCGCAAAGGCATTCCCGATACCATTAAGGATATATTTACCAAAATTATTTACAAGAAATCTGTGGATGAAGAGCCTGCACGATATGATACATATGAAAAGCTTCCTGAGCGTTATACGAAATATGAAACAAGAGATACAGGTGCTGTAAGTGAAGGTCTCCATACGAAATTGTTGCTTGAGGCTCTCCAAAAATCACCTCCTGTAAAGACTCACTGTATGAGTCGTGCTCTTCAGCTTCTATCCGAAACAGGCTTGAAAGAAGCCATGCCCAAAGAAATTTACAGCAGTGTCTGCCAAACCAAATTTTTGACGGAAAATCATTCACTTCCCGATGGAAATGAACGGATAACCAAATCCTTTGGAATCTATGCACTCGCCCAACTCTTTTATGATACGTTAGCAACAAATGCTCCAGGGATTAGTGAATCAACACGAGCACAGTATAATGACTTCTTACAAAAGATGAAGTTTGTTTTTGAGGAAGAATCTTCGGACAAACGCACTTTAACGTCGTTGGATCAAGTTAAAAATAAACTTCCTAGCGCTGTATGTGATGCGAAAACAATCAATCATACTTTCACCATCAAAGATAGAGATACTATCGGTGAGATTCGTCAATATGCTCGCAGAATGATTGACTATCAAATAAGCCATACTGCAAATGTAGTAAAACTTCTTCAAAAACTTTTTATTGTTCCCATCCAAAAAGGTATGCCTTTGCAAATTCATCCTCGTGTACGGAAGTATGGAATGGAAGAGCTTAATACGATTGCCGCCGAAGCACGTACTCTCTTAATTGCTTATTACAGTGAATGTGAAACACTGTATCGTTCGGCAGTGGAAGTAATGGGCGCAAAGAAAGATGTTTTGCTTGCATAGAATGCAACGGGTTCTCGCTACTGTCTTTCTCGGATTGGGTCTCGGCGTCGTAGCTCGCGACGCGGCAGACTATGGATGTATGGATGAATCAGGTTTTCCCGTGGATCAGTGGGTAGCTATTAAGCAACCTCGTGGATCACAGTATTTGTATGGAGAAAGTCTTACAGTATCTCCATATTCCATGAATGATACAGAAAATGGTGCTCTTAGCCATACTGTAAAACAGTTATGGAGCTCCGATACTCAAGCGTATGTCGTTTGGAACGATGGTGTGCCCAACGATCCAAATTACAGTTTTACCTACGGCCATACCAAAGGACTGTTTGCATTCAACAGTGATGGCGAAGGATTTGTATTAACTCATTCTGTTCCATCCTATCCCCAAGGACCAAACAGTACGAAGACCTATTTGGGTCTTGGAGGCAATGCCTGGACCTATGCCCAAAGCTTTTTGTGCCTAACAGTTTCTGCGGATACTCTGAATGCGATTGCTTACAAGTATTTGTTGAATCGCCCCAATATTTATGATTTTGTCTTTCCATCGGCCTTAGAAACAGTTTATGGAAATATCTCATCACTTGTCCAAGGCCATTACGCAACAGCAAAACTGTGTGCGTATGACACTTTTACGACCGCAGGAGGAACACAGTTTCAACTGTTTGCAAAAACAACACAGTGGAACAATGATCTTTACAGTGCCTGTGTTGCTCCTACGCTCAAAAGTACATTGTGGACAGAGACATGGATTCGTGGTTCGGCTGAACCTCCCTCCTGTCCAACAACAGGATATGATACATTGGATATTCAAGGTTTACAGTTTTCCGAGACAGTAAATTGGTCAGAAACAAATGATCACAGTAAATGGGCTATAGCACTGGACGTAGGGACTGTTTGTATAGGTGACATTAACAGGATGACCACACAGTACGAACGAGGTGGGGGAACTGTCTGTTTTCGAAACCAAACTTTACTGTCTACATTGAAACAGGCAACAACAGGAACTGATAGTTGTTAGAGAACTAAGTAGGGTTTCATTTTGAAAAAAGTTCCAGGGTTGTAGTTGAAGAGATAATATCCATAGGGACTGTCTTTTTTCCAGGATTTGGTTTTCCTGTGAGGAATAGTCTGATCCAGTAAAATAATTTCATAGGTACAAGAGTCTACGAGAGTTTCTACCGCAGCTTCTTGTATTTCAAGCGGAACAGTTCCAACAGGAACGATCCAAGACAATTCGCCAATGCGCCATCCTTCAGGAACAGAGAGATGGAATGTATCGGTTAAACACAAAAAGACAGTAAATCCTTTGTAATGAAAAGCAAAGAGTTCCGAATCACCTGTTAAGTAAGATGGAATATTCACTACAGTATTTTGGTAAGGTATATTGGAAGTATGTTCAAAATAGGGAACTAGGTGATGTGGTGCTATTCCTTGGGAACGAATATATTCTTTTCCACCAGTGGGAGATTCCTTCTGTCGCCAAAGATAAGAACTTTGCCACATAGGAGGCATTGGTGAAAGCGGAATTCCTTCTTTTTGAAAGATGTGAATGAGGCGGCCCAATTTGGCAGTGAGATAAACAAGTTCTTGCAATAAAAACGATGCGATTCCTTTGCTTCTCCACGATTGCTTTACACAAAAAAAATCTACAAGTCCACAATTTGTAAATTCATCTAAATGAATACGAAGAATACCAAGTTTTCGGGAGATACAACAGCCTACCAAAGCAGACCCTTCAAACACTCCACATCCAATCCATCCATCCTGTTGAAATCCACGGTGTATTCGTTCGTGAGACAATGAAATACGACTTCTTGGAAAGGTTTGATAGTCATCATACAGAAGAGTTTTTATTGCTTCGGCATGACTGCTATCAAGAATTGTGAATCGGAGTGTTGAAGGGAGCTGAAGAGGGCGAGGTTTTTCCACCAAGTTCATAGAGAGCGGTCTTCTTAGAGGGGTAGAACAGGAGAACCATGACTTAAAAGCATCAGACCAGAATGGACCTGGTGAAGTATCCCAAAATGACATCCTATCCTGATGTACGGGAGAAAATTGAATTTCTTTCCGCTGGTGGAAGGAGTAGGAATGAACGATGCAGAGAAGCCCAAACGATGCCAATTTCCAGATTGCAGGCAGAAACTGGGCTTAACAGCTTTTGCTTGCAAATGTGAAAAATATTTCTGCGTGAAACATCGTTTATCAGAGTCTCATGCCTGTTCATTCAATTATTTTAAAGAGCATCAGGACAATTTGTTAAAAACAATGAGTTCTCCTGTTGTCGGACAAAAAGTTGAAACGATCTAGCCTAAAATTGAGCCACCGAGTCTACATATAGACAAGCAGAGAGTCTGAAATGCCCAATCCTGTAAAAGATAGTACGAATGTTCAAATCCGCCTGATTCGTACTCCTCACGACCAAACAAAGGATGATACCCTTACCATTGAAGATGCAGGAGGCGGCTATTTCAGGCTCTATTATCATGATGCTGATTTCGCAAATACAGACCTACATCATTTTACACTACTAAGCGGAACGGAAGTGGATACCTATATTAACAATCTCTTCTATCTTCTCGTTCATGATCGTCAGCCCTTTCATGGAATTCAGTTTACAATTCCTTGTTTTCCTACCATTCTTTTCCGAATTGATGACTTGAAGAAAGGTGGCATTCGGGAGTCGCTAGGATATATTCTTCCTCTTCTTAGCTCATGCCTGAAGATCACGAATATCCAAGATACATAGCCACAAGACTCGGAGACCATTTTCCCATGAGGAGTGTTTGCGTGGGATGAAACCAAGAAAGCGCATCTTTTTCACGACGGTCTTTGCGCATACGTGCCCACGCAGCAGGATGTTCGTGTAGCCATTCAAATTCTGCGGCAGCGGCAGCAATTTCTTGGGGAGAAACAAATGCTTGAAAGACGTGATACTGAAAATAATGATTGGAGGGATAATCTTTTTCTTGACTTTGTAAAACAAGACCTGTATGGGTTAATCCAATAAGTTTTTGAACTTTTGCTTCTTCCTCCACTTCCCTTCGTACATTTTCTTGAAGCAACCGGAGAACAGAGGCATTGTGAGCATCTTTTCCTTCCATCTGGCCTTTGGGCGGTTCCCATGTTTTTTTTGTAGCATCACCCTGGTATCGTTTTACTACAAGAAATCGTTCTCTATCAAAAGGAACTCCTGCTTCATGAAGAAAACAACAGGCGCGGAGATAGACTCTCCAACCTTCGGTAGGGTGTTCCACGTAGAAATATCGTTTTTGAGGTGCATAGGGAAGTTGTTCTGCGCCGCGAAGAAGGCCTTTCTGAAAGACGTCAAAAATAGGAGCTTGGTTCATCCAATGAGGAAAGCCTCTATCTTCATTGGAAGGAAAAAAAATAAGATTTCATTCACGGATGACGGAATTCCAAAAAATAAGCATATTCAAATCCGATCATGGTAAGATCAGTGAATTTACTATATATCCATCCTGCTGCTTGTGCAGCCTTCACTATTTCTTCAATCGATGGCATGTAGAGAACATGTTTTTGGCGGCGGATTCTTCCATCCTTGAATTTGAAGGTTTCACGGAATTCAGAGTTGGTAGACTGCAAATCAAATGTTCCAAGATACTCAAATTCTTTGAATGTCACTCGGCTCTCTGTTATGCGGTCTTTCGCGTATTTTTGAAGAGAAAACCCAATCCACGGAGCGGCGGAATCTAACATCGGATCAAATTTGTATTTATTCACAACTTCTACAGTTAGTGTTCCTCCAGGTTTGACCCATGAGAAGAGATTACGAAATACAGTTTCTTTGTCATGAATGTAATAAATCGTAAAATACAGTAAAACAGCATGATCCACAGATGCTGCAGCAACCGCTGAGGGATTGTATAAATCGCCTACTTGAAACGATATACGATCTTTCTGAGCAGGGGTGAGTTTCGTCTCTTGGAGAGTTGTATTCTTAGCACGATCGATCATAGCGGGCGATAAATCAAGACCTATTACCTGTTGAAGTCCCTTCGCAGCAAAGGCAGCAGCGGCAATACCTGTTCCACAGCCAGCGTCTAAAACTGTTTGTTTCTCGAGAGTATGTCCTGCTTTTTTCCATGCCTCAGTCGCTAAAGCAACTTTTGCTAGAGACATTCTTGTATTTTGTGTCAATTGGTCATAGACAGCAGCATAGAAGGAATCATAGAGCTCAGGACTTTTTAAATAGATTTCTTTGGCTTCTGATCCATCCGTAAAGCCTTCTCGTTGAAGACCTGCTCCAAGATCAGGAATGTTTATGGAAACTTGGGGTTTGATTCGCTGAATAGCGATATGTGTTAAATATTGTATTGCTACCAGCAGCAATAAAATAAGGAATACTGTGGAGAATGTGGCCTCCATCTTCTTATTGTTTCCTAGGTTTTCTACATGTTCTCGCACGACGATTTGATGCGCATCCACTTCTATGAAGTTTCAAATCATTGCAGAGGCTACGAAAATTTGTTTTATTCAGTTGCTGTAAATCAGACGTTATAACACAACGGATAGCCCATAAACCTTTTCGCGATGTGTATTTAGAAGTCCAAGTATTCTCACAAAAATCTTGGTTGTGTTGTTTCCAACTGTCTCGCCATTCCGGAAAGGGAAGAACAGATGGGAGAATATTCCAAAAGCGACAGATGTAATGAAATCGTTTTTCAGGAGAAAGATAATTCCATTTGCAAAGTTCTTTGTCATTGGATGGATCAATGGATTCCAAAGGAGGCGCGTTGGGCATAGGACTGGATGTTTCTCCCTTGCTCAAGGGATGATTTTCAACAATAGAAAATAAGAATTCCCATCCAGGAAACTCTGTTCGTGAGCATCCGTACTGGAGTCTTTCTGTGTAAATGCGTTTTACCATTGCGTAGGTGGGATCGGGAGGAATTGTTTGACCTTGAGCTCGTAGCTTCTCATTGACTTTTCCATGAATTTTCCACATCCAGCGACTGAGAGAGGCTGCAGAGTCTAAGGCAGAAGAAGGGGGCAATTCTTCATAATAGGTTATCAAACTTGAACGGCAGAACTTACAAGGAAGAACAAATGGAAGAATTTCTAAAAACTCTCTCATTCCAGTCTTATCGCGAGGATTGTATCCAAAGGACACGAGGTGTAGAAACCTCCATCCAGACGGTCCCCAGTATCGGGTATCCATGTCTCTGTTGTTATTAGCGGTTTAATATCCAAACCCAGGCATAGACAAAGGTGCTAAGAAAGGGCGCACAGTTTGGGAAACAGCATCTTCCGCCTTGCATTTGACCACTTGGGGTGGGCAGACAGGGCGAGGGCACGGGGCCGGGGGAGGGCACTTGGTAGGCGGAGGGCACTTGACTTCAGGGCAACGAGGTCTCGGGCAGGGAGGGCATTCACCTCCTTCTTTCTTGCATGCACTGCTGTCAATGATGATGGGTTGAGGTCTAGGAACAGAACTCTTTAATACATACTTGGATAGATCAGGAGTAGGAGGGCATTCCGTTTTCAGCATGTATTGAGACATATCAGGACATGATGGGCAAGGAGGAACAGTCGCCTTCAAAACATATTTAGACATGTCGGGTTCGCGGCAGGGAGGGCAAGGAGGGCACACGGGACGACTTCCTGAGCAACCTCCGCACGGGAAAAGACCACCACAGTTTGCACACTTCGCGGGGACAATTCCTTGTGTAGCTTGGAATCCTTCTTTCGTTTTGACATTGATATTGACATTTGTGCGTCCCACCATGTAGCCTACACCAAAAATGAGAACTGCGAGCAGCACAATATGAAATGTTGTCAGACGCATCACGCCTCTTCTAAGCAGATGCGAGATGTTTTCTGAAGTTCAAAGGGTCTAGGATCGCCATCCAGGCCAATTTAACGGAGGGCATCCGCATGTTTCTGGAAGACCGGGATCAGGTGTTGTTAAAAGACGCGTACACACCATTCGTGCATGTCCTCTCCAGGAGAAATCGGGACTTACAACTTTGGAAGGATCTAGGCATCCAAAATCATTCGGATCAAGACCGCGTTTCCGAATTGACGAACAAATATCGGTAGACTTCTTTTTCCAATCAAAAGAAGCTGCTTTTACGACGGGATTCACAGGTCTTCCTCCAACCAATCTATCGACCTCTAATCCTGCTGTCGTTGATTCCATCTCTCCGCGAGGAAACGCAACGATACTTGAACCAGTTGGACCGTTCATGGTAAAGCCAGGAACGAGAGAATCAGCACCTGTCTTTGTTTCAAACTTGGCAACTTCCACTTCGTTAGGGGATGTGTATTTTAAACCTACATTCCAAGAAAGTCCCTTAAATACAGAATCACCATATTGCTGGAAAAGTGTCTGGGCAATCTTCGCACCAGTTGCATCACCGGAGTTATAAGCGGGGAAAATATTGCTTATGCTGACAGGTAGATTCGCATCCTTGAGAAGTTGAGGCAAAGGTTTGGAAGGATCAGACATGAGAGGCAAAAAGGTTGCAATATCGGATTTTTTAATGGGGATTTGAGATTCTGTACGAGTCCCATTTTTGATTTCTGTACGGAGTGTTTCAATCGCATTTTTGATTTCAGTTAAGCGATTTGTACGGTTCACCATAACCGGATCAGTAGTTCCAGAAGCACTCAATCTAGTGATTTCTGCTTGAATGCGGACAACAAGTTCATCCAAATCTTTGCTTGTGGCAAGTCCTGAAGTTTCCGTTGCTGCTATTTCCGCAACACCGACAGGAGGTGTTGCTACAGGGGCAGCAACAGGTTTAGGGGCAGGGGCAGCAACAGGCTTAGCAGCAGGGGCAGCAACAGGCTTAGCAGCAGGGGCAGCAACAGGCTTGGGAGCAGGGGCGGCAAGAGGTTTGGGAGCAGGTTTAGCTTGTATTTTTTTCATAGCTTCTTGTTGTTTTGGAGTTAACTTCTGAAATGCGGTGGGTTGAGGTTTTGCTTCAAATCCTTCCAGAAGTTCCGAAGAAGCACCGGAAGCCGAATTCACGGAAAGACGGAATTTTCGTTGGAGATATGCCAAATTTGCTTGAATATCATCTACTTGTCCTTGGGTCAATGCTGAACCAATCCCTGGATTACGTTTTAGAACAGCGACCTCATCCGTTAAACGATTCAAATCTCCGCGAGCAGTGGTTAAAGGCAATTGAATCTCAGGATCACTTTGAGTTTGAAGACTAGGTGCTTCGTAGACCATAAATGCCTTTAAACTTTCCAGGAGTTCTGCTAAGCGAGCATAGGGAGCAGCCTCCAAGGAAGGATCTCTATAGGGAAGAGTATTGATACGAGATATCTCTCCATAAGCAGGGCCATAGTCCTTTTCCACCGGAGGAAGATACGGAGCCGGGGTAGTGCCCTCCAGAGGAGCAGGCTTAGGATTTACAGTAGGAACTATGACCTGAGGAGCTAATAAACTTGCATCTGAACCAGGATTGACAAAGCCTTCTTTATTTGGAAGAAGAGCCGATGCAACGACTAAGACTATAAGTACAAATCCAAAGAAGAGAATACCCTTCATCTACTACTAATACCTATCAAAATCAACATTTCTTGGAAATCTAGATTTTTATAGAAAGAGAATCAGAATCTATTGAGGCAATGAGCATGCCCAGCAAGGAATAGAATCTTTGCGAATATACTGGCTCATATCAAAGGGAAGGGTGGCTTGAAAATCCTGACCTTGTGCAATAGAAGGGCATTCCATGGATGCGGGGAAACTAGGTTTAAGGGGTTGCGATTCTTGTACTGGCTCGGGGGCTTTTACTGTTTCAGTAGGCTTTGTGGCTTTGGGTGAAGGTTTTTCAAAAACATTTAAGAGTTCTTTTTGCTTTGTTTCACTTATCAAAGGCAGTACAGATTCGAGTTGTCGTTTTATAAGTGCGCCCTGTTGTTCTTCTGTTGCTTTTTCAGAAACCTTCTTTTCAAGTTGTTTGAGGGTTTCACTATCCAAAAGAGTCTCATCTGTATTTTTACAAATGGCAACTGCTGCTTTCAGAGTTCGTTCATCCAAAGGTTTGGGCGGTGGCGGAGGAGGAGGTGGGGGAACTTGTAAATCTAACAACGCTTCAATTCGTTTCAACTTGGCTATTTGATCCGCGAGTTGGACGTTAAAAAACTGTTTCATTTGTTGCCACCTTTGCTCACGCTGACCAACCGTCATAACTTCTTTGGTAGGAAGTTCATCCACGAGTTGTTTAATTGTCTTGCCAGAATTGGAGTCCCAACCACCGGGTAATCCTTGAACTCCTGCTACTCGTGCATTCTCCCAAATAGATCCAAGTTCAATAAGTATGAGGGAAATGGCCTCAGACAAGGGTCTTGTTCGGGTTATTACTTCATTTGAATCAATAGAATAAGGAATACCCATGCTCGTGAGTTGGTCTTCCGTGAGTTCTGGATCAAAAGCGGGGAGTGATTGAAGTTTTTGCTGAAGAGAACGAATAATTCCTAAATAGGAATCCACGAAGGTAATAGCATCAAATGTAGAGGTTGAATCCGTCAAAATCAAAGGAGAAAATCCTGTGCTTGAAAAGGTTAAGTTTGTAAAGGCTTCTGCTCGCCGAGGCAGAACCAGTAGAAGAATTGCTAACCCAATTAGCAATAAAATAAAATAGACTTTCATGTCCTTCTTCTTTAGAACTGGAAATTTCGGACTTGCGGACGTGTGTGAATATATTCTTGGCCTTGGGATACACTGTCCGAGAATGCATTAGGGTTTCGGATAGGAAAGGTGTGAATATCTGTTGTAAATCGTTCAACCAGTGCTGCCTGTCTCCTTTGTGTATTGGGTTGAGTTGTTGGCATTCGGGTTTGTAATTCTTTTACGAGCATAGGACTTGCTTGCGATAGATTCGCTGTTGCAGGTGATGATATAATTTTGGGAGCAGCAAAAAATGATCCAATAAAGGATAAGGGTGTCGGAGTTGTCATACCTGTTGAAGGTGGAAGAATTGGCTGTGAGACCGGAAGGGGTGATGCCATCATAGCTTGTGCTTCGGCTTCTTTGGCTAAGAGAGTGGCCTCTGCTTTTTCTGTTGCAAGACGTTCAGCGGCAGCCTTTTCTATTGCTGCTTGTTGGGCTTTGAGTTGTGCTGTAGCGGCATCTGAGGCTGCTTTTGTATCAGCCAAAGTTTTTTCCATAGCCATGCGCTCAGCTTTGATTTTCTCAAGAGTAGCTTGTTCCGCTGCCGCCTGTGTACTTGCTGCTTTTGCGGCAGCTTGAGCATCGGCAGCAGCTTTTTGAGCAGCTTCACGATCCGCTTGTAGTTTCTCAAGAGTCGCCTGTTCGGCTACAGCTTTTGATTGTGCTGCCATGGCTTTGGCCTGAGCATCGGCCGCTGCTTTTTCTGCGGCTGCCTTGTCTGCTGCGGCTTTTTCAGCCATAGCTTTCTGCGCAGCAACTTGAGCGGCATTTTCTTTGTCTCGTTGGGCACGTTCCATTGCGGCTTTGGCATTTGCAGCAGCAATCGTGGCAAGACGGTCCGCTTCTGCTTTTTCACGAGCGGCCTGCTCAGCTGCTGCTTTTTCTTGTACTGCTTTCTCTGCCGCTGCCTTTTCTTGTGCTGCTTTCTCTGCTGCAGTTCTATCTGCTGCGGCCTTCTCCGCGGCTGCTTTCTCGGCAGCCAGTCTATCTCTTTCTGCTCTCTCTGCTGCTGCTTTCTCTGCTGCGGCTTTTTGTGCTGCCGCCTGTTCGGCTATTGCCTTTTCACGAGCTGCCCGTTCCGCTGCGGCCTTTTCTGCTGCAGCTTTTTCAGCGGCGGCTTTCTCTGCGGCTGCTTTTTGTGCTGCTGCCCTATCGGCTGCTGCTTTCTCTGCAGCTGCCCTCTCCGCGGCAGCTCGTTCACGTGCGGCCTGTTCAGCTGCTGCCCTTTCTGCTGCTGCCCTTTCCGCAGCTGCCTTTTCCCTGGCCAATCGTTCTGCTTCAGCCTTTTCCCTGGCAGCTACTCTTTCTGCTTCTGCTTTTTCACGGGCCAATCGTTCAGCTTCAGCCTTTTCACGAGCGAGCCTTTCTGCTTCAGCCTTTTCACGAGCCAGTCTTTCCGCCGACGCCCTTTCTGCTGCTGCTCTTTCTCTGGCGGCCCTTTCCGCTGCGGCTGCTCTTTGTCTTTCGGCTTCAGCTGCTGCTGCGGCTGCTCTTTGTCTTTCGGCTTCAGCTGCTGCTGCGGCTGCTCGTTGTCTTTCGGCTTCTGCTGCTGCTGCGGCTACTCTTTGTCTTTCGGCTTCTGCTGCTGCTGCGGCTGCTCGTTGTCTTTCTGCTTCTGCTGCGGCTACTCTTTGTCTTTCTGCTTCTGCTGCTGCTAATCTTTGCCTTTCTGCTTCTATCTGGTCAGCAGTGGCCTTGCGCGCAGCGGCAGTCTCGGCTACTGCTTGTGCTACTGCAGCTGCTGTTAGATCTTCTCTGGCCTTTCGTTCTGCTAATTCTGCCGCTACGGAGTACATAGGCATATCTGGTCCTATGGTAAATGTACTACAATCGTAAACACGTTGACGACCTGCTGTATAATTCTTGTCCCACGAAGTAGCTATAGGGTCATTCGGATACCACCTTATAGTTTTATCAGGAACATATCGAAATACCGCACCCGCTCCTTTGCTTGTAGGAACTCTACATGATATAGCAAGACCGGGTGTTATGTTCATTTGCATATTTGGTCCTAATGTGAATCCTTGGCAATCAACTATACGTTGAGCACCCAATGCCCAATCTTTGTCCCATGAAGCAGCAATGGTCGGATCAGGATACCATCGTATGGTATTCGCACTATCATATCTGTATATAGCTCCTGACCCTTTTGGACTAAAATTTGTGCATGAAATGGCTTGACCAACCGTTGGAAAAGCATTGATAGCTGATACTATTGCATTGCTTACAATATTTAATTCATTTCCAATCTGCGTAACCGTTGCGATTATGGCATCTGCATTTGGCACGTTTGCAAGAGGGATTGGAGAATTTCCTGCAGCAGTGAAAGCATTCGTTATGGCAGTTAAGTATCCGTTCAATGTAGATGAATAATAATTTAGTAAAGCCGTTATTGCTTGCTTTAGCGTTTGGGATGGTGCGAAGACTCCAGCGGAGGAAACAGTAATAGTAGGAGATAGTTTGGAAAAGGAGAGTTGTGTAAGAGTTGATGCAGGTATACTACTCAATCCAGAAGCTGTATTTACAGCTTGGACTAAAGAATCAGCTCGTGCCTTTAATCCAAAAATATAACCATGGGCGACTCCAACAACAGTAGTTCTGGTTAGAGTTTGAAGAGTTAACGAAGGATACGAAGACAGCGTCTGGAATCCCTCGACAACTCGAAATCCATTTACTTGATTTGACACTTGGAATAAACTTGAAAGGAGCACAAGGCTCAATCCAAAGATATATGGAATCATTCCCTCTGTTTGAGGTAGCTTCTTTTTCTCCGTGCAAAAATTGACAGAATTGTTCCTTTTACGAGCGCCGTACACAGAATGATTCATGGATATATTGTTCAGCAATTTAATGAAGATGCTCCCTTTCCACCTATGAGCGCTAGACGCTTATTTCCCGTCTTTGCTCAAGCGCTGCGCTATGGTCATAGTCTTGCGGAAGAATACCAAGAAAATCGGGAAGAAGAAGTAGAAGGACCATTTGAAATCTATCGCCCCTCCAAACAATCAGTAGATATCAGTGGATTCGGTCTTGTCTTTCGTAGTCGGGATATTCATATTTGGATTGAAGCGGTTTTGGGGGCAAATGAAAATTGATACAATGAGACAATATACTACAAATCAACATGCAGCATCTCAAAGTTCGGTTTCAAAATGATCAATGTATGGAAGTAGGAGTCGATGAAGCAGGTAGAGGTTGTCTGTGGGGGTCTTTATATTCTGCTGCTGTTCTATGGCCTCCTGAAGAAGAATGGTTGGATGATCATCGAGAAATTGCTCCAAAAATTAAAGACAGTAAAAGGATTTCTGCAAAGAAAAGAGCGGTTCTCGCAGAACAAATCAAAGCTCTAGCCATTGATACAGGAATTGGGTGTGTTTCAGCTCAAGAAATTGATACAGGCGGAATGAGTTATGCGAATCGTCTAGCCTTTGTTCGCGCAATACAGGATTTATCCGTTCGGCCTGATCGGATTCTTCTGGATGGATGTCTTCGTCTCTGGGATGCTCAGATAACGGAAATTGGAGCAACAGAACAACAGGATATTGTAGATGGAGATGCTTTGTATTTACCCATTGCTGCAGCATCCATTTTAGCAAAAGAATCTCGCGATTCCTATGTTCAAACATTTGTACAGTCCAACCCTGATCTTGAAACAAAGTATGCTCTTGGGAAAAACAAGGGATATGGAACAGAAAAACACAGAAAAGGAATTTTAGAGCATGGAACACATGCTGATCATAGAAGACTCTTTCTTCGGAAGCTATTGGGCACACAAGTATCATGCCAACCATCTTCACAGTATATGATTTCAGATGAATAATATTATTGTATGAATATACAATACTCACACAATGAAGATTTGAAATCCTCTTTTTTATACCTATTTACTTACGGTTGGCGCGGCGGGACTTGCGGTTGGCGCGGGAAACGTTCTTGCGGCGCTTGCCACCCATGGTGACGTTGTTCTTGCGGCTATTCTTGCGGTTGTTCTTGCGAGAGGCATTGTTCTTGCGGGTATTGACCATGTTGTATATTCCTTGGTGAGATTTTTTGTTGGATCGAAGCCAGGAAAGAAGAATGGAAAGATCTTGGGCTCGTTGGCTTCGTAGAGTTTGTAGGGGTGCAAAATGTCCCTCCCCATCCGTAATAGCTAAAAGTTTCGGCGCATCGGTTGGGGTTTGAAGATCTTGGAGTTTGGCAATCCACTTGGCGGATTCATACGCAAAAACTTCTTTGTCCGTAAGACCAATTCGGTTCAAGACAAAAATACGAGGAGCTCCCTGTGAAGGAAGGGAATTTACAGGGGATAACCGGAGAACTGCCTGAGCGTTTTCCAACCGATGAAGAGGGTCTCCAAATTCTGCGTATTCGAGTTCTGTTAAAGGAAGCGTATTGTTTGTCGTTGTTGAAAAGACATCCACATAGGGAACTTCCGTGTAGACAGCCCCAAACAGATCTCCATGAGAGTGTCGGGAGAGTGTTGCTCCAACCAGATACCCTCCTGCCGATCTTCCGTACAAAACAGTTTCGGATGGAGATATATGAAGAACTTTCTGGGCTGCCCTTATACAAGCCTCAAAGTCTTCAACGGATTTATGTTTTTGACTTCTTCGTGCAGCGTCGGCCCAGGCATCCGTATCATCACCACTTCCACGAACAAGAGCTATACAGATAGCCCAACCGCGATCGATTAGAGGTTTCCACCGGTCAGTTGTAAGATGAGTAGGGACACCATATGCTCCGTATGCAACGCAAAGAAGAGCTTTTGCTTTACAGTTTTGTATCAAGACAAAGGGAACGCTTGTTCTATCCTTGGATTTAACAGTATGATACTGTGATTTAGCATAAGGACACAGGGGTTCATCCGTTAAATACTGTCTATATGCACCGGGTTTGGCTACAGTAAATGTAGGCTGTTCTCCCAACCACAACGCTATGTTGTCAGGTTCGATGACTCCCAGAATGACAGTTTTCTTTTCTCCTGTCTTTGTATCCCAAACAGTTCGTTTACCCAGCTGTTTGGTTACCAAACTGTGAGAGAATGGATCAAATAATTCGGGTGTTTGAGTTTTGAATGAGGGAAAGACAGCTTTACCCATAGGTCCAACAGGTTCATACGTTTGTGTATGAGGTCTTCGTGCAAAGAAACTGGGTTTTTGGTTCTGTATATAGCCAATCGGAATAAATCCTTCGTACCCTTCGCCAATTTCTTGTAGGGCATTGTGAGAATCAATGTTCCAAAGACGTTGACTTCCTGCGCAATTTCCCAAAACAAACAAACATCCATTGATACCTTTTTGAAGTTGAAGATTCCATTCTGGATTATCCAGTTCGAGGAGAACTTGTCGGTCTTTTCCACTACGAGCATCCACAGAAACAAGACGATTCATCCATAAAAAGTTCGTAAGTTCAAGAGTATAACACCGATTTCCTATAACTGCGACAAACGGTGCAACGGGGTTTTTATAGGTCCATTCTTTTCCTTCTTTGCTCCAACAGCAAAGACTATATTGTTCTTGTCCTGAACTCTCGTCAGATACAGTCCACACATGTGATCCATGAATATCCAAATCCGCTGCTTCCTGTTTGGTGGGTTGGTCTACAAAATTCCATAAAAACAGGTGAGATCCTGCCATTTCGTAAAATACAGTTCCGATGGTTGTACCATGGGTATACGAAGGAACACTGTGAAATTCCTGTTCTATTTGCTTTTGAAGAGGTTCAATGGAATGATCCTGGATGTAGCGAGAAACCAACGTAGTTTGCTTACTAAGAAACTGTTTCCACCTTTTTCCTTTCATAGATTCCATCCATTTGTATGTATTTTTCCAGGCAAGGATTCCGCGATTTTGGAAATCCATGGCGCTTAAACGCTCTACTGTAGCAAAGATAGAAATGGAGGTTGCCATCCTTTACAACAAGGCGAATGAGTTTGGTTTGAAGCAGGATGCGGAGATTCTTCGTCAAGCTTTCAAACATGTTGCTCCTGGAAAAGTCAAGATTCGTGAGGCTGATCCTCTTGAGCCCCCTGTTTCTGTAGATCTAGCCATCCATCTAGAAGTTCCTGTCTATGGCTGGATGCCGTGGTCCTCTGTAAATGTTCTTCTTTGCAATGTAGAATGGTATGAGACGTCTTGGAATCCTTATCTTTATCGCTTTGATGCTATTGTATTTCGCTGTAAAGAGGATGAGGAGAGGTTTTGGAAGCAGTTTTCCTCAGAAACCAGGCCTCCCTGTAAAAGCTATTGTCTCCCTTGGGCCTGTCTCCAAACGAAGGAGAAGAAGCAGCCGCAGAGCCTTGATACAAAGGATGGATTTGTATGGTTTCTTGGCGGATCAGTAAATAAGCGTGAAGCAGCTACCCACCTTCTTCCGCAATGGAAACCTTCTTATCCTCCTCTTCATGTGTATACCACCAAAGAACTTGATGTGTCTGTTCCTTCCTATGTATCCGTCACTGTTCGGAATCTAGATAGTGATGAGCGCAAGAGACTAGCGGCTTGGTATCCTGGACACCTATGTTGGAGTCAGGCAGAAAGCTATGGCTATACAGCAGCAGAAGCAGAGACAAATGGTGCGTTTATGATTCTGAATGATTTGGATGTCTATGTCCAAGACTATAAATACACCTATGGGGTTGAAATTGTTTCAGTTCCGAAGGAACAAAGGGGTCTCGCCTCTTTTGCCAAACTCTCCGATTATGTACTGGATCTAGACACTGTTATGGCTAAATTTACTGAACTTGATATGAAGGATGTGAGAAAGCAACAAAAGAATGCTTCAGAGAAGAGGTATGGGAGATTTTTGTCTACTTTTGGAGATCTCTGGAATGAAGTATATGCAATCATTTCAGTTCGTAAAGCTACGAAACCCAAGCATCTTCCTCCTGTATTGTCTCAGATTGACTGTCCACCCATTTCTGTTGTGACACTGTTGTACAATCGTCGTAAGTTTTTTGATCTAGCCTGCCACAATATTATGTTGTCTGATTATCCTAAGGAGAAGATTGAATGGGTTATTGTTGAAGATTCGGATGATCCTCAGGAATCAGCAAGTGATAGGGTTATTCAAGTAGGGCTCAAATCCTCTCCCCTCACAGTTGTCTATGTTCCACTGGAAAAAAAGACGCCTATTTCTGAGAAGCGAAACCTGGGTGTAAAGAGAGCAAAGAATGACATTATTCTCTTTATGGACGATGATGACCATTATCCTGAGACCTCATTTCGTAGGCGTGTGGCGTGGCTTACGAAGCATCCTTGGAAGCCTCAATGTGTAAGTTGTACGACGATTGCCTGTTATGATCTACTCCGTGGAGTATCAGCTGTAAACACGCCCCCGTGGAATCTACCTCTAGGACAGCGTATTTCAGAAGCTACGATGGCTTTTTACAAATCATGGTGGGAAACGAGACATTTTGCTTTCAAGCAGGACATTGCGGAAGGAGAGAAGTTTGTAGAAGGGCGTGAGCACGAAGTTCTTGAACTACCACCACAGCAAATTATTGTTGCCTTTAGTCATAAGAAAAATACATCAGGGCGTCGCATTCCAGCAGATGATGCCAAGCCTGGATGTTTCTGGGGCTTTCCCAAAGAGTTTTTAATTTATATTCATAAGTTGGTAGGTGTAGAAGTAGAAGAGGCTAAATAAGCATTTGAAAGCAGACAAAAACTCACACATCCATCCATAGCTTTTGCAATTACCGAATACTGGTATTTTTGGCAAAATTCATCCACTGCTTGTTTTACACCAAACGACCAAGGATGTTTAGCTTTTTCAAAATTCATTTCATAATCATGGCCCATGATCAAACCATAAGGCTTCACCTTGGGCCATATAAGTTCTAAATCCCGTTTCATACCTTCATAGGTATGATCAGCATCGATATAGACATAATCAAGACTATTATTTTTGAGTTTGGGAATACATTCGTATGTCCATCCTTTAAGAATCTCTACATTGGGTTTCTTTCCAAATTTATTCACAACAGAGGCATAGAGATAAAACGCAGGTAGAGAAATACCATTGTTTCCATCTTGATCTCCAGAGAAGAGAGTATCCTGTTCGGAATCGCCTTGCCAAGCATCCACTAAAAAAAGGTGTTTTGGATTGCGAGCCAGCAAAGCCTCTGCAAATTCTCCTGCAAAGACTCCAAGTTCACAGCCAACCATTCCCTCTAGGAGAATTGTATTGATCATATCTATACGATTCTCAAAGATCAGCATTTCTATTCATTTAGCGACGATTTGCTTTACGCACCTTTCGTGTTTTCCTTCCTCCTTTTTGCGAAACTTGTTTCGCAAAATTTACGATTCCTCCAGGAAGAGGTTCAACCGTTGGAGTCACTTTGTCCGCAATGGCTTTGGATATTCCAGATGTATCAACATGTTTACAAACCTTCTCACGAGTTTCGGGAAGGGTTGGAATATTTAACAATTCCACAACGAGTCGGAGAGGGGGAACAAGAAGAATAGGAGCAAGAATTTTTTGAACTTCAGGAGAGCAGTAGATTTCGGGAACACGCGCTATAACTTGAAGATTTTGAATATCATCAATACTGGGAATTGTATCAAGCGGAATAGTAGGAAAGGTTACCTTGATACCTGCTGCTTCCGCAGAGGCTTTTACTTGTGTTTCTAGATCTTTGGATTTTTGATTGAATTCTTCCACAATAACTTTAAGTTTTTCAAACGACTGATTCACAGCAAAGCGAGCAAAATCCGGCGAGAAGACACTAAACGCCCAGAGTAAAAATCCTATAAGCATAGATTTGGAGGATTGATACAAATTGAATCGAAGTTCACTCTGGAGATCGGGTGAAATAAACATCCAGGCATTGCGAATAAGTTTCCCTACAAATCCAACAACTACACCTGAAGAATTTAGTACGCCCAACATGGAAAGTACCGCATTTTGCCAGTCTCCACGCACCAAATCTAACAAAGCTAACGCAATGGAAAGAAGAACACGAATGCTTGGAAAATCTAGCATGGGATTTCCCAATGCTAAACGGAGAAAATCCAAAACTGTATTCAAAAAAGGAAGAACTGTTTTTCCTAAAATGTAATAGGGAACTGGAATGGGCGGTACCATTGGAATGACAATTGCTCCTTTGTAGTCAGTGGCTTCTATCGCTTGTACGATTCCTAATTGGCGACTTATTTCTCTCCATTGTTCATCGTATTCATCCATTTTAGTCGTTATATACTCATAGAGTTTATCAATACTCACGTCCTCGGGATTGATAGCAGGAACAGGAAGAACAAGTTTACTGGTTGGACCAGCCTGAACATCTCCAAACGATGCCCCTCCTACCATAACAGCATCAGTAAAGAGTGATTGTAGAATAGGGGCTGCCTGGGAAACAGCTTCTTCAAGTTCAGTACTTTGCTTTGCTGAAAAAAGAGGATTTCCTTTTTGATTGACAAGAGCTTTGGACCATCCAGGTTGTCCATTTGCTTTTTTCCAAGCTAGAAGAACAGAGCTGATTCCTTCAATTCCAGTGTAGATGCGTTCGGGAAGGTAGGATGTATCCGTTTGGAGAATTGTTTGAATTTGATAAATTGTTTGTTCTATATCCTTGGGTCTAGGAGCACGAATGGTCATTCTCCCTCTCTATTCTACGAAGAACACATTTCACAAACTTCTTCACCCGCCGCTTTGGCTGCGCGGGTTGCTTCTACCTCCTTTTCGTATTCTGCTGCAAGCTTCTCCAAAAGTTTTCTACGGGTTTGTTTTGCATCTTCTTCTTTTGTCTCTGTTTCGGAATCCGAATCAGAATCATATACTGAATTTGTTTCTGAATGAAGATCCTGTGTTTGATCTGAACCCTGAACCGCAGCGAGGAGTCGTGGATCAACAGTGAACTTCTGAGCTGCTACAGGTGCTTTGGTTCGGAGGTAATAACATCCAGTCTTCAGCCCCTGCTTCCAAGCATAGAAGTGCATAGAGGTCAAGGTTGAATAGTTGGGATCAGCAACGAAGAGATTGAGGCTTTGACTCTGGCAGATGAAAGCACCACGAGAGGCAGCCATATTGATGAGGATTTTTTGCTTGAGTTCCCAGGTGGTCTTGTAGAGAGCTTGAATGTCCTCAGGAATACCCGGAATGCCTTGGACTGATCCATTTCGTGCCACAATCTGTTGCTTCATCTCTTCTGACCAAATTCCAGCCTTGATAAGATCATTGAGGAGGTATTTGTTAATGACAATGAATTCTCCTGCAAGGGTGCGTCGAGTGTAGAGATTGCTGGTGAAGGGCTCAAAACACTCATTGTATCCCAGAATCTGACTGGTCGACGCAGTCGGCATAGGGGCAAGAAGAAGAGAATTGCGTAGACCTTGTCTAGCTTTGCTACGCAGACCAGCCCAATCTAGATCTCCGCTGGTTTCTGTGAGAGGAACGACGTTCCAGAGATCGGGTTGGAGTTTTCCTTCACTTGTAGGTGAACCCCTAAAGGTTTCATACGCTCCCTCTTCCTGCGCCATTACCGCAGAGGCCTCCACTGCTGCATAATACATGTGTTCAAAGATGAGCTGATTGAGTTTGGCTGCTTCTTCACTTTCCCAGGAATAGCGCATAAGAGCAAAGACGTCTGCCAAACCTTGGCATCCTAGTCCTACAGGACGATGCCTCATGTTGCTTCTCTGTGTTTCAGGAGTGGGGTAGAAGTTGATATCAATCACCCGATTCAGGTTGCGGATCGCTACCTTGGTTGCGGATCTCAGCGCTTCAAAATCAAAGCGGGATGTTCCATCCGGATTGGAACGCACAAAGGCGGGCAAAGCGAGAGAGGCGAGATTGCAGACAGCTGTCTCAGTGGAAGAACTGTATTCAAGAATTTCTGTGCAAAGGTTACTCGATTTGATTGTTCCAACATTTTGTTGGTTAGATTTCTTGTTGGCAGCATCCTTGTACAGAAGGTACGGAGTTCCTGTCTCCATCTGGGAATCGAGAATCTGAAACCAGAGTTTCTGCGCTTTGACGGTCTTGCGCCCTCTTCCTTCCTTTTCATACTTCTCGTAGAGCTCCTTGAATCTTTCACCCCAGACATCGGCCAATCCAGGACATTCATTGGGGCACATGAGAGTCCAATCTCCATCGGCTTCTACACGCTCCATGAAGAGATCAGGAATCCAAAGAGCGTAGAAGAGATCTCGTGCTCTTTCCTCTTCCGCACCCGTATTGAGCTTCATCTTGAGGAAATCCTCCACGTCCGCATGCCAAGGCTCAAGATACATGGCAAAGCTTCCATTGCGTCGTCCACCCCCTTGGTCAACATAGCGAGCCGTGTTGTTAAAGACACGAAGCATAGGGGTGAGACCATTGCTTGTTCCATTTGTTCCCTTGATGAGAGAACCACGGGCTCGGATATTGCTGACATGAAGGCCAATACCTCCCGCATACTTGCTGATGGCAGCACAATCACTCAGCGTCTTGTAGATTCCTGAAATGCTGTCCTCAGACATGGCAAGGAGAAAGCAGGAGCTGAGTTGCTGACGAGGCATTCCCGCATTGAACAAGGTGGGAGTCGCGTGAGTAAAGATCTTTTGGGAGAGATAATCATAGGTGGTAAAGGCATTCTCTAGATTCTTTGTTCCCCAAAGAGCAAGCGCAACTCGCATCCACATGTGTTGAGGTCGTTCAACGACTCGCATAGAAGTATCGCGGAGAAGGTAGGACTTCTCAAGTGTCTTGAAACCGAAATAGTCAAAGAGATAATCCCTATCATGTTGGATATAAGCGTCAATGCGCTCACCCTGTGTTTCGACAAGGCTGAGGAGATCTGGGTGAATGAGGGAAGAGACTTCACCCGTAGAGGGCATCGTTTGATGGGAAAGTGCCTTAACGACTTCCACGAATGACGAGGGTGTATTTCTATGATGATTGCTGATAGAAATACGCGCAGCCAAAGTGCCGTAATCCGGATGGAGAGTGGTAAGACCTGCGGCAAGTTGTGCAGTTAGCTCATCGAGTTCACTTGTCTTCACACCATCATAAATTTGGGAAAGAACCTGTTGGGCGAGACCGTCAGGATTTACGGCAAGTCCGCGAGCAGCTTTGCGAACACGCTGAAGAACCTTATCAAAGCTAACAGCTTCCTTCGTTCCGTTGCGCTTGAGAACGTGCATACTAAAGGGCATTTTGACTTTCTGGAATCTAGTGAAAGCGCAGGAGGAGGAAGAGGGCTCAATTTTAGATGCGTATCGTCTTTGGTATGAAATCTAGAATCACGCAGTAGAAATGGACTATAAAGAACAGTTTTCAAATCGGGCGGCGTCGTACATCTCAGCCATGACAAGATGTCCAAATGCGTTAGCAGAAGAATTTCAATCAGCCGTTGATGCTTTACAGCTACAAGGAGGTGAAACAGTTGTAAATATTCCCGCAGGTTGTGTACATCTCGAACGCTATATGGATTCCTCCATTCAGTATCTTCCATTCGAAATTGAGAAACGTTTTGGACAAACAGTTTGTTCCTTTTCTGAAATCCCATGCGAATCACAGTCTGTAGATAGGGTTATAAGTGTGGCAGGTCTACATCATTCATCCGATGATGAACGAAAACAGTTTTACAATGAGGTCAAACGGATTTTGAAACCGAATGGACTTTTTGTTATTGCTGATGTAGAAAAAGGAAGTCGTCAAGATGAGTGGTTAAATGGATTTGTAAATGAATACAACCGATTTGGCCATAAAGGACAATTTTGGAGTAAACAAGATACAAGATTACTGGAAGAAGCAGGATTCTCAGTAGAAGTTTCTAGAAAGGAATATGCCTGGAAATTTTCTTCACGTGAGGAGATGCTTTTGTTTTCCAAGGATTTGTTTTATTTAGATAAAGCAAATCCAGAGAGTATTGAAAAGGGATTAGAAACAATTCTGGGAGCAGATTCTACAAGAATTTCTTGGAGTCTGTTGTATTTTATCTGTAGGTTATATCCATAAAGCCCCAAACTTTGCCTCATACTCAGGAGGATAAAAGGAAATGCCACCCGATGGAGTAAAGGTAAATTCACTGAAATATATTTCGCATGTATCGGACAAATAAAAATCAACACGAACAAATTCAAAGGGTTTCGATAGAAGTTTCGCGAGTTCAATCATAGTGTTTATTTCAGGCGGAAGAGTAAAGGGAAAGTGGAGTTTGCCAATAGGTGTTCCATTCAAGAGATAATTGTTTTGTTCTGGATAGGAATAATCGCGAACATTGATAGAAATGGGTTCACCATAAATACATCGCAGCAAAAAGGTTATACATTTTTTCTGGGTTTTGTATTGAAAATCAGATACTCTCTCTTCAATAAAAAAACCAGGTTTTACAAAGGAATAATGATGTTCATTGTTTCCTACGTAATGCTTGTTCCACTGGTACAAACGCCGTTTGACCAACTCGAGGCTTGTTTTTTCAGTAATAAAAATATTCCAACCTGATCCATGGGTTGTCTTGAGAATACGTCCAGGAACGAGATCGGCTTGAACAATGTCATCGGGATTTTTGAGTATTTTTAAGACGTTTGCCACTTTACAACGTCCGTTAGTTGTAGATGTTATATAGTCTTTGACTTGAAGTTTATCAATAAAGGGTGCAACATCAGCGGAAAGATGGTCTTTATAAAAAAGCAATTTTTCTGATAATGTCATGGTGGGCCAATTCGGTGGTTTTTCAATGGGTTTCATACCTTTTTCTCAGATTGTTTACTTAAGTCCTCAATTGCGCGAAGAATTTTTCCTTGGGTAATAATGCGAGAGGAAATGCTCATGGTTTCCAGCTCCTGAAGAAGAAGTTTGTATGCATAGGGAATTTCAATGGCGCTGAAATTCGTGGTATTTCCACACCCTCTACACTGCCAAATACCTTCTTTCGGATTGGCAATCGCAATCAATCCACAATCTCTACAACTCCAGCAACGGAACAAATCAGAGCATTCCATAAATCTTTCTTTGGTAAACTCGGTTATGCCGTGGGCAGCGACGCAGTCTCTTTCCATCTCTCCAAAACGGAGACCTCCTTCCCTTGCTCTTCCTTCTGCAGGTTGTCTCGTAAGCATAACCAGTGGTCCTGAAGACCTGGAGTGTAGCTTGTCTGCCGAGCAGTGGCGGAGACGCTGATAATAACAAGGGCCCATGTAAATACTGGTTTCCATCTGACGCCCTGTAAAGCCATTGTATAAGACTTCATTGCCATGAGGTTCTAGACCAAGATGATCGCGAAGAATTGCTTCCAGATTCGGTAGCGTTACCTCATTGAACGGTGTTCCATCACCAAGGCATCCGAGTTCAGCACCAATTTTTCCTAGAAGTGTCTCCATAAGTTGAGCAATCGTCATACGGGAAGGAATACAATGAGGATTGATGATGATATCAGGAATAATCCCACTTGCTGTCTGAGGCATATCTTCAGGTTGGAGAATCATTCCTACTGTTCCTTTTTGTCCATGGCGTGAACTGAATTTATCACCAATTTCGGGAATCCTGTCTTGGCGGACTCGGACTTTTGCCAGACTGTATCCTTCTCCATTGCGATTCCTAAAGATACGATCTACATATCCTGTTTCATTGTTTCGCATTGTGCGACTAACATCGCGGAATTTCTTCGTTCCAGCAGGTATGACCATTCCTGTTGCAACGCGGAGAGGAACAACCTTTCCAATGAGAATATCTTCATTTCCTACATAGACATTTTCAGGAACAAATCCATCTGGACCAAGTTTGCTGTAATTGGCATTCTTCATTTGCTTGGTGAGGGATGGATCAGGATTGTCAAAGCGTTCTTCTTCTCCTGAACTTTGATTCTTGCGTTCTTCATCTTTGTAGGTTCGGTAGAAGATCGAACGGAAGAGACCGCGATCCAAGGACGCCCTGTTGATCATGATAGAATCCTCTTGATTGTATCCTGTATAGGTCAAGATAGCAACAATGATATTCTGGCCTGAAGGCATACTTTGTGCTCCATAGAACTTGCTCATAAATGGACTCACAAACGGAACTTGGGGGTAGCAGAGGAGATGCGCGAGAGCATCAAAACGCTCTTGAAAGTTTAGAGCGTACATTCCCATCGCCTGCTTGCCCATCGCAGCCTGGTACGAATTTCTGGGACTTTGATTATGATCAGGGAATGGAATGTTGGACGCAAGAGTTCCAAGAATAGTAGAAGGATGAATTTCTGCGTGAGTAAAGGCTGGATCAGAGTGAACCTCTTCCGCATTCATACAGATATAAATACCTTCGGTTTCACCTGGATCAATGTATTCAATGAGGAAATTTCCCTTCGGGCTTTCCCAAAGAAGAAGGCTTTCCCAGAGGACATGGTACATGATTTGCTTCAAGAGTTTTCCTGAAGTATCTTCAAGAATTTCACGAAGGGTGTTCGCATCATACAACGGACGGAGCATACGACCTGCTTCTGTTGTGAGCCAAATCTCACGAAGAGCGGGCTTCCAGATGATTCCTGTATGAATATGAAGGAGACCGCATTGTTTGGCTTTACGGAGCTTCTGAAGAGTGGAAAGTGTATCCTTGGTATCAATCATTCCAATCCAAGCACCATTGATAAAGACGCGCGTCTGTGAATGTTTGTAGGCCGCAGTTGTCTCCTTCAGAGGTTTTACAACACGAAGAGTTGTAAGATAATCACGCACAACACGGGGATTGGAGTAAATACTCACAATGGCAGTAGAACTCATATTTTTTACAACTCCTACAGAATGACCTTCAGGTGTTTCCGAAGGGCAAATGTAGCCCCACTGGGTATTGTGAAGTTTGCGTGGAGGAATGAGTTTTCCTGTCTTTTCAATGGGAGTAGAGATTCTGCGAAGATGGGAAATACCCGAGATGTAATTGAGACGATTGAGAACCTGACTCACACCAATCTTGGTAGGACCACCTGCTTTGGCTGAGCCAAAGTTTCCTGTTGCCAAACTTGTCTTGAGTCCCACTTCTACAATTGTGCTCTTGATAATCTTGCTGATATTGGAAATATTAATGATTTCTTCCCAATTGTTGGATGCTCTCCATGAACCGCCATGAATTTCTTTCGCCAAGGACGCCCGAATATCTTTGACCATTTTGGTTGCAAAGTACGTTCGGAAAAGATTGGCTAGGAGGAATCCAGGCATATCTACGCGCTTGTTGGGATACGCATCACGGTCATCATTAGGAATTCGCGCGGAATTCACCCACAAAACCTTTCGCGTCATATGAGCTAGGAAGCATGCCTTTTCGTAAGCAGTTTCTTCCGTCAAGCCGATATGAGGAAAGAGTTCTTGGTTGAGAATATCTTGAATGACAAGAGGCTTGTGCGACTTGGAAGACCAACTGTGAATATGCTGAGATAGCCAAGCCTGTGCCACTTCTTTGGTAGGAATATCCATTGCCTCCATGATACTTTCATTCATAATGGATTCATAAACAGGATCACCATCAGGGCCAAGAATCAAATCGCGAATATCCTTGTCTGATTCAATACCGAGGGCACGAAAGAGAATCCAAAGAGGAATATCTGTCTTAATACGAGGCATGGTTGCCTTGAGTAGCCAAATCTGCTGGTTCTTGGGGTGGTACATGATTTTGACAGCATTGTTCTTGGGAACTTGATCATTGTCTGGACCAATTGACTTTACCTCAATGACTTCCACTTCCTTGGTAGGGTTGCGATTGTTGCGGAAAACGAAAGGCCTGTTCTCAGACATTCTCTCTTGAGAAATGATAACGCGCTCACCTCCCTGAATGATAAAGTATCCACCTAGATCTTCAGCACATTCACCGAGAACGCTAGGATGAAGATGCTTCTGATCATGAAGCAGGCAGTATTTTGAGCCTACCATAACGGGAATCTTTCCCAGGTGAACATTGGGAAAGAGTCGTACGCGACTGGTACGAATACCTCCTTTGGTATGATCAATGAAGGTGGTAGTCACACGAACATCCACGAACAAAGGGCTGGCATAGGTTAGGTTGCGAAGCCTAGCGTCATTCGGCATCATAGGAAGGATAGCCCCATTGTTTTCAAAGATGGTAGGCTTGCGCAGACTGGTGTTCTCAAATTCAAGTTGTACTTCGTATTCGTGTTGAAGAGGAGAATATCCAATGGCATGGGATGCTGCGTTGGTGGTATGGCCGATGAGGGCATATGCAGCACTAGTAGAAAGACCTGTTGCAGAAGCAAGAGCTGAGCGTGGTCCTGACAGAGCAATTTCTGGACTTCCCCGAACAATCAATGGATTTACCATGGTTACAACTTCAGGAATATACGAATCCATGAAGTTATTGAAGGATTCAATTTGATGGCTAATAATCTGACGTCCTCCAGATTGCTGGAAGTAGATATCAAGAATGTGTCTATAAGAAGGAAGCATGTTTGGAAGCATTTTTGGGTTTGTGGGAAACTCAATTTTAGACGATACCTGGGCTTGTCTTGTTGAAATTTGTTTAGATGGATACAATAGAGCGAAATGCCATCTTCTTGTGCTGAAGCAGATGTGAAACAAATAACCGTTTCGGGGGACGCGGCGGCTTCGTACATGAAAAATGGAACACGGAGACGACGCACTACGGGTACTACACGCAAGGCGCAAGAAGGAGGAACAAGTCCCGGAACAATTGTTCAGATTCAAGCCAACAGAGCCCCTGATGCTGTTCCAACAATAAACTCTGCGAAACCAAGTGAAGCATATGCTCTTGCGAAGAATACAACAAATTCTGCTCCTTCCGCTGCTAACGCCGCACCTGTGAAAGTCATTTTGACAGGAGGAAAGAAACAGAGCAAAGTTCTTCTCGCTCCTGCAAAAGTCCGTAAACTTCCTGGAGCTCCTGAGCGTGCTCAGGCGCGGACACGCAAAATTGCCAAACGCATCCGTATGTCTCTTGGTGGCTTTGGCAAGCGTGTGACTCGCGCAAATACTATTAAGAAAGAAGCTACAAAGCAATCTCTTGATACTCTTAAAAAGACTTTGGTAGAAGCAAAACTGATTAAAGCTGATTCAAAAGCCCCTGAAGGCGTTTTACGCCAGATGTACGGCGATTACATGGTTCTCAAAAACAGGGCACTGTAAATTGTCTATTCGCACGGAATGGAATAGAATGTCCATCCATAGGAAGGTTCGGGAGTAAAGGTTTCGTTGTCTTGAACAAGTCGTTGATCAATTTCGGTGGGCTTGGAGTATGTCATAAAGAAAGCACTCCCTGTCAGATTTTGGAAACTGTAAGGAAGTGTGGGGTCAAGCACACCACTTGGAGAATCCACACAGTTTGGCTGGATTATGACAGGTGTACAACGAAATACAAATTCAATACTTACAGTATCTTCTGGAGGAACTATAGGGGATTCAATAGGAAGAGGAAACAACTGCTGTTCAATACTTTCAGGGCGTTTAAAATAAAAGTTTATAACTCCTGTTCCCTCGCTTGTTGGAACAACAAGAAATGGAACGGTAGGATTGTCTACAACAAGTTGCTGAAAACTTGAATCATCACTGCAGGATATACTGTATGTGGGCACAGGAGGGGGTGTAGTAGCAGGAACAACACAAGGGCTTGCAGCAACAATCGCAGCAGATTCAGCAGGAGACGTATTCATAGCGCCTTCTCTTCTATCTCCTGGGATAGAACCGGAATAGTTTGTAGGTAACGCATTTCCTAAAAAGACACGATTCAGACAGTTGAAGTCCAACGTTTTTTGTTGAACCAACGCATTCGCAAAAATAGCACGAGTTTGGACTCTGCGAGTTGCCGCCGAGGCATTTTGGTTTGTATTTGGACTTTTAAGAAGGATTCTCGGCATTCTACATAGGAAGGGGTTAAACTCCTTTTAGTATAAATACAGTATATATGCGTTTCTGGAATGCGGATGCTTTTCGGTTTATGGCCCATGCTTCTCGCAATAAGAAACACTTAGATGCGTACAAACATGTAAAGCTCTGGGAAGAACGAGTGATTCGGAAACATCAACCTCTTATCCATGAACTGTATACACGGATTCAGAACGAAGCAGAACAAGGAAACTATTCGTTGGTTTTAGAGAAAGAGCATCCCTTTTGGAAAGCCGAACAAATCCATTGGCTCTTTGTGGAAAGAGGATTTTTTCTTTCCAAAACCTATTCACTTGTATCGTGGGCTGACAGCCCTAAAGGAAAACAGCTACAATAAACAAGAAAGACAGTATGTACTTGGAATACATCCAGCAATGGAAACAATTTGCAGCAAAATATGGAGACCAAACCGCACTGTTTTTAATGGTGGGAAAATTCTATGAACTCTATGATATTTTGGATACACAGACAGGTGAAGGTCAAACCAATGTGAAACAGGCGGTCGAAACCCTCGGTATCACCTTGACAAGACGAGAACGCGATGGACCTCATGGAGAAGATTGTTATTTTGCTGGATTTCCTGAACAAAGTCTTCAAAAATTTGCGGCTCTGCTGACGCGTGAAGGTTGGACAGTGGTTGCCTGTGATCAGAAAAAGGATGAGAAAGGAAAAGTGCTAGGGCGACCCGTTGCACGTATTTTTTCACCTGGAACTCATATTGAAATAGCAGGAGCAGACGCCCCCTATTTAGGAGGAATCTGGATGGAAGAATCTATTGGGAATGCTCCTACCTATGCGGCTATGGTCTTGGATATGACAACAGGCCAATTAGTTTCGTATGAATCAAAGTGTCAAGGACAGGCGGATGTTTGGTCAGCGGATGATTTGGTTCATTTTTTTCAGATTTACAGTCCGCGCGAGACAGTTTTGTGGTGGAGAGGAGCAGCGATGTCTCGTCCATCCGAAACACTCTTTCGCCGCCGTCTAGGACTAGGAAAAACAGTTTTGCATTTGGAGTTTGCCAATCCAGACCAACAAGGAACATTTGAAACTCCTTTCGTGCGCCAGCAATATTTACAGTCGGTCTTTACCAAACAACTGTCTTTGCTTCCACTCTATGAACAACTCCACCTTACCAACAAACCCTTAACAGAACGTGTCTGTGTTAGTCTGCTGTCGTTTGCGGAACAACATTTACCTTCTGCCATTCAAAATTTGTACAACCACCAAAGCTGGACGCCTGCGGATTCTGTATATATGGGGAATAATACATTGTTCCAATTGAATTATTTATCCCAACTTCCTCAGGAACAATCAGTATTGTCTCTCTTTCAAAAAACACAGACCAGTCTAGGAAAACGAGCTCTTCGTGAGCGTCTCCTATTTCCCTCATCTGAACCGATACGCATTCGGAAACAGTTGGACGAGGTAGAATTTGCCTTTACAGCAGAGCCAACATTCAGAAAACAGGTAGAGAGTTTGCTGCGACAAATTCATGACATTGCTCGTCTTCACCGAAAGATTGTCATGTATACAATAACAGCCCAGGATATATTGGCATTGGACCAGAGTTATGGCTGTATTGGAGACCTTGTAGAGCTTTTGAAATCATCTTGCCTCGCGTTTGATTCAAGTGATGAACAGGCTTTTCGTGAATATTTGACAGTATTTCAAGACTGTTTTTCCGCGGAGAAAGCCAAACTGTCTTTACAGCAGGATGATCTTTCCTTTTTACCGGATAGCAAAGCTCCAAAGACAGTACAATGTGAGACAGCTCTCGCAGAAATTCGGAAACAGGCGCTGGACCACATGGAAACGATTCGGGTTTGGGTAGGTTTACCACCTGAGTCTTTGCGACTGGAAACATCCGATTCACTGTCTTATTTTTACAGTGGAACGAAAACGACTTTGTCGTTTGTAAAGCAAAAGATTGCTAGCTCTCAAGATCATCCATTTCCAGGACTAAGTGTCACGACCAAAAAATCTGTTCGGGGATCTATAGAATTTCCTTTGTTGGAAACACTCCATTCCAAAACATTTGGTCTTCGCCATAGGTTTCAAGCTGCAATCGACGAGGAGCTTCCTGTTCTTTGTAAAGAGGTGGAACATAGGGCGTGGAAGGCTATAGAGGCATGGGTTGCATTTTTGGATGTTTCCTTCACACTGGCCCGCGTTGCAAACGAACGAGGGTATACAAAACCAACGATTGTAGACAGGGATACATCCTCAGGCTTTCACGCAGTAGATCTTCGTCATCCTTTGCTAGAATCTATCCAAACGCGGACAGAATATGTAAAACATACAGTTCAACTAGGATTGCAAGAAACAGATGAGCGTGGTTGGTTGTTATACGGAATGAATGCTTCTGGAAAATCATCCTTGATGAAGGCTATTGGTATAAGTGTTCTCTTGGCCCAAGCAGGTTCGTATGTTCCTGCAACAAGTTTTACATTGATTCCTTTTTCCTCCATTCTAACACGTATTTTGAATCAAGACAATCTGTGGGCTGGACTTTCATCCTTTGCAGTAGAAATTAGTGAATTGCGAGATATTTTTCAACGTGCAGATGAATGGAGTTTAGTTCTAGGAGATGAATTGTGTAGTGGAACGGAATCTATTTCGGCAACGAGTTTGGTAGCAGCAGGAATTGATTCTTTGTATAGCAAACGAACCCGCTTTGTATTTGCAACGCATTTACACGGATTGAATTCTTTGCCTGATATTTATATGTTGGAAAAACTCGGGATTTGGCATCTTCGGGTTAATTATGATCCTATTTCGGATACCCTAATCTATGACAGAACACTTCATAAAGGTCCAGGAGGAACATTGTATGGCCTTGAAGTTGCTCGGGCGATGCATTTACCTCATGATATTTTGACAAAAGCTCATATGTTTCGTAAACAATTGTTGGGTGAAACAGCACTTCAAGACGCAAAATCAAGTTCTTGGAATTCATCCATTCTTCGGAAAGAGTGTGAAGTGTGTAAATCACAGATTGTTCATGATTTAGAAGTTCACCATATTCGGCAACGAGTAGAGGCTGAGAATGGTAGATTTTCCGATGGAACAAATATGAATGATCTTCGGAATTTGTTGGTAGTTTGTCAAGAATGCCATGATAAACATCATGCTGGAACAATAAAGATTGGAGTCGAAAAACAAACATCCAAAGGGCCACAGCGAGAAATCCAAACCGTTGATTCAAAGCAGAAACAGCAACCGCAAACCGTACGAAAAAAACGTTCGGAGGAAGAGCTCCAAACCATTGAAAGGTATTTGCGAGCAAATGTCCATTGCAGTTTATCTCGCATCGCCTATGATTTGAAACGACAAGAGGGAATTCAAATAACGGAAGGCGCTTTGAGCAAAGTTCGTGCCAGTTTGACCTACTAAAAAAAACTTAGTATTTTGCCAAGTAGCCTTGTCTGACAGATGTGTTTGAAGTTGCGACAGAGTTTATTTGTCCTCCAAGTGTCAAACTCACTGCTCCTGCTGAAACTTCTGTATAGTTTTGGAAACGAATACCTCCTGTACTTCTGGCTTCAAAATATCCAGCTGTATATACAGAGCCACTCGTTTTATCAACACTGATACTAAAAGGTATTGTAGTCTCATTTGTATTCACATCGTTTATTCGTGTGGCCCATACTGTAGTTAGGGATGAGTTAAATTTAATAAGGGCACAATCACTGGTAGCGCTCCCAGTATTTGCTAGAGTTGCAAAGGTAGTTACATTTATATTATTATCTAGACCACCTGCGCCTTGTGAATCAAATGAATTAATTGTAAGAGTAGCACCATTAAACTCAACATTTACATAAATATTATTGTTGCCATCTCTATCAACTGAACGGATTGTAGTTCTTCTTGCTGGAGATACTATGTCTGCATTATACAAATAGGTTGCTCTTTGTGCAACTAAACTAGAATTAAAAATAAGTATTGCAGCATCGCCTCCACTCCCAGTGCTGTAAATTGCTCTTACAGGAAGACTTGCCCATGCTGTAAATACAACATTGTCTGAAAGATCTTTTCCGCCTGCTGAATAAATATTAATTTTACTTTCATCATTATAACTTACATCAGATGAATATCGAAATGTTGCTATAACATTGTTATTAGAATCAATACATATACATACTGTTTCATATACTTGCCTACTTGCAGATCCAAACCTAGCACATTCTTGAAAGACTCCATTTGAATTTAATTTTGCCACAAATCCATCGCGAGTGCCGAGTAAAGTTGCTACTTGAGCCCACTTTGTAGTCAGAATTGTCGTTCCACTCAACCCATTATAACTCTGTAAATCAAATCCATCAGAACTTCCTGATGTAAAACAATTAAATGCTATATAAACATTATTATTAGAATCTACGCCACATGAAGAATTAGCAAGACCAAAGGATGCAGCAATTGGTCTCACTTCACTGACCCATTGAAACAGTCCTGAACTGTTTAGTTTACAGATATAGATTCCTCTCGACTTTCCAGAATACGTTCCAAATGTGCTAAATGTTATACTTCCTCCACCACCACCACTACTAAAATTTTTAAATGTAGTTAAATTTATTGGACCAGCAGTTCCACCTTCAATCGTAAAGCATAGATTCGTATTTGAATCAATGGCTATATTCGTTTGTCTTTGTATAACTTCAGTACTTGCTCCTGTTATATGTGCAACCCACTGAACTATTCCTGAACTGTTGTGTTTCACAATCAAAACATCTGAATTTGTTGCTGCTACAGTTCCATACGCGGTTAATGTTATATCCCCGCCATCCACTCTACTTGTGTAGCTATTGATAGTAGCAGTTCCTGTAAATTGGTGAAGACTATAAACATTTCCATTAGAATCTGCAACAATATTGTAGCAAGCAGAAGATGTTGTGGCTGTAATGCTGGTCGCCCACTGAGCAACACCAGAACTATTGTATTTTGTAATAAAACTGGCAGATGTAGCGGTTGTAGGTAATAAACCAAATGTGGTTTGTGTTATTACTTTTGTTCCAGAGCTCGTGCTAGAATAACTATTGACTGTGAATTTATCATTATTGTAAGAACCTGCTATATAAATATTTTCATTTGCATCAAGCGCCGACGCATACGTGAAAACACCGTTCTGAGTCGTTCCTGTCGTAGAATAAAAAGAAACACCCCATACATTTTCACCTGTAGAACCTGTAGGGCCTGGTGGTGAAGGAGGTACAACAGTTTCTGTGGTTGGACACCGATCACTTGCTAAAATGCGAGCTCGTTCTGCTTCTGTTGTAAATCGCTCACCATTTTTGATATCCGTGAAGATAGAGGCCATTTTATCACCCCCAGAGCCTCCCTCAATCGTTATTCTACCCAAACATCCATTCGCAACAGCCTGTTGCTGAAGAATGTAGTTCGCAAATTGCATTCGGTTTTGCCTTTTCCGAGTCAAATCCGAAGATGTGTTGTTCTTTGTTAACATTTAACTAATCATAGTTCGTTTTACTTTTTGATTTTTTTAATTGTTGTCTAAGCGGAGGTTGTTGGTATAGTACCTGCTGGCATAGCAATATAAGTCATAGGACCAGGGTCGCCTTTGTCTCCCTTATCACCTTTCGGACCAGCAGGACCAGCAGGACCAGCAGGACCAGCAGGGCCAGGAGGGCCAGCAACACCCTGAGTGCCTGATCCCGCTACGCCTGTGGCTTTTAAAGCATTGAGCTCCTTGCGCAGGGCCTCAACTTCCGCCTCAAGGGCGCGAACCTTCCGACCGAGGGGATTCCCATTCTGAAAATTCAAACCACTTGAATTCGTAATGGACGTCATGTCTCTGGATGGTTGTAAGCCTTTGAAGAAGGACTTCTAAACGCAATGCAACCGGGGGGCTAAAATTGGGTAAACTTTTACAAAGTAGGAAAGCAGTATAGAATGATCATTCCTGTTCGGTGTATGAATTGTGGAAAAGTATTGGCTGATTTGTATTTGACCTACAAATCCCGAATCAAGGAACTCAAAGGAGACCAAGCAGAAAGCATTCATTATATGGATGGAACTACCATTCCCGACACACCTGAGAGACGTGTGCTTGATCAGTTAGGTCTTGTAAGACCTTGTTGTCGGAAACACTTCTTAACCCAGAAAGATTTGATTGACAAAATCTAAAATCTCATCAGAGCATTTGCTATGGAGTTCTTTTTACCATCTGTACTTCTTTTGTTGCTTGCAGCAGCAGTCGTCTTTTTTGTGCTTCCTAGATTCGGCCCTGCGACTCTTGCGCTTGTGAGTGCTGTTTTATTAATCATGGGTCTCTATCAACACTCAGCTCAGTTTGGCAATGAATATCGCTTTAGCACGTGGCAACTGGGACTCGTTTCCGTAGCACCCTATGTTCTTGTTGCTGGTCTTCTTCTTATGATAGCAATCTATCTTCTCTATTTGCTTCCTACTGCAACCAAAACTGTTGCAGAAGCGGTTAGCCTTCCGACAGTAGCGAATATGCCTCCCGCAAATACATCTACGAATGTGATAACCACAGCAATTAACAACGCAATCAACTCCGCCGCGAATTTGGTCGGACTTGATACAAATAAGAATGCTGAAACCAATGGAGTTTTGAATACAATCGCAAACAATATCAATTCACTGTTTACGGGAACACGCAATAGGAACAGAGGATACCCATTTTCTCAAATCTAAGAACAGGGTAGGATGGTGAAGACCAGAAAAACGAAAAAGGGTATTCTTACAATTCCTCAATTGCGAAAGGCTTTTGATCACATGGAATCCTTTACTGGATCATTGCTAAAACGAACTCGTGATCCAGTTCAACGGCGCAAAGCTTTCCAAAAGGAATGGGCAAAGGTTTTTTATCGGAGTGTAAATGATACGTCTGCCGATGCATATTTACAGTTTGAGGCAAAGAAACATGGAACAAAAAGCAAACAAAAAGGCGGTGCAGTTCTCGAAGGAGCTCCTCTTGATTATAGCACTCGCCCCGGCATAGCTGGAGTCTATGGTATTTTCCCGGCATACGTTTCATCAGGATTGGATTTCTATAATGATATCAATTTGGAAGCTCCTCTAGCGGGATGTGGAGTTGAAAATACGACCCCAAAAGTTCCTATTTCTATTGGTTCAAATGAAGTACAAAAAGGAGGAAAACGCAGAAAGACACGCAAGGCACATAGAGGTGGTGGCATCTTTACAGATTTGATTGGATCATTGACTTATCGTCCAATTGCTGCTTCTGTTCCTACGAGTGTAGCCTACGATGCTCAAATGATGATGAAAGGACAGACATCTGGTGTCAATCCCAGCCCCAATACGGCTACACCTCCTTACCAACCCATAAAGCCAGTGTTGGTATCAGGTGTTGCAACAAGTATTGATAGGGATCTTGTGAACGAAGTCCGTTCGTAAGGCTTGGAGATTCGCATAAAGGATATCGGAAGAAACCTATGAATGAATAGGGTTCTTCGGATGTCAGGTGATAGTTCTCGAATTGTCGCGAAAGATTTGTTGGATATGTATTTTAAAACGACATCGTATCCATTTACAGGTCATCATATTGAGTCGTTTGACCAATTTCTTATGGAGGGAATACCGAGTATTCTAAAAGGCAAAAATCCACTTACACTTGTGAAGGAACGATTGGGAACAACGAATTTCTATAAATACAAAGTGGAACTGTATTTTGGAGGCGAAAAAGGAACAGGAATTTACATTGGAACGCCTACTGTAAGCTTACAACAAACAAAAGAGATTCGTGTTTTATTTCCCAATGAAGCACGTTTACGCAACCTTACGTATGCTTCTTCCTTGATTGTGGATCTTCTGATTCGTGTGACCGTACTCGACATAAATGCGAACAAAGACGTCTACCAACGACACATACAAGAGCTTCGCTTTGACGCACAGGGCTCGTGGGAGAAAATGGTCTTTAGAGCGGATGGAAAAACGGAAAGCGAGTTTCGGAGAATTGAGGAGGGAGACTTCCGAGTTACGCTTGGTCAACTTCCTATTATGCTTCACAGTCGGTTTTGTTCGTTGTATGGAAAACCCAAAGAATTTTTACGCGAGGTTGGCGAATGCGAATATGATTATGGTGGCTACTTTTTAATTGATGGAGCAGAAAAGGTCGTAGTAACGGTACAAGAAGCCGCATTCAATACCCTCTACCTATCGATGAAAGATACTGATCCGGATTACAAAGTAAAAGGATCTATTTATTCTATGTCTCCTATTACTCGTGATGTGAAGGGTGTATCTCTATATTTGAATCGTAGACAGGAGACTATTCATGTGACTCTCCCAAATGTACGTCTGCCCATTCCTATTTGTGTTCTTTTTCGTGCTATGGGAGTAGAATCTGACAGAGATATCTACAACGCCATCTTCCCTGATCCAGAATCCGATGAAGCAAGGATCTTATCTCCTCTTTTGCTTCCTTCGTTTTCTGAAGCACTTCCTTTAACAGATCGTTGGCTCGCTATTCAATTTATCATGATGTTGACAAAAGGATACAGTCAGGCGCATGTGTTAGATATTTTGGAAAATCAAACATTTATTCATGTGGAAAATATGCCTGGAGCAAGAGCAACATTTTTGGGTCATTGTGTTCGTATGATGCTACGTGTAGCAGCAGGAATTGATCAACCAACGAACCGCGATGACACACGCAATCAACGGTGTATGACCAGTGGATTTTTAACAACTAAATTATTTTTTGATATCTACAAGGAGTTTTTAAAACGCTGCTCTCTCGCCATTGATAGAGAATATGAGTCAAAGAAAAGCAGTGAAATATACGCCAATGAAAAATTTGTATCTATATTTACACCTGCCAATCATACAGCACTCTTTACGTCTAAATTTATCACGGATGGTCTTATGAGGGCGTTTAAAGGACGGTGGGGAACAGGATTGGGTGAGGAAAAATCAGGTGTCCTTCAAGGTCTTTCCCGCTTATCCTATCATGATTTTTTGAGTCATTGCCGTCGTGTTGTACTCGATTTCGATACAACATTAAAACTTCCTTCTCCTCGTCATTTACACCCCAGTCAGTATGGATATTTTTGTACGAATGAAACACCTACTGGAGCAAGCATTGGTATTACGAAAAATCTAAGTATTTTAACACAAATCAGTACGGGAACTCAACCTATTGAATTTATAAAGTGGCTACTCACAAAAGGAAAGGTTCTCTCATGCCAAAGCGTGAATCTTGATGTCAAACGAGCAACAGTTCCTGTCTTTGTGAATAATGGTATGATAGGGTACACACAAACTCCAAAGAACCTACGCGATGTTTTGAAGCTTTTGAAGTGGACGGGTTGTCTCCCTCCCTTCGCTAGCGTTGGATTTAGCATTCGTGATCGCATGGTCTTTGTATATTTAGATGAAGGTCGTCCTCTTCGTCCTCTTATTCACTTATCCGACGATGCAACTGCGAAAGTTCCGTTTGAAAAACTCAAATCAGGGAAATCATGGCGCGACTTGGTAGTAGGAACATTGCCACAAACTCAGAACCGAATGATTTACTCAACTGGATTTATTGATCCTCTTGTCGAAAAAGAAAACCCATCGTTGGATGACTACATAAATCATTTGACCCCACATGTAGGGGTCATTGAATATATAGATCCTTATGAACAAAATGAAATCTTTATAGCCAATTATCCTGAAACTGTTTCCTCTCAAAGTTCGCACCTAGAAATTCACCCTTCAACCATTCTTGGATTGATGGTAAATATGATTCCTTTCCCGCAACACAACCAGTCTCCTCGTAATCAACTCAGTTGCTCTCAATCCAAACAAGGACTTTCAGTCTATTCCACCCAGTTCCCCAATCGCTTTGATAATCAGGCACATGTACTTTGCTATGGCGAAGCCCCTTTGACACGCACACTGTATTACGATTATGTTGCAGACGGTATGATTGGGTATGGTCAGAATCTTGTTTTAGCCATTGGATCATTTACAGGATACAACCAAGATGACGGTATTCTTATGAATCGGGATTCGTTAGAACGAGGTATGTTTCGCAGTATGGCGTATCGTTCATACGAAGCATTTGAAGAAGATGATGAGAAAGCTGATACACAAACACGTATTGCGAATCCATCAAATGTTGTAGGGTGGACAAACTTACGAACAGGGGTTGATTACAGCAAATTGGACGATCGTGGAATTGTCAAAGTAGGAGAATATGTCGATCAAAATACAGTCATTGTTGGTCGCTATCTCCGAACGAAACAAGGAACGTATTCCGATGCAAGTATAACTCCGCAGGTCTGGACATCTGGTCGGGTAGAAAAAATTGCAGTTACTGTTTCAAACAAAGGACTTCGTCTCGTAAAAATTCGTGTTGTTCATGACCGAATTCCCGAACTTGGAGATAAATTTAGCAACCGTCATGGACAAAAAGGAACAATTGGTATGGCGATACCTGGTTGTGATATGCCTCGCACGATTGAAGGGGTTGTTCCTGATATGATTATGAATCCTCACGCTATTCCATCTCGTATGACTATCGCACAGCTTTTAGAAACTATATTTGGAAAGGTAGCGGCTAGAACAGGTGCGATTGCGAATGCAACAGCCTTTACAAATGATGGAGATCCAAGTATTGAAATGGGAAAGCTTCTTGAACAACTAGGAATGGAAAAATATGGAAATGAGATTTTGTATGATGGAACAACGGGAGTTCAGATACCAAGCATGATTTTTATTGGTCATTGTTATACCATGAGGTTGAAACATATGACACAAGACAAATGGAATGCACGCGCCGAGGGACGCAAGGAACAAAAAACACATCAACCCACAGGTGGTCGTGGAAATGAAGGAGGTTTGCGTATTGGTGAAATGGAAGTGAATGGAATTCTCGGTCATGGAACAAGTCTGTTTTTGCGAGAATCCTTAATGAAACGTTCGGACGGAACAACCTTTGTTATTTGCAATGGGTGTGGAACGATTCCCATTTACAACACCGCGCAAAAAATGTATGTATGTTCTCTTTGTGATGGGCCAGTGGAATATGATGGAAATGATGCTAAAAATATGTTCTTGATTCCGCCGAATAAAAGAAGCGTAGCAACATTTAGTAAAGTTGAAATACCCTATGCAACCAAAGTCTTTTCACAGGAACTTGCATCCTATATGAATGTTGGAGTCCGTATTTTGACCAATGAAACACTCCAACGCCTGGAACGACCTACCGATTTGAACCTGACTGACACAGAACGTGAACAATTACTCAAGCAAAATATACCTCGCTACACACTCCCTGAACCTGAAGAAGAACAAGAGGCACGCAGACAAAAAGAAGAACAAGAGAAAAGGCAGGAAGAAGAACGAGCGGCGGCAAATGAGGCACTTACAGCTGTGGGAATGACAGCCCCTCCTCCTGTGGATATGACTGAATCAGTAGTCATTAGAGAAAAGGCTGTAGTACCCACATCTATACCGGTAGCTCCTCCTCCTGTTTCCATGGCTCAACCTATAGCTCCTTCTCCTGTTTCCATGGCTCAACCCATAGTTCCTCCTCCTGTCTCCATGGCTCAACCCATAGCTCCTCCTCCTGTCTCTTTGAACCAAACGGTAGCTCCTCCTACCATGAATGAGTCTGCCATGGCCATGATACCCCAACCGATATCTGCTCTACCCCCTCCGCCTCCTCCCACCCAAATAGGAGGACAAATGTATATGCCTGTCTATTCCCAGCAAACGTATGTTCCAGTTATGGCTGCGAATGTTGTCCCCCCTCCTGTTCCTGGTGGGCCGCCCACGTTTGTAGTGGATACAAGCCGAGAAGCGATGGAAGCATCAGGTATTCATGAACCTGCTCCTCAAATGCCACGGAACAACCGTCAAGGGCGCAGCATCTCTCCAAAACCACAGGCGCAGCATCCGCCTCAACAGCAGTCATCCAATGTGAAAGTTCTGGTACAGAAACTTGGATAATTCCTGCCTAAATTTGATTGACTGTTTTGTAGAAAGGCGGGCACGATGTCAACAATGCAGGAATCATCTACACCCTCAAAGTTTGAACTCTATGATCATTTATTTCATAGCAGAAAAACGATTCTTAAAATTCTATCCCAGCGTGGATACGATACAAAACCTTATGAGAAATTCGGCCCAACTGAAATTGATGCCATGTATACAAATACGAAAAACCCAAATGCTTTCCGGATGGATCTCACCCGTCCGAAAGAAGCTGATTCACCTATAACAAATTGTGCAGTTCTGTATTGTCTGGAGCGCATGCGAAACAAAGTTGATAAATTTGTAATGGATCTTCTGTCAAAAGACGATAAGGAAGGAACGTACATTGATCCAACTACAACGGAAGTGATAGTTATGCTTGCAGCAGATACCGAACCAAATATGGACATTTACAATCAACGTTCTTATATGGCGTGGTCTTCTGCCAAACTTCGCATCTTCTTCTTCCGAATTGCGAATCTTATTATTCATCCCGCAGAACATGTTCTTGTTCCCAAACATGAAAAAGTAAGTCGTGAAGAAATCAAATCCATTACTACACAGCCTACCAAACTTCCCTTTATCAAATATCACGAAGACATGCAAGCCAGAGTACTGGGTCTTGTTCCAGGAGATATTGTCAAAATTACACGCCCGAGTCCTTCATCAGGTGAATACATTGTGTATCGCATTTGTTCGCCATAAAAAGAAGTGATGAAGAGGACTACGGTAACTGTCCAGCCATCTTCGCCTGAATGCGCAGCAATTCGAGGCAAATATGATTCCAGTGATGCTTTTTTACAATACAAGCGAAGCACTCTGAAAACAGATGATCTTCGCGCGTATGTGGCGAGTCAATTAGCATCTGATTTACAATCTCGTGGAGATGCTGATGTACAGCGTCGTTTGCTTGAAAATGGAACAAAGCTTCAAACCTTAGAATATGAACTTTCATCTCTCCAGAAGTGTCTTCAAACGGATCTTTTAACAGCCCAGGATGTTTCTGCTAAGGTTTATTCTCTTCAAAAGGAACTGGATATGGCAGAAAAGGAGGCAAAGGAAACACAGGTAAGTGTAAAGGAAGCGAAAGAACGAGCAACGTTGCTGGAACAGCCTTATGCGAAGACAAACCATTGGGAAAGCTGGTTTCCCTTGGGTAGACCTTTGCGCCAAGAAAGTGTCCCGGTGCTTTTATCCTTTGCAATTTTATTTTTGACCCTGTCTCTAGGCATGTTTTTACGACTGGCGGGATTTTTATTTATCTTTCAAACACCTTTGAGTCGCAACACAGGATTCAACCTTTCATTACCTTTTATTAGCTAAAGTAGGAAAGATGAGTTCTGTTTGCAAAGCAACGCCAGCTATAACAAGTCTAGCACAAATTTCAATCCCATTTCCTACCTCCGTGTTTCCTGGAACACCTTTGCAGCGGAACTCCGATGGGCGTCTAACGGAAGGAAGTTTGAGCAGTCTCTATGATTCTCTAGTTTCAACAGGAAATCTTGTTAGTCTTAGCCAGTATAAAAAAAGACTTCAAACCATAACGCAAGCAGATAAAGAGGCTCAAAGGGCGACTCTCGAATCCCTGGGTCTTACGGAAAAGAGAACAATGGATGGAATCCAAGCGGAATTTTGTTATACCTATGTTCGCTATAAATTTGCCTTAGAGGATCTCTTTGATACCATGTCTAGAAATTCAGCACGATCCGCTCTCACCCCTGCTCAAACGACGGCTCTCCAAGCGAAGCTGGATAAGGCGAAAGAACTCAATACAAAACTCAACGACCTTATTCAACTTGTTAATTTTATAGCAAAACAGCGTGCTTCTGAAATGAGGGAACAGAATTCAGATATCAATAGTTTAAATGGTGAAATAACGTCTGTGTATGGACAATTGGCAAAGGCGAATGAAATTCTGAAGAAAGAAGATGCTCTTACGGATTTGCGCAAACGGATGGTGGAATTTACGGAAGAAAAGAATCGTTCTGCTTCCAATTTATTGTCTTTGTATGGTTTTTTGAACCTGGTTGCCCTTGGACTTTTATTTTACATTGCGCGCTCCTAAATCAATTGTCTAGAATAGAAGATGGGAAACCTTCAAAGTATAACGGATATAACCCGGTTAGCCCAAGATGTTCAATATACTGCGGCTCTGCGTGATATGACTCCTGAACAAAAAAATGCTTATTTCGCATCACAAAAGGATGCGTTAGTGTCCGATGTTTTAACAGATAGGGAGGGAGCATTTGCCAAAACCTTGACGGATGCTACGCGCAACAACTCCATTCAAAATTCTTTATTTTTCTATTTGCAAAGGAATCAAGATTTGACCGAGTTGGGAACAGAAATGTCAGGACAAAACAAACAAACCATTGATACCGTGCGCTACAACAATCAATTGGCTACTCGTCAATATGAAATTAATGAGTGGTCTTATAACAATAAAATGGATACATTGTTTGTCTTCCAGATTTTGTTTGTAACTCTCTTGGTCTCTGCTACATTGGTTTTTCTAACCAGAATAGGAATTCTTCCCAACGCTCTTCTTGGAGTTCTCTCAGGAATTCTTCTTTTTGTAGTCATAGTTGTTATAGTAAATAGGGCTCGTTATACTGCAAGGACTCGTGATCAGAGATATTGGAATCGTCGGCAGTTTCCCAAAAAAGAACAGGGTATGGAGAGTCCCGGGTCAATTTGCCCACCTGCCGAGCCTTCTGATACAACGAGTCAACCAGCGTCTGTATGAACTGTAAAGCCTTTGTAGAAATGGACTCGTTGTCCGACTGGCAAACACGGTTTGCTCGTGTAGAAGATAGTATACTCCAGATTGAGAATCTCGTTGGACGATATTCTCAGACGCGACGTTCTTCGGCGAATATTGCCGATACTGTTCAGTCCTTAGAGGAAAAGGTTGGAGAAGCCAAGAGGAAGATTCTGGATAACGAATCAGCAGCATCCACCTTTGACAGAGAGTTTTTAGAGCGAAAGCAAACATTCCCGAGTCCTTTCGTTCCTGATAAACTCTACACCATTCAAGATTTTACCTTCTTTTTATTGTTTGTTGCCTACTGTATTTTTCTCGTAGCTATTGTTTTCACGATTGAACAAAAAAAGTTTGAAGTCTTAACGGGAGGAATTGTGCTAGGTCTTATAAGTTTAGCGCTGATTGTTCGGTATGCTTAGTCGTCTTCAATTGTCGGTGAAGTTCCATTTACTGTTTGTTCATGCTCTTGATCAAACTCCTGAATCTCTTCTTCTGTTTCAAAGACACGAATGTGCGAATACACATTTTTGCCTTTGGAATCACCAAATGTATCTTCACATCTCTGGATAAGTTCCTTGAGATCCATGCGTTTGGAACTGGTTTCTTCCGTCCAATGCTTATAGCACTTCCAGATTTCCTTACTGGAGACCACATTGTTGAGAACTTCCGTGAATCCATTGCGCTGTTCACGAATCCTCTCCATACGGAACTTGGCGAAGTTATCATAATCGGCGCGATACTTCTCGGACTCCTGCTTGACAATATCAGGTTCAGGATGAAGTCCCTGTTGGATGTATTCTGTTTCATAAATGTGAACAAGAAGACTGAGAAATGGCTCTCTCCACTCCATAAGTTTCTGATCCAGACTGTTGTCTCGGGGAAAGAAGTTCGGCTTCTTGGCTACTACATCTGGATGATTCACATCCTCAAAACGACTCTCAAAGGGAATAACCCGAATACGACGCCAAGTACCATTGTCCAAGGCATTCACCGTGGGTAGACGATTGCACAACATACACATCTTGCCCATGATCTTAAACTTTTCCTGATCTTTGTACAATCCTCTGGCTTCTACTAAGTCTTCTCCTGACATCTGCTTCATGCGACTCGTGTTGAGTGGTTCTTTGTCATCGGGTTCTTCACTGACAATAAATCGTCTACACTTCATGGCAATGATATCAGGATTGGCTGCTCCTGATTCAGGTCTCTTGCGGGTTAGAGCTGTGGTGGCGAGCTTCGTCCAGTAATCACCGAGAACAAGCCTCATAAGATTGTTTAGCTTGGATTTACCATTGCTGCCTACACCAATCCAGAAGTAATACTGTTGTTCCCTGTTTTCACCTTCCAGACAGGAGGCCAGAAGGCGAAGAACATATTTGCGAAGGTCAGCCCGAGGAAAGAGTTTTACAAGAAAGTCTTGAATTTCTTTCTGAGCGGGATCACGGGGATTGTAAGGTTGATAATTGATCGCTTCTGTTTCAGGGTGGTTGCGACCCGCTAGAAAGCTCACATAGTCTTCAGGTCTCCCTTGACGAAAGATTACGTGCTCACGAGTATCCTGTGGTCCTTTCATACGGAGATCCAGAATTCCGTTAGCACAACCAAGCAAATATGGATTGATATTGAGCTTGTTCTCAAAGTCTTGCTCGTAAAAGAGTTGTGCGCACATCGACATGACCGAACTGCTGAAACTGTAGCTGTAGAGTTTTTTTTGCATTTCGTTAAGCTCGCCTTGTTTGTCAATTAAAGTCTTTTTATTTCTTGGATCAGTTGTAATATGTACTTGTCCTCCAATTTTATCACAGGCTGATTGAATTTGATTTGCAACATCCGTACAGATTCTCTGGCGAAATTCAATGCCTTGATTCAGATGTCTCCACATGTTGAGAGACTCATCGTAATAATACCATTCAGTATCCCGCTGATGGGTAGATGCAATATAGAGTGAACCAAACATTTTTTGCATGAGAAGGGCAATATGGTAATGGGTTGCATCCGTTTGACGGATAATGTATTCACAAATGTCTTTATCTAGAATCTGTTTATATTTTTCAAGGTTGTCATCGCGTGCCCATTTGTGAAGACTGGGTTCTCGGAGAAGACGAGCATCTCCTGACTTCCGCATGCCTGCAACCCATTCCCTCCTGTATTGAGGAATATCCATTTCTCGGAACTTTGGAGACTTTTTGCTAAACTCCATCCACAAATCAAACATTTCTTCACTGGCATTGATGTTGTGAAGACACCAGCCAACCCGAATCCAGTCTTCTCTGTCGTCTGCTCTCTGTGCGGATAGACAATCTACAATCAAACGAAGGGTGTTCATGTGATCTTGTGTTTGTGGAAGCATAGAAGTAAAAGCAGTAATCAAAGGATTGTTGGCAGCAGTAAGGGCAGCAGCAAGATTTGCTATGGTTGCATCCGGTTCATTCTGAACGAAGGGCTTATTGAAGGATGCCTGAAGAGCTTGGTATTCGGCGAGAGCTTCTTCTTTGACTTCATTGATATCATCTTCGATTTCATAACGAATACTGAGTTGTTTGAGAAGTTGAGAGGGAGCAAAGGACTCAGGATTTTCATCTTCCCACATTTCACCTTCAGGATGATAAGACCAAACATACTTGAGTTTGTAGGCTGGAGCTTTGGATTTGCTTGCTCCATAAAACATCCACCCTTGGTCTGTTCCCATTTTCTTGTCAAAGATAGCGTCCTCACTGTTGCAATACTGGGTGTGCCCAAAGACTTCGGAAATGACATTTTGATTCATGAGATACGACCGAATTACATTCCATTTCTCATTCACCATGGTAAGCTCAGGACAACAGATATGAATACCATCTTTCGTTATATCTTTGTCATCGTAAGGGCTAGGACGAAGAGTGATAAAGAACTGAAGAGATTCATAGGCTTTTTTGAGATCAAAGAAGTGTTCACAGGCCTCTACAATTCGTTCGCAGAAAGAACGGATATCGTCTTCGGTAAATCTGCGCTCTAATGCCTGTGTCTTGGTATAGGCAAAGTCCAAATCAATAAGAAAGGGTTTGGATGCTCCAGGGCGAGGTCGTTCCACAAATCCCAAAGCACGATTCCCTTTTACAAAGAGGAAATCATTGAGAAGTTCCAAGAGACGAGGGTAATCCTTATCTGGAATGATCCACTTGCCTTTGAGATCATCCATACCTGTCATCGTACTGTCCTTAGAACTTTCTGTGTAATGTTGTTTTAGAAACGTAGAGATAGGATGTTCATAATAATTGTCTAAGGCAGGATTGCGTTTCCTATTGCTTTTGAGTTGATTCATGTGCTCATGTGCCATCCTTTCTACCAGGAAAAAGGCTCAATTTTTAGGAAAGGAGGCGCGGGTTAAAGATACTAAGAATCAAATCAAGAAGACTATGTCAGGTGCACAATCAGTTAAGCGTGTACTCAAAGATCTTCAAAATGTACGCGATTTGAGTGGCCAGAATATTTGGTATTATTCAGATGAGCATTCAGCTTACAGTGGAACAGCATTGATTCAAGGACCAGATGGAACACCGTATGAGGGTTGTCTTTTTGCATTTGTTGTGAAGTTTCCAAATGATTATCCCTTTTCACCCCCGTCAGTACGATTTCTAACAGGAGATGGACGAACTCGTCTACACCCCAATTTGTATGTAGAAGGAAAAGTCTGCCTTTCGATTCTAGGGACATACCCAGGACCAAGTTGGTCAGGAACACAGACCCTGAGCTCTGTTCTCTTAAGTATTTTAGCACTGTTGGATTCAAATCCTCTTGCGCATGAACCTTCGTTTGAAAAAGGAACACTTCTTGATCCAAGGCATAAGGAATATGCGGATGCCGTGGAGCATACCTGTATTAAAATAATGGTTGAAAGTCTTCAATCCTTTCAACGAGATCCTGAGCATCATCTTTGGACGCCGTTTTTAGAAATCGTAGAGGACAAGTTGGATGAACTCAAAGAAAAACTTCGTAGAAAAATTCTTGACAAAGCGCAAGGCCCTGAACGAATCTGGCCGAGTCTTCCATATGGAATGTCAGTGCGATCCTATTGGAAACAACTATCGCTTACGGCAACGGTCTAAATTTGAAAGATCCTGACAAGTAGAAGCGAGCAACCAAATGAGATTTTGCCCAAAGTGCGATAATTACCTCTATCTGAATACTGTGGATGGAGTTTTGAAGAGGATTTGTAAGTTGTGTAGTTATACCGAGGATGACAAAGAAGGAGGACTTGTAATGGAAACAACTGTTCAGGAACGATCAAGTGAAGGATACAAAATTCTTGTAAACGAGTTCACAAAAGATGACCCCACTCTTCCTCATGTCGATACTCTTCCGTGTCCGAATACAGCATGTCCAACCAATAGCGGTGCGAATTCAAAGCCCCCCCGGGATGTTATTATTATTAAATATGATGCTCAAAATATGAAATTCTTGTATATTTGCAATGTATGTAGTCAATTATGGAGAAGTCGTTCTTAGATTTGTTTCCACTCAGGAGGAAATAGGTCTCCATTATATCCTTTCATCCATGCGTTGGGAACAACCACAGGAGCACGGACCATATGCGCTCCCAAAAATGCTCCCCACCATGAAAACGTGGAGTTAGCACAAACAAACCCACCATGACATTGTGTCATGAGTGCAAGTGTTTTTATTTCATCAGTTTCATCCACGTATTCGAGATTCGATAAAGTCTGAAATACGGATTGTTGTTTGCACCATTCAAGATCATCTGAAAAGAGTTTGTAATGAACATTCGTTGGTTTTACGATTTGGTCTAATGCTGCCTTGTAGTAGCTTTCGTCTTGGAGATAATGAATATCGGCAAACTTTACAAAATCTCCACGGCGCACATGAATACCAATACATGTCGGGTCATTTGGCGCTGTAAGATACTGTTCAAGACCCCTCAAATACAGAGAGCGAATGAACTCTTCATGTCGACCGATGGGAGGATAATACTGGAAATACCCATGAAGCAAAAGGTTTGAAGAGGTTTCAATGGTGCTCCAAGGCTCAAATCCAGGTTCGCCTGGATATTTTACAAATTTATGAATACAAAGAGCGTGTACAGCGGCATCATCTACAAAACATTGCATCCGAAGAGGGAAGTCTTTAAAAACAGTTTCTTCGTAGGAGACAGTTTGCGTCTTATGAATATGGGGTTGTTCGAGAGGCAAGACAACTTGACCGCCTTTTTCACGGGACTGTATAACCGCCGCCGCAACTTGAAACATCTGATTTCCTACACCTCCCTTTCTCACAGGAAGTATATACTGGTTGCTCATTCTGTTGAATCTAAAGATACTTTCTTTTTATGTCCTAATGGATCGGATTGATAGAGTCTACTATATTAACTTAGACAGTCGTGAGGATCGGAAAACACAGTTTCTAGCGGAGATGAAGAAACTTGGTGTTTCAGAGGAAAAGATTGAGAGAATTCCAGGGATTCCAACTCCTGGATTTGGAATTTTAGGATGCGGGTTAAGTCATAAAAAGACAGTAGAAACATTTCTAGAGTCTCCTTACAGCAACTGTCTTATTTTTGAGGATGATTTTACAGTAACTCAGGATGTAGTCTACTGTCATTTTCTCTTGCGTCAAATTTTTGAATCAGGAATTCCAGTGGATCTCGTTATGCTCTCAGGAAATATTATGAAAGACGAACCTACTGTGTCTCCTTTTCTTCAGAAAGTGTTGGATGGACAGACAGCATCTGGATTCTTTCTAACCAAACAGTTTGCCCCGAAGTTGGTTCAGTGTCTTTCGGAATCTACCGTTCTTCTGGATGATTGGCACAAAAAGACAGGACAAAAGAAGCACGAGTACTGTAATGATATTTACTGGAAACAGTTGCAGCCTATTTCCAATTGGTTTATTTTAAAACCAAAGTTGGGTATTCAACGAGAGTCGTATTCGGATAATGAACTCCGTGTTACCAACTATGGAGTCTAAAAAACAGTTTCCTATACATCCAATGGAAGAAATCTATAAAAACATAATTCAAACAGTATCACCGGATATGTTGTATAAGCTTCCGCATACATATGTGGGAACGTATCCAACAGGGTTTATTGTTGTCTCTACCGAGCCTATTGTACAAACGTTTCCTTTTACAGTTTGTCCTCTTAGAATAACAAACAGTCTAGATAGTCTTCCAGGCAATCCAGCTAATGCTCATGATGTTATAGTACAGTATTCATCCAATCAAGGACCTTTAGAGACATTGTTGTACAAACTATATGAAGAATACAAGAGTACAGGGTGCGAAAAAACAGAGTGTTCAATGAAACGGTATGTGTTTCGTAAAACCTATCCTTTGCGAAAGGTAATTATTCCTTGTTTCCAACGGAAAGAAAATCTGCAAGCAGTTTTGCAGAGATTTCAGATGATTCAAAAACCCGTAGAAGGCTATGCCCCAAAGATAACCTTGGTTGAACACAGCCCGTTTCCAGAACACAAGCAAACAGCGGAACAGTTTAATTGTGAATATCTTTGGTTCTTTCTAGATCCTTCACGTCCTGAGATTCCTATAGGACAGTTTAACAAGGCCTTGTGTTTTGACAAAGCCTTTTTATACTCAAGTCCTGCATATTGGTATTTGTTTCATGATAATGATGTTCTTGTTCCTAAAAACTTTTGGAAACTCTTGGATGAAAATGCTGATAGAGCCAGTACACAGTTTTTACAACCTTATACGCACCGTTCTCTATTAAATTTAAAACCAGAAATAGCTGAAGAGTTCCGAAAGGATCTGACACATATGGATAAGCCTATTCCTAGCGAACACTATTATCCTATTTGCCCTGGAGCACCAGGTGGTTCATTGTATTTGTCTCGAACACGGTATTTAGAAGCTGGTGGTCATGATCCACAATTGTGTTGGGGGTATGGCCCAGAAGATTTACTTTTTTTCAAAAAGCTTCAACTTCTTGAACCATTAGCATTCGCAGATAATCCTCCAATTGAATTGGTTCATTTGTGGCATCCACCGGCCGCTTTACAAAACCCTCTTTTATCACAAATGGATTCTTTTGTCAAAATCTATTTTGAACAATTGCCCAATGACCAAAAACTAGGGTACATGCAGTACAAACGAAATGTGTTAGAAAGTTTACTCACTCGATAATGATCCCTGTAAATAAGGTTTGATTGCTTTGAGAATAGCAATAGGACAACAGGAAGGAATTTGGAACTGTGTTTGACTTGCTACCAAATATGTCCAATTTTCTGTGCTCCATCTTCGGGCCATTTGGCCATACTGTTTTGAACCTACAGTTAGCCAACTATCAATTAGGTCATGGGTCTTTTTAGACAGTCTGCTTTGGATGGAAGGAAGACGTAATAGAGATACCAGCAGTTGGAACAGATCGCGACCTTCTTTGGGGCATGGATCAAGAGGGGGAAGAACTCCATCTCCGAGATTTACAACCGCGATACCGCCTTTTTCCTTTGATCCAAGACAAGCAAAGCCAAAATCCAAGAGTATTATTTGAAAAGGACAAATAAGAGTATACACATTTTCGTAAAGTCGCAAGGATATTTTACAGGGTTTATCAACAAGTAAAAGATTATCAGCTTTCATATCTCGGTGGTCTAAGCCTAGTTCTGTTTCTAAACAGGCTAAAACCAGTGATACATGGGCTAAAAACAAAAAAAAATCATGATCGGGAGATGATGATGTAGAAAACCACTTTTCAACCGATACACCATGAATTTTTTCCATGGAGAACCATATTTTTTTATCATTCCAAAATACATCCAATACTTTTGGGATACACCATGAGCATCCATATGTGGCTAAGGTTGTAGAGGCAAGATGTTGAAGAACAGCTTCTTGTAATAAATTCATTTCCGCTAAGCGCGGTTGTTTTGCCAATACAGTTTCACCATTCCGTTTCACAATAAATAAGTTTCCATACGACCCACGATCAACCTGCGATTCTACAGTAAAAGAACAACGTACAGTACAAAAAGAAGACAATAAAACATGAAGCTTCGCATCTACAATACAAATTCGGTCCAAAGGTATCGAAGGTATAGATTCAATAGAATACATACCTTCAATTCCAATATCCCTGAGTGAAAACTGCTTGTGTTTCCACATTACCCTATTTAGAACCCCGAAGATACATATCAATATCGGTAGGGGATTGAAAAATCTTTGCTAATTCAACCGCGGAGAGTTCACGTGGATGTTCAGGTTGAGGAGCATTTCCATACCGCTCCAAAAACAAACGCGGGGGAGTAGCGTGGCGAATTCCTGTTTCTTGATCCCACCACGAAACATGAATCTGCCGAAGATCTGGTTTATCTTCCCTTTCAAACAGAGGAAGAGGAATAAACCGGCCTTTCCATGCCCAAAAGGGTTGATCAATCGTATCTGGATTTAATCGGCAACGATCTCTCCATCGTAGAGGTATACTCGTTTGATTCACAGGATTCCATCCCTCTTTTGCAAACAAATCATTCCAGTCCGCAATATTCTTTCGTTGATGAATATGAATATATTCGTGAATGAGTGTTTCTTGTTTTTTGGATTCAGGGTAATACTGAGGGAGACAAATCAGGTTGGGAGGCCGCGTATGAGGCATACCTGCTTCTGCAGTTGGAAACATTGTTAGAATTTGTGTTCCGTATAGCCAAGGAGTAGGCTGAGGTTCAACAGGAGTATAAGACAAGGGAGCACGGGCTCTGGCATTTATGGGACTCTTGCTCACATGCCAAAAAAAGGAATCTAACTGTTCAGCCGTTTGAAGAGCGTTCATGTATCTTTCTTCTTTTTATCTTTTTTAAGTGCGGATGCTGCCGCCTTTTTCTGTTCTTTGTATTCTTGTGCAATCATTTTATGAATAAAGTAGGTATTCAGTGTTGTTTGCTTAGGGATTGAAACAGGTTGTGCTACAATTGGTTCTGCTGCACGAGCGGTAGTTGTCTTTGGCTGAGAACTGCTTACTGATCCCCCTATCATTCCCATAAAGGCTTTCTTTGCTTGGTTCGAGCAAGCTTTGATGGGTGTTCCAAAGAGAAGATCAATGGCCAGTGTTTCGCGAGTTGTTTCCGTTAGAGGGATACTCAGAGGTTTGTAGCCTGGTATTTGTTCTACCATAAGACCGAAGAGTTGCCCAATAGGTTTCATGAGTTGATGCTCAATATAGTACTGGTAATCGGGTTGTAGTTTCTTAGATTTAATATAGTCAGGAGTTTCAATGCGTTCACCTTGGAGTTTGGGTGCAACTTGACCAGGAGGCGCAGCAATATAGACAAATCCCATGCGTTCACCCACGGCAGGAGCATTTCCTGGATCTCGTTCTTTCATTCGGTCCGCTAGAATCTTATGAGCAGGATAGGGGGGAGCATTTTCAAGTTCTACTCGTTTTTTCGTGAGTTGAATCTTGAGCTTTTCCAATTCTTTTTTGTTTTCTTCTGATGGCATTCGTTTTTGTGAGAGTTCGGTTATCTTTTTGTCAAGATCAGCAATATCATCTCGTACCCAATCTGCCTTGTATTTCGAAAGACTTTTCGTTATAGTGAGTTGAGATAGACTTACTGCTCCGTTCACCATATCCAGTGTTTTTTGGGTCACGAATGCTGCCGCCTTTTTCACATCTCGTTCATTGAGAAGAATATTGATAGCTCCTCCATAAATAGTTTTCAGAATGGGTGCATTGTCTCGTCTCTTCAAGACAATTCCCATAGAGGTCTGCTTGAACTCCGTAGGCGACTCCTCATATTTATTTCCCACATACCTCTTCTTGCTAAAGATGATAAACTGGTCAAAGATTTTATCATATTCAAAGTCATGCGGTGCTTTGAGAGCTCCTGTTATAAACTTGCCTGCTTCTTCCGTTAGATGAATGGTTGCCTCTCGTGCTTCCAATCCCTGGAGCTTTTCTCCTGTCTCTGGGTTCTTGACTCCAAAGTCTACAAAGAGAGAATCGGTATCTCCATAAACAACTCTGGCGACGCACCGAGGATCATTCGCTTCCGGTCCATAAAATTCTTCAATGGCGGCTTTGGCAAAGAGAATTTGCTTTCGCCCATACGCAGTAGTTGATGCGGCTAGATGTTGTAGGCGGACTTTGAACGTTCCTGAACCTAATTGGCCATAGAGTGAATTCGCAGTTAGCTTGTAGGCAAGTTGTTCTGCATCCAGAAGATTCTTACGGAAGATATCTGTTTCCTTCTCTGCTTCTTTCCTCTTGGTTTTTCTTGCAGCAAGGAGTTTTGCAACAATATCAGGAAGTGTGTGCTTACTTCCATCAGGTTTCTGTGCATATCTACAGACACGGATACCTTTCTTTACCTTTTCAGGTTGTTTGCGTGTATCGCCTTCTTTCGTTCCCCAAATATCAAAATCAATATCGGTCCAGCGTGTTCCTGGTGGGGCTTTGGATTCGTGTGCTTCGTTTCCAAAACTGTATCCAAGAAAGTTTCCCTGAAGATCAAAGTCTTTAACCCATACGAGAGAATCATGACTAATGTTTTCACTGATGATTGTGGATGGATACAGAGAGGCAAAATCACATACACCAATGGGAGATTCCGAATAGAAACCAGGAACAGGATCTAAGACGATTGCCCCTTCATAACTCTCTTCTGCTTCTTTGTCCGAATCAGAATCCTTATCTGAAAATCCTTGACTTTCGAGAACCTCCACTACAATGTTTCGTTCATGGCACTCCTTGAAAATCAGACTCTCAATCTTGATTCCTTGACCACGCGTAAAGATATAAGAAACAGGAACAGAGCAAACGTTGGCCATGGACATAGCGTTGTTAAACACATCAAGCTTCTTATAAAGTTCATAGACGAGATCACAATCTTGAATACAGTACTTGGCAACTTTGGCGCGTCCAGCAGAACCCTCTTCTGCATGAAGACGGAAGATTTCTTGAGGAGGAACGTCGTCTTTCACAACTGCCCACTTTACTGCTTCCTGTAGATCCTCTGGTTCACAGGAAGGATCAGCTTCTACAGTAATGGATTTTCCTGGAGTAACGGAGAGAACTTTGAGTTTCTCCACAATAGCTTCACCGGTCTCATCCAGAAGCACAATGGAACGACCAGGAACAACATCCCCTGTTTGTTTGGTTTTGATACTGTAGGTTTCTCCTTCTTGTTCCACCGAAGACAGTTTTCCTGACATATAGTTTTGACAGACATTGTCCAATTTATAAGAGGGAAGATTTACTTGTCTACGAACATAATGATACAGATCAATTTCTAGACGACCTGTACAGTTCCACATGTGTAAGTAGTTATCTCCCAGCGCGGAACTGCTTAGAAATTTTTCAACCTTTTTCATTTGTTGGTTGTAGCGATCATCTTGACTCAAACGGTTGAGACTTTGGAAGGAACTGTTTTCGGTTATGCCAAGCATTTCCGCTCTATCCCATACATATTTGTCATCAAAACCAAAGATATTGTATCCGACAAAGATATCAGGGTTTTCGGTCTCCATATAGGCGGCCCATTTAAGCAGAAGATCCTTTTCTGTCTTGGCGGTCGTCACCTCAATACCAGGAATCGGATCGCAGGAGTTGAGAACAAAGATATGTTTTTTGGTAGGATATCCTTGTTGCACAATGACATTTCCAATTTGGATAATCGGATCACCTTTTGCCGCTTGTGGAAAATCTCCTGACTTAGAATACACTTCAATATCCCAAAAGTTTGTCTTGAAGGGAGCAGAAGCCATAGGAGCAGTTCCAGGACCAATCTCATCCCAACGACATGTTCCGAGCCAACCATCCTCAGTTTCTTCAAAGTCGGTATTTGTTTCTACCCATCCACAAGGTTGAATATTGCGCATATGAAAGAAACGAAGCATAGGGTCAAGCATTGCATCATAAACTTTTAGCGGATCAGAATCTTGATAGATGCGAAAGATGGGTTGAGACTTGTCGTTGAGGAAGAGTTTGCGAAGTTCATAGAACTGGCGTTTGGTTTTGACGGAAACTTCTACAAGTGTAGAAATTTCATTCCCAGTATAGCCATACAAAGGCTTCTTCTTGGTTTTTTTGGCGCTGTAGGAACTTCCTGCTTTGGTCGAGCTGAGTTTATCACTTAGAAGCATTTTGAAATGCTCAAAGGAATTGCGAGTATTGGGAAGTTCCACATAGAAGAAGGGTTCAAATCCCTTTACTTCAAGACGGATGGGAGTTCCAGTCTCAGAAGATCCGAAAAGAGTGATAGTATATTCCTCTTTCTGTGGATCTTGGGCAATTGAATCAAAGAGATGAAATGTTGTTTTCATGGTTGCTAGGAAGTCTGCCTACCTGGCTGCCCAATTTTCATCCCTCGCATTTACCGCCTTCTCGTGGCTTTCTTCGCTTTCTTTGACTTACTAGCACGTTTGGCTTTGCGTGTCCTTTTATTGGCTATCGCCGCAGCACCCAATAAAATACCCGCATGTGCCGATTCGCCAGTTATACGAAGTAGTGCTGATAGCAGGGTTTCACTGCCGCCTTTCATGACTGTTTTATTGGATACTTCGCTTACAATATCCTCTTCCATATCGGGGGGGCTTTCCAGATTTTTGGAATCAACAGGTGTATATGTCTTCGTATTTGTATCGTTGACTACTGTATTACGGAGGCTAGCGGCATTGATATTGTTGGCTACTGTATTACGGAGGCTAGCGGCATTGTTATTGTTGGCTACTGTGTTGGTGGCTACAGTATTATTGGCGACAACAGTGTTTGCATTCTTTACAGGTTGATTGACAGGTGTCGTGACAATCGTTTTGAGTTCTTCTATTGTTTGAGGTTGCGGCATGGCATTGGTGGGAGAACCGGACTCATCCTTGAATTCAGCAGGCTTCTTATCTGTTCCTACCAAGAGTAGACTTGGGTAGCCTTCTATTTTTGCATTCTTCAAGCTTGTCTTATCAACCATGTCGTAATGAACGGACGCCGTATTCACAGATTTATTCGGCATGGCGGAAACTTCATTCCACATACGATTCTTAAAATTGGTGCAGTGTCCACACCAGTCGGCAAAGACCAACACAATGGTCAATGGTCCTTGGCTGAGCATAGACTCGAATTGAGGAATATCCTTTTCATTTCGTATTTCCTTGGGGACAGAAACCTTTCCCATACGAGTCGTTGGTTTGCGAGGCATTCTTCTACTTTTCCTCTAGAGAATTAGTAGGGAAACCGATGGATGCGTTTGTAAGTTTACTCATTGGTATATTTATAATTGGATACCTGTTTTTGTATCTATCAGGAAGGCAATATCTGCGCGAAGGCTTTGCTCCTGTTTCTATGCCCAAGCCCATCAATACAGGAGAAATGGCCAAACCTTGTTTCAATCGAACTGTTTTGGAGCAAAATCTGGATGCTCCCTTTCTAAAGAGAGGAATCTTGGATGTGGATGATTATGAATACAATTTGATTTTCCAGAATGAAGGCGATAGGGAAATAACAAAAAAACTCCAAAACAAATTACAGTCTCAATATCCTATGGATTGGTCAATTCAACCACCTAGTTCCTCTATATTCCAACAGGGAAAACAGCGTTTAATGGAATCATTTGCGAATGCTCCGGTTCAGCCTTCGGGAGTAAATCCATACGCTGCCATATCGGGTGGTACATTAACTCCTCCCGATACGACCATAGAAGAAATGGAAGAAAGGAAGATTTTACAAACCTATCAACCGAAGCAGACAGGAGATTTAACAACGTATTCCTTGGATGACGCTCAGACATTAATCGATAAAATATACAATGCGAAAGGATTAATACCTACCGTTGTACGCAAAGAGGAGAATGTCTATGAAATAACGGGAACTCGTCGTAAAGATGAAAAGATAATCTACGAGGATGAAGAAGCTCCTGCAACATCCGGTGTGACACCTGTTGCGGCGGCTGGTGAGGGAGTTATTAATGTTCCAGCGGAGGCTGTTGATGTTTCAGCGGGTCTTGATCCTTTTTTCTCTCCTGCACCCAGCTCACATATTGGGCGATGGGATTATCAGAAGTTTACACCGGGATTGGAACGCATGTTCGCTCCAACCTATCCAACAGTTGAATGGTATTAGACACATTTTATAGATTCACTTTGAGTCATAAAAATATGTTTATCGGCGGCGAGTTTGTCTTTTTGATTTCTTGACTTTACGGGACTTTCGTTTTCCCCCACGAGGATGACCAAGATATTCACGAGCTATATGGCTTTCAAGATTTTCAGGAAGTTTGTAATACTCGCCAACTTCAAATAAGGCAGACCGTTCTCTTTGTTTCCGAATAGGTTCATATATGCGTTCTAGACTTTCTCCCAGCTTTCGTGTGTGGTATTTTCTTTGATTACGTAATGAAGTTGTATTGACATTGTACCTCCACCGATTGGGTCTTTGGTAGAGATACAGTATATCATTTTCATTCATGGAAGGAATAGTTTGAAGTTCAGAATGTGTGGGGAATTCACTTAAAAATCGTATAGACGTTTTGGGGCGGAGATCAAAGGAATCACGATTCATACCAACAACTTCGGAGACGCGTTGGGCTAGCTGAAGAATCGTATCTTCAGAATCAACGTCTACTTGAAATCGCTGATTTGTACGTGTGACAATGATGTACGTTCGGGTTGGCATCTTCTATTGTAAATAGTATATTTATGGACTTGGTGATGGCGGTGGTGAAGGTGGAGGTGGGGGTGGAGGTGAAGGTGGAGGTGGAAGTGGAGGTGAAGGTGGAGGCCCAGGAGGTGAAGGAGGCGGTGATGGAGGCGGGGGTGGCGGATGCATACCAGGAAGACCATGGAAAGGTTTCCTATAGCCTCCCCATACGGGAGTAGAAAATCCAGCCCACCAACCAGGCTGACGATAGACAATAGGATTGTAATAAACAGGCCTTTCTACTTCATAGACAATCGGTTTTATAGGAACAGGATCAACAAGATTTATGTAAAGAATATATGCGATTGCTACGATTAAAAGAATTCCAAGCCCGTAGACTAGGGCATCACGCTTTGCCATTCTGTATACTAGGTAAGAAATCTTCCCAATTTCCATCTTGCAAGGATAACAATGTTATAGAAACAAAGGATAAAATAACACCGAGTGTTTTGTAAGGACCTAGTTTTTCTCGGAAATAGACGAGGCCTACAAAGGTCACCAGAATGTCGCTGATGAGATCCCACATGAGATTCATAACAATCAAACTCTCATATTTGAGAGAGCTCAAGAAGATCCAAGGTTGAAGAGCATAAATCAATGTAGGTATGGCCATCCACCGAATAAGTTTGGTAGGAGCACTGCTGACTGTTTTAATAGTTCCAAGCATAAATACATCAATACCTGCCATGAGTAAACCATAGAGCAAGGGTGTGTATTCAAGGCGGACCATATCTTCTACTCAAAGATGGCTTTATTGTGGGGCGTTGGAGAGACCAACGGAGCTAGCGATGAGAGTTGCTCCTAGCAGCGTAAGCCAATTTGGAATTTCTTCTGCAAATAAATATCCCCAAAGGAATGATGCTATAACTCCTACAAACGTCAAAATGCTAAAAACTCCAACGGATACACGAGGAATCGCATAAAAGCGGAGAGCATAACCCACAAATCCTACAAAAAGATTGAACAATGTCATGGGAATCCAAGCCGATGGATTCCAATCAATAGGAACACCTTTGTACAGAATATAACCCAGAAGAGGAATGAGAGAGCCAGGATACAGTTCTAGTGTGGCAAAATACGGATTAGGTTGTTTGGCTGTGCGTACAGCAAAATACATGATAGTTTCTGTGAGAGCAGCACCCAATGCGGCAAAAATGCCTTTCAACGTAGTCTGTTTTTTTGTCTGGTCTTCACCTTCCGTTATGCTTTGACTCACTAACACAACTCCTACAAATGCAAGCAAAGCTAAAAGCCATTGGGATGTAGATATGGATTCTACTGTAAAAAGTCCTCCAATAAGATTTAAAATTGGGTAGGTATAGAAAAGACTCATAGCAACCCCCGCAGGAAGTTCGGCAAACGCTGTATAAGAAAGTCCAACGTGAGCAAGGGTTATAAGACCAAGACTCAATGACCGGAAGATTCCACTGGGTGTTCCCCATGTTGTGGCAATATCGGAAGGAGAAGCCAAAGCAAAAGCAGCGATGGAAAATGTAAAAAGACGAGACACAGTTTGCGTTAAAAGATCTGTTGGAACTCGTTTTATTAAAATAGGATAGAGAGCCAATGCTATTTCGGAAATCAATACAATGACGGAATTCAACATTCTTTCTATGTATAGCTCCATAAATCAGCAAGAATGTTATTCTTCTTTTCAGGAGCAGGTCGTTGGAGTGTTTGTACAAAGGAATTGGGAGGAACATAGTCGGTTGCGCTGCGCACAGGAGGAGTACGTTCATCCCGTGGATCATTGGCAAACCGAACGGATCGGGCAACAGGTTGAGCTGTTTGCGAACGTCTCTTTTGCTCTTTTTTAACTTCAGGAGGAATCATAGCCTGCATAATTGGATTTTGATTCAAAAGATAGTCTCGTTCATGGTGTTTCCAACTTATATACAACAAATTGGGATATGTATATCGTACTTCATATCCCGATTGACGAAGCATATAGACCAAATACACAATACAGTCCTCTAAATCAATTTTGGGAAGACCAAAAATAAACGGTGGAACAGTGTAAAGAATATAATTGGCATTTCCTGACATTTGTGAAGTTGTATAGATACGTTGATGGATTTGCTGTAGTAATTGATTGTAGGCCCGAAGGCGTGCTTGGTCGCGGCGAATACGTTTATCAAATAAATCTTTGGGATTTAATTTGGGCGGTGGTTCTTGCCCTGCGGACATCCTTGTCTTTCCAAAAGAAAAGAGGTGAAGAGAGGATTCCCTAGAATGTTCATTCCACCGCGCCGCCTCGTATTGAGTGGAGGAGGTATCCGGGCACTTGCACACGTCGGAGCGCTTGAGGTTTTAGAACAAAAAGGGTTATTGAAGGCTGTAAAAGAAATCGTTGGAGTCAGTGCGGGTGCATTTGTTGGATTTACAGTATGTTTGGGATACACAATTCAAGAAATCAAAACACTGTGTTCTCTTTTTGATTTCAGTATGATTCGGAATCTTGATCCGGAAGCAGCCTTGGAATTTCCGATGAGTTTTGGATTTGATGATGGGGCAAATCTTTGTAAATTGCTTCATTCTCTGCTGCGCATTAAAGGACTGCCTATAACTCTGACATTTGGTGAATGGGCTACTCAATATCCAAATGCACTTCAGCTTCGGTGTTTTGCCACGGATATATGTTGTACTGAACCGCGTGAATTTTCAGCAACAAAATCACCCACTGTTTCTATTGTTCAGGCTTTGCGTGCATCCATGTCTTTGCCTGTTTATTTCACACCTGTTCTTGACCCGGAGACTGGTCATATGTTGATAGATGGAGGAATCTTACACAATTTTCCTTTGGCTTTCTTATCGGTCGAAGAGCGTGAACAATCATTAGGAATTTCTTTTTCCTATGATCATACACGTGTTGAAGCCATACCCGATTTGCTGACGTTTTTTTCACAAGTGTTTGCTTGTTATTATATTCCCCGAACGAATGCAATACATTCAAGAAACAAAGAGAAATGTATAATCATTCCTTGTGGAGAGATTCCTGCGTGGAATTTTGAGTTAACCCGGGCAGAGCGCGAAGGAATTATGAGGATGGGAAACGAAGCAGCAGAATCCTTTTGGAGAGACCAAACATGTCTTGGAACACGAAAAAAACCGATTCGGAGGTATTCGGTTACATGAGTTTCAAACTATATGAGTTTCAAACTGCATTTAAGAATACGATTGAGGGTATTGAGTTCATGACCTGTAGGTGCACGTCTCTTTGCTTCAATATCTCGGATGGTATGAGGAGGAAACGAGCACTGTTGATTGAGTTGTTGTTGCGAAAGTTTGGCTTCCACGCGCTTCTTCACAAGTTCAGCATGCGATTCAGGACTTAGGACTTTATGTTTGATGGGAGCTTCGGATGCTTCAATCTTTGCCAGTCGTTGGTTTTCAGGATTTTGTTTGGGAACAATGGTTTTTTGTCCGGTGGAACGGGGAGAGCGACGGAGAATAACGGGATTCCAATCTTGATGATCCATTTGGTTTGCGGTACATAGAGGGCTACGACCCTTCAAATTTGATGCCTGTCTTTCCGGATACTGTTGCAATGCTTGACTTCACAATTCTAGGATTTCTTATTGGTGGAGGATTTATTCTGGGATGTTTGCTTGGCATTTCACTTTATGGATGTTGGAAACGAAGACAGCAAAAACCTTTACCTCCTAGTACGCCTCTTCTCATCCGAAGGCAAAGCTCGGTGCGCATGATTATTCCAAGCAAATAGCTGGACTCAACAGAGATGACCACATTGGCATCCGTTTCTTTGGGAGCATTATCTCAAACTGGAGGGGACACGGAAGGAGGACGATTGGTTCAAATTCAAGCTGCTGCTCGGCGATGTGCTACGCTGGAAGCCATTCAAAAAGCGCGTTCCTCGTGTTGTCCCAGCGCACCTATTTCCCGAAAGCAAGTACCCCTAGAAAGTACGAATCTAGAAGCAAGGTTAGCCGCATGTTATCGTCAGACAACAGAGCGCGCATCTTTTTTAGCATCGCAACCTCTACGGGGTGTCCCTGAATCTGTACGGATAGCCCAGCTTCAACAGAATGTTCTCGATGATTACGCGCCGCAGACTGATCCAGCGAGAAGATTTTTAGAATACAGAGGACCAAATGTCGCTGTTGTCTGTCCACCTATGCCTACCGAGATAACCAATGCGAACTTACCCAAACCCTCTACAAGATGTGATACGTTGGCTCTTCTTGCAACAGGTGTTCCTCCAAATTCCATAACGGGCAACTCCTACTCGTCGTAGGGTAAGGAAAATTGACTACCCGTGTCCCGCCTACCACCGCAGACGACAACAATGTACGAATTTGCAATTGTATTCAGTTATATGAGCATGCTGGCTATCAGCATCTGGTTTGTATTGTATTATGGTCAGGTAAACCGTGAGAAGATGGACGATGTGGAAGTGGAAGTCGATGATACGAAGATTCGGTATAACCTTCGTAGCATCCCTCGAGTAAATTACAAGGAGGATTCGTCGGAGGACGAATGGGAAGACGATGAAAATGAGGAGGAGGCGTGGGAAAATGAAACATGGCAACTGGTTCAGAAGGCCGATGATGAGTCTCGTGAGAAGCTTATTTCAGGACTAAATGCTTTGTCCGATAAGCGAGGGCGGACTATTTCCGAGATTGTGGAAGAAGTGCTTGGATAGTTTATTGTTGCGCCTTAGCCAATCCCTGTAAATTTTCTTCTAAGAATTGCATATATCCGTCCGGAGTGCGATCCCCTTGGTATTCAACTGTTTTTCCTTCCGCAGTTTCAAGAATGAAGGTAGGATATCCTTTAATTTCTTTTCCTTGTACCTTTTCAGGTTCTTTTTCAGGTTGTATAGCCTGTACTTTGATATTGCGTCCAGCGATGGATACAAAGCCATTTTTTGCCCAGTCTTGAAAGGCAGGCTTTACAGCTTTGCAATGGGGACACCAATCAGCATAATACATAGTGAATGTATCAGCGCCTTTATTTGGTGTATCTACGAATCCTTCACGAGATGACTGAATGAACCGGAGAAGTACTAAAAGACCGAGTATAACTCCAAATAGATAAACAAACCGAACCTTCATTTCTATTCTAGCAGGCGAATTGCTACAGTGTATTTTATCGTTGGTTCTTGATTGGGATTTCCTTTGTGGTAAAGTCTCATATCAAATATAACTACTGAGCCTGCTCCTGCTTCAACCTCAACATAAGAGTCTCCATCACGAAACCACGTTCCACCATTTTTTACATCATTTAAATAAATAAGAACTTTATACATTTCTCCATGGCTCATATCATCTACATGTTCAGGAATGGGAGCTCCTCTCTTTCCAAAGACGATATGATCACGTGGTCCTTTTGTTGAAAATGGATAGTCTCCAATATAGGTTTTAACAGTTTCAAAAATTTCGTTAGCCAACCGCTGATCTTTTTGATAGATGGAGATTTCTCTATGAGCCAGAGGAATCCATGTTTCACAAATGTCTTTCGGAATTATATTCGGATAAACATATATGGTTTCATTTTTTAGTGTAGTATATACTTTCATACTTCTACTTAGTAGCCAACACGCATAACCGCAACCGGAACGCCATCAACATCGGAAGGATTGGCCGAGTATGTGACAACATAGCCAGTGAAGTATCCATTACCTGATGCAGCAGGTGAGAGAGTGGGAACACCCGTGACACCTTCCGTAGATTGTCCATCAAGATACTTCTGAACCTTAGTCAAGGTTGCCACACGCATGGGAATACCGTTGGTGGACACTTGGATGTGTACAGTCTTGCCCATATCGCGGAAAAATTGTCCATCCACAAGAGCTGTACCGTTGGGGGTTGTCCCACTGGTAAGAGCTGCCTGCGCATTGGTGTAGGAATTAAAGGTAACAATATTGCCAGACTTGCTTACAAAACCAGTTGCAGTCGAAAAGTCCAAGACTTCATTGAACATAAGTTGAGCTACAACTTCACCAGTTGTCGGGATTGCCCGGAAGTAACCAACGCGTGCAGGGATCTGCGCAATACCAGCCAAAACAGAGGTCATTCTCTATTCAATACTAGAAAAAAAAGAGTAGCCTTGGTATTCCTTTCCCCCGCGGAGTCGGAGAACAAGGTGGAGAGTTGATTCTTTCTGGATGTTGTAATCGGCAAGTGTACGCGTATCTTCCAATTGCTTGCCTGCAAAAATCAGGCGCTGTTGATCCGGTGGTCGCCAGATCTCCTATAAGTTTCCTTATAAGGCGGACTATACCTTAGGCTATATCAAGTTTGCTAAACCATCATTTATAACCGACAACCATCTAGTCTCTGAACCTTCTCCTTTTTCTAGCTAAACGAATGAAGGAGCTTGGCTGCGGATTGCCCAATTTCTATAGTTATTACCTTACACGAGGCCATTAACCTGTCCAGTTCATGTTTTCACTATGAACCTTGGTATATAGAACTTAAGGGGTTTCCCGCAATTTGATTGTCTCGCAGTTCATTTTTTGAACTACTAGCATCTGCATTTGAATGTATAGATTTTGTATGTCGTCTTCTTCCACCTGGTGAAGCATATTCTAAACCACAATATTTACACTTAAATTTTCTCTGGATGCCCTCTTTTGCTATTTGGAGTGCTTTTTCAATTTGTATTTTTTTATAAGGTATTAAAAGATATGGTTTAATGTCAGTAATAAACAACAATGCGTCATTATGGCATAATCTCCATTCATAGCCTTCACATTGTTTATCAGAGGCTGGAGATTTTCTGATGCGTTTAAGAATAGAGCCACCCCAAAGTAGTTTGGCTATGTCCAAGGGTGTTCTATCATTTTGAGCAATGCCTAATCGTAAACGATTATTATTAGATTTATCATTTGAAACATATCCTTCACCTTCATAAAATCCACAAAACCATTGAACTAAATTTTCTTTTTTATACTCCATATGAACCGGGATTTAGAATTACATACAATCAATTTTATACATTCACAGGATGACAACTATTTCTCCAAAAAAAGAGCCTGTATTTTTCTGGTAGGATGCTTTTCGGGACTACCAATTAATCCCCTCCTTATCTTGGATTTTCTGCTTCACACTCTCGATTGTATCGGAATGCTCGACATCCAGTGTAATAGTTTTACCCGTTAGAGTCTTTACAAACACCTGAAATCCCATCGTCTATACAAACAACGAAGTTTTTATTCTTTACGCCTCCAAAGAAGCGCGGAGGAATGAACGAGGGCAGATATCCTCTTCCTCAGAAGAAGAACTAGAAGAAGACCCAGAAGAGGAAGATGAGCCTGAGGAGGAAGAAGAGCCAGAAGAAGTAGATGAGGAGCTAGAGCCAGAAGAAGTACTAGAAGAGGAAGAAGAGCTAGAAGAGCCGGATGAAGACGAGGTCGAGGTTGAAGAAGTGGAGGATGAACCTGAGGAGCTTGAGGAAGAGGATGAACCGGATGATGTAGAAGAGGTTGATGATCCAGATGAGGTGGAGGATGTTGATGAACCGGATGATGTAGAAGAGGTTGATGATCCAGATGAGGTGGAGGATGTTGAGGAGGTTGTGCTATTGCTAGGGTCAGTGGATGTGGTTGAGGACGTGGAGGATGAGGTTGTTGAGGAGCTGGTGCTATTGCTAGGGTCAGTGGATGTGGTTGAGTCAAGTTCAGCGACACGCACTGTAGTCTGAGAACAAAGAAGAAGCGTTCCAGAGGGATTGTACCATTGAATTTTGCTGATAACCTTTCCAGAAACAGAAGGCCATGTACTTGTGCTTGTAAGGTTGTATGTTCCGGGAGTAAGGGGGCACTGAACCTGAGAGCAAAGAGTTTCGGTGGAGGGAGGAAAGGGAATTCCATTCAGCGAAATACTGTACTTGCATGATCCATCCGTTATGGTAGTTCCCTCGGGAATCGTGTAAGCAATCCAAAGGGTGGCGTCCTGGTTAACAACAGGAGGATTGGGGCTCATACCCTGGCTGTTGATCTTGAAAACGGATGTTCCAGGAGCACAGTCATCCACCTGTGCAGAGGTATATCCAATAAGTGTAGCGGCAATAGCGAAAAGAGAGAGAAGCATCGTATCTATGCTTAGGCCTAAGATTCAAAAACCAATCAATTTTAGGTATGGTAACGATTCCCGTATTTCGGAAAGGAACGTGGATTTCCTACACACTTCCTCAACCCACAGATTCATATTGGACACAAGCACACAAACTTCAGGCTGCTTCCTTTTACGCTACAGCGCTCGATATAGGAGTATCATCACCAGATGTTCTTACCGAAATGTATATCAACAAGTTGGTATATCCAAAATTAATGTATGACGATAAATATGAACGAAAATTACAAGAAATTATCGCTCATGGGGGAAGAGCATGAGTGCATACAAAACTACAAAAAAGACAGCAGTATGGAAGAAAAACCCCATAGATGTGGAACAGCCTGTAGTGGATGCGATAGTAAAGAGTCCTCCAAGCATACGTTGCGTAAGTTTGAAGGTCTCAGGATTTGCTACAAGAAAAAAGACAAGAGTTGAATAAAAAGCGTATTTCGCTTTCAGAACAAAATTTACTTTTTGCGGAGGATTGTCGGAAGAGGGCATACGTCCTTGAGTTCTCCTTCTATAGAATATAAATAATCACGAACAGAAAACAAAAAGACGTAGAAGAGCCAATAAAAGGGAATACGAGGTTCTTTGGAGATAGCTGCGGCAGTTAATCCGTCCATTTTGGAAGCAGCAACAACTGGACCTTCCCCTGTAGTATATTTAGTTAGGCCTTCCAAATCTTTTGTATCTTTTTTCATAAAGACAAACACAGGGGACGAATCAACCAAACGGAAATCAAATTTCGTTATATCATCGTCTACATTTCCAGTTCTACGTAGGACATAATTATCAAAAGCGTCATACAAATCCCGTCCTTTGAGAGCGATCTTTTCACGAAGGCGAAGATTTAGTTCTTTGAGTACAGCAAGCTCTTCAGCCGTGAAAAGAGTAAATTTGTAGATATAGACCCCATGTACTCCTGATTTATGAATCTCTTCCATCCGATTCAAAACCTTTATGAGCAAATCCATAAGATATTTGGATGCTTGTTGAGGGGTTATCTCACCACCGGGTTTGGCTTGTAATGAACCGAGTTTGCCTGATTGAATTTCACCCAAGACAGTTGCTAAAACACCTTCAATGACTTCTTGAATGCGGGATTGGTACGGAGAATCGGCATCGGTTCGTTTGGGGAAATGACGAGCCATCATGTAAGAAGCCATAAAGACCAAATAACAGTAATTAGTCCGAATGTCAAATTTACCTTGATTCATAGAGGAAGATCTGCTTCGCGATCCTTCAAAACTCTGTATGATAGATTCTAAAGTATCTGCGCCTTCCACCATGGGATTAATGGCAGGTTTTTCAGTTGTTCCAGACATCCAGCCAGCAATATCTTGAAGAACTTTCATAAGTTCGTCATTGCGAAAGGTTTCCGCTTTGAGTTTTTCTTGCAAAGTCTCATACTCAGATTCTTTTGTTGCAAGTGTCTCCTGAACTTCTGTGAGTTGCTTCATAAGACTCGTAATTTGCTCATCTTTTTGGGAAACAGTTGTTTGGAGTTCATTTTCACGAGCCTGGAGAGCGCCTAGTTCTGCTTGTTTTTCTTGTAGTTGTTGGTCAAATGATCCTTGAAGACTTTCTAGCTCTGATCGCAAGACAGTTTTTTGTTCTTCACTCGCCGACTGGAGAGCTTCAATGCGATCTTGACACTCTTTATCCTTTCTCTCTTCCAGTGCTTTTATTTCTCTCTGTACAGCTTCTTTGTCTGCTTGGCTTTGTTCACGCAGTTGATTGATACTATCCTGAGACTCCTGGAGTTGTTTGGCGGTTTGTTCGGCGAGTGTGCGAAACTTTGCCAACTCCGCAACAGTCTCTTGTGTTTCGGTAGCAGTAGATTGGAGACCATCTCGTTCAGCTTCTAAAGCTGAATACTGTGTTTGGAGATCGTTAAGACGATTTGTAGAATCCTGTAATTGTTCCTGTAAGGAACGAACACTGTCTTCCAAGGAAGACAGTTTTTGGTCTTTGGCCTCCACGGAACTGTCTTTGTCTGTTATTGCTGTCTCTGCGGAAGACAGTTTTGACTGTGTATCTTCCAGAGACAGTTGAAGTTGGACGACAGTTTTGCGCAAATTCTGTATGACAGTTTTTCTGGACTCAAGATCATTTGACAGTTGTTCTTGTTGCTGTCTAGCCTCTTCTTTGTTGGCTTGGAGTTGTTCCTCAAACTGTTTTGTTTTCTCGGTCATTTGTTGGATTAGGTCGGAAAGCTGGGTTTGTAACTGCTGTTTTTCTTTCTGGGACTGTAAAAGTTGCATTTGTATATCGGATTGAGAGCCTACTTGGTCTTTCATTTGAGAACGAAGCGTATTGATAATTCCATTTTTTTCTTGAATTTGCGTCTGTAGAGACTCTAGTTTTTCTTTCCACTCTGTATCCATAAGGCGGAGTGATTTCTCGGCAGAAACGCGTTCAGCTTCCTTATCATTAACGACTTGTTGTTTTACAAGAGAAAGTTCCTTTTGAAGCCTCTCAACATTCAACAAAAAGGAAGCATTTTCACGCTCGAGGGCTTTGATGCGTTTATTCTGCTCTACAAGGCGAGCGAGAGCCGCTGTTAAATCCTTTGTGCGTTTTTCAATTTGTTCCTCTCGTTGTGTCTTTTCATCTGTTATATTGGTAATTTGAGTTTGAAGTTCAGCAATTCGTGAATTTAAACTGTCAATCTCTCCTTTGTCGGTATCCCGAAGACTGTCGCGTTCTTCAGTGAGACGACGAATATCTTCTTGATACCCTGAAATCTGTTGCTGATTTGTATCGCAACGAGCTTTGAGAGTGGATAGTTCTGTTTGTAGACGGTCTTTTTCAGCTACAACTGCTGAATAGTCGCTGGCCGCGGATGCTGTCTTTCCTGCTGTTTCTTCAAGTTCGCGAATCCGATTGCGAAGGGTTTCGTTCTCTGTACGTAGACGAGTGAGTTCTTGGTTGGTTTCTTGAGCCTTCTTGAGTTGCTCTTGTAGGTCCTTGAGTTGATCTTTTGTAGTGACGATTTCAAGTTCCAACTCTGTTTGGTATGTTTTGAGTGTTTCATTTTCTGTCTGGAGATCTCGTATGGACTGTTTGAGTGTATCAATTTCTCGTTTTGCTGCATTCATAGCCGACTGTAATGATGATGAATTGGTAGCGAACGTTTCACTGTGTTTTTTTGCTTCGGCAAGTTCTCGTTCCAAGCAATCAATTTTTTCTTGTAAAACACGAATATCTCCTGAGGATTTCACATCTTTGAAGGAGGAGGCAGAAAGTTCCGCTTCCAACCGACGAATACGCTCTGTACAGTTTTTTTCCGCTGCAGCGAGTTCTTGGATACGTTGGAGCAAACGATCAATGATGGCTTTCAGATCTTGTTTATTCAGTCCTTTCCAAAATGGATCAAGAGGTGGAAGCACAGCTTTGAGTTGATCAAGGATCTCGGCAGTTTTGCGTAGAATTCCTGTTTGGATTTCGGCTTTGATAGCATTTAAATCTAAATCGGTCACTTGAAGGATTTTAGCAATGCGTTCAGGAATGGGAGCTTTCGCATCCCGATAGTCGCGTAAAAAGGACGGAAAGGCTCTGATAGGATTTTTCTCTAATTTGGAAACAAAGGCCTCAGAGCCAGGAGCAATTTTGGCATAGGCTTCTAAAGGATTAATTCCTTGGAGAATAAAAAAGATAAATTGCTGAAGAAGTTGTTTTATTTTTTCATCATCTAAACCTTCTAGTTTTCGGAATTCTGTTTCTTCTAGATCTGTGCAGGGATCGCTTGTAGTTGAAAGGTAGTTGATATAGGATTGAAGTTTTTGTAGTTGTTCTGTAAGTTGACGGAGTCGGAGTGTATCTTTTTTTAGGGTTCTTTCGGAAAGAACTGTATTCCGGAGGACTCCAAAGCGGTGAGTAAGACTTTTGATAAGAAGTTGTTTTTGGACATCGGAACATGGGGGTGGAGGTGTGGATGTTCCGAGAAGAACTCCTGATGTTCCAAACAACTGTCTTAGTGCCTCTTTCAAAGACAGTTTTTCTTCTTCCGTCATACCCGGATATACATAGTTCGTATCAAAACTGACTAAAATAGATTCAGATCTGGGAAGTCCTGTAGGGGACAGGGCAACCTGTTCTCCAGCAATTGTAAGGATGTTCGTTGGACTATCCGCCATTTCTTCTAAAGACAGCGGTTTCTTTAGCCTGAGTCTAAACCCCTACCGCATCTAAACTCTAGATGGAGGAAGCAGCGCAGCAGAAACTATTTAATCCGTGGAATCCCACAAATATTGTTATTCAAGAAGCGGATATTCGGTCTATTCTTGAAAAATATGGATGGAAGGGAACACTTAGGTCTATTCTCCCATTTCAGCAAGCATGTGTTCATAAATCGTATGTAGATCGTTCGGACCAGTGGGCACAAACAGGTGAAAAATGGGTAGTAGCGGAGCGGCCTTCTACTTGTCTTCCTCTCAGAGAAGCAGACAATGAGGAATTGGAATTCATTGGTGATGGATTTGTAGGAAATATCATTGGGTTGTATTTGGCAAGGCGATACAAAGGAGAAGGAGAAGGTTTTTTTACACGCATTCGCACACGAATCGTGAATAACAATATGTTAGGACGACTTGCTATCAAAATTGGTCTTGCCCCATTTTTAATTATTAGTCGCCATGTTGAAAATGTATGCGATGGTCGTAAGAATCTTGGAATCTTAGGATCAATGTTTGAAGCTTGGTTGGGAGCATTGTTTGAACATGATGATGATGACGAAGGAACAGGAGATGTTTCTGTGCGGAGCTTCTTGATTCATGTTATTGAGCAGCATATTGATTTTGTAGATTTAATTTCCGATGATACAAATTACAAAGACCAACTCTTACGGTGGTTTCAGGCGCAGTATCATCAGCCTCCAAAATACAAGGAGGTGGAAGTTGTTGGACCACCACATGACCGAGTATTTACTATGGGAGTTCTTGATCCAAATGGAAACATTGTAGCAACAGCAACTGCCCGGAATAAACAAGTAGCGGAACAGGAAGCGAGTAGGGTAGCTCTGGCGAAACTAAATACAACTGAAGGATAGAGAATGGCTGAAGTGACAAGGAAGGTGAGACCTCTTATGAAATTAAAAGGTCTTCCTGTTCTACGAGCGACGGAGGATGAAAAAAAGGCGGTTGCTGGACCTCCTACTGCTCTTTCTCCTGCTGAACCCTCTGCTGAGCCAGTTATAGCAGCTGATAAAGAAGCAACTCAGTTAGCCAAAGGGATTGGAACAGCAACTTTAGCGATGGAAGGGCTTGGACTACGACCACCTACAACGCAAGTATCTATGTTTACGAAGCGAGCAGAAATAAAACGTCCTACTGTACAACCAGTAGTAAAGCCACTAAAACCCATAGAAGTTAAACCTGAACCTGTTTCTGTCATCAAATCAAAACCCATACAAGTTAAACCTGAACCTGTTTCTGTCATCAAATCAAAACCCATACAAGTTAAACCTGAACCCAAGGTTGTTCCCGGCGATGATAGCGCAAAGCGGCGAGAGGCTATTTTAGCTACAAAGCCTATAGTGGATGACTTCAAAGAAATTTTGAAAGGAACAAAAGAAATAGAGGATATTGAAGAATATACAACATCCAATGAACCAAGAAAGTTTTACCTAGAAATAACGAGCGAGCAAGCCACATTGGTGAATAAAGAGCTAGAGCGGTTACTTCCTACAAATCGTAAACTAAGGTTCTCGGAGAACTACTTAGAAATTGATAAAGATGAAGATGAAGGCCTTTCAGACGAAGTCAAACGACAGCTTGAAAATTGGGGAACTATTATTCTTCTAACGGAAAGAGAGCAGAAAAAAGCACAAAGAGAGGAAGCAAAAGAACTTGAAAGAGAAAGCATTGAGGAAGCTCTTCAAAAAGATTTTTTTAAGGGGATACCAATTTTGGAAGATGCATTTGATGAAATCGTAGGAGAGGAAACCAAGAGTCCTTACAAAGTAGAGCCTGATAGTGAAGGATTTCTTCCGCAGAATCGTCGTGGATTTTCATACTTTATTGAACAAAAATTCCGCCAGTATACCTTGAAAACGGACAAACAAAAACTTGACTTTGAAGCCTGTAAGGCTCTTGGAACAGCAGGTGCGGAATTGTATTTGTACCAGCAATTTGTTCGTGATTACATGTCTTGGGAAACACCTTATAGAGGAATTCTTGTGTATCACGGATTAGGAAGTGGAAAAACATGTACTGCGATTGCTGCAGCAGAGGCTTTGTTTTCTACAACGGACAAAAAAATTGTTATTATGACACCTGCATCTCTTCGTCCAAATTTTATCAGTGAAATAACGAAATGTGGATTTCGTCATTTTCGGCTTATGAATCATTGGACATCAGTTCCCTTATATGGTACTTACAAAAATATGAATCGTCTTTTTGCTGAAAATGTTTTACAGATCCCCGTGGATTATTTGAAGACACTGACCCATTTTTGGATTCCTGATTTTTCCAAGCCTCAAAATTACCAACCTCCTCCTAATGCTACAGCTGAGCAATTAAAAAATTATTTGACATCGGAGCAACGAGCAGAGGTAAAACAACAAATTGAAGAAATTATTGAGTATGATCCACGACCTTCTCGCAAAAAATATGGTCGTATTTGGTTTTTGAATTACAATGGTCTCAAGAAAAAAGAATTAAAAAATATATTCTGTAATTGTCGTGATAGTTTCGACAACAAAATTATTATAATTGACGAAATTCACAATCTTACTCGTCTCATGAAATCTCAAATAGAACCATATGTTGTTCAAAAAACAGGATTGAAACGCAAAAGCTCTTATGAATTTGAACCTTTTACTCATGAGCGCAAACGGCCCATACTTTGTGATGGCAATCTTTACTATCCAGCAGGATACATTCTCTATCGTATGCTTGTAGAAGCTAAGAATTCCAAAATTATTACATTATCAGGAACACCCTTAATCAACAAAGCAGAAGAATTAGGTATTTTGATGAATATACTTCACGGATATATAACAATCGTCCGTGGGAGTTTGCAGCGGCCTATTTCCGAAACAACGGAACAAGCCATTGCCAAAGGAAACGCAGTTGGAGCACTTTTGGACCAAAATCCTTTTGTTGATTTTTATTATATTGATACAAAACCGCCAACTCTAAGTGTAGAGGGATGTCATGTCTATTTTACGTTTCTTCCTCCTCAGCTCCGCAAAGTTGAGGGAGGAGTCGGTGTACAGCGCATTCTTCCCACCGAAGATCTTTCCTTTGAAGAGCGCTTGAAAAGCGTAGAAACAAGTATGAAGCAGGCTGGTGTTTCTTTTAGTGGAAAGCTTCAAATTGAAACAAAACCTCTTCTACCTCCATCTGGCGAAGCGTTCACAGAAGCCTTTATTGAAAATGATGGTGTATCTCTAAAAAATGTTCAAGTCTTGAAAAAACGCTTATCAGGTCTTATTTCTTATTACAAAGGTGCACGCAAAGATCTCATGCCAGAAGTGGTAAGTGATAAAATTGTTTTTGTTCCTATGTCATTATACCAGCAAAAATTATACTCCCAGGTTCGCCTTGAGGAAATTAGTCAAGAAAAAGAGAAAAAGGGGGCAACCTTGGGAGCAGCGTGGGCAGAAATTTATGAAATAAGTGAAAAGAAAGCCTCAAGCAATTATCGTATGTCCTCTCGTCAAGCTTGTAATTTTGTATTCCCAGGAAACGTGCGACGCCCAAGACCTATGAATGAAACTGAAAAAGCACTGGAACTTTTGGAACTCGGAAAATCGGATGAATTGATTGTAGATACTGAACAAGCGATTGAAAGTACAAAGGAAGAAAAGGTTGAGGAAGAAGTTGAAGATGAAGATGAAGAAGAAGAAGCCATTGAAGAGGATATGGATGAAAAGACAAAAAGAAAATTGGCTCGTTTACTAAAGAAAGAGGCAAAGTTGAAACGAGAAGTCCAAAGACAGGAAGATCGTGAAAAGTATTTACAAGAACGCGAGCTTCTCCTTGAAACAAATCCTGAGAAGTGTAAGGCTGAAAACAAAGAGTTGAGTTATCCTCTGCGGATAGAATTAGCCAAACGGTGTCTTGCCAAGGAAGCAAAAAGCTCATTGACCATCAATCCCCAACAACTCAACAATTCAGGTAGTTCTCTCAAGGAAACTTCCCCAAAGTACTTGGCTATGATTGAAAATATTCAGAAAGCGAAAGGTAGCAGTCTTGTGTATAGTCAATTTAAGGATCTAGAAGGTCTAGGTATTTTTACGATGGCATTGGAAGCGAACGGCTTTGATCCTTTGAAAATTATCTTAGACAATGAAACTCCTAAATTTACACCTGAAACAGAAGCCTCTTTACGCAAAGGACCTGGTGCAGGTAGAATGCGCTATATAACCTTTACAGGAGGTGAAGAAGACAGGATTGTTCGGCCTTATATTGTAAATTTGTTTAATGCAAATTTCTCCTCTCTTCCCCCCTCACTTGCAACCGTTCTTCAAGACTCTGGATTTACAACCAATAGTCAAGGCGAACTCTGTCGTGTGTTTGCTATAACAGCGGCAGGAGCGGAAGGCCTCTCTCTGCGTAATGTTCGAGCTGTTCATATCATGGAAAGTTATTGGAATGATGTACGTCTAACTCAAGTAAAAGGTCGTGCAGTTCGTATCTGCTCGCATATGGATTTGCCCTATGATCCTGACCCTTCAAAAAATGAACGCACTGTGGAAATTTTTACCTATATTAGTGTTTTTTCCAACGAAGCCTTAGAGCGCGTTAATCCCGAGTATCGTATTGATGACAAAATCTATACAAAAGATTCTGTATCTGTCAAGAATATGGAATCTTTAAAGATCCCAGGACTACCTCTTCCAAAGGGAACAGATGCCTACACCTTGACCAGTGATTTGTTTCTCTTTTTGGTGAGTGAACGAAAGAAGCGACTCTTTACAGAACTTCAAAAAGTTATGAAATCAGTTGCTGTGGATTGTCAACTCAACCAAGTTGAAAATATGGATGGGACATATCAATGTTCATTATTCGGAAATGTTGGCGGATTTCATTATCATCCTGACTTACAAAAGGATATAGAAATAACAACGATGGAATTTGGAAAACAACCAGCCATTCAGCCTTCCGTGCCCACCGTCGTCAAAGATACATTCCGTAAGGACTACAGGGGGGCAATGCGAATCTTCGTGAAAAAGCTGGATGAACAAGGTACTCTCAAAGGATATGATATTTATGAAGAAGCAGATAAAGAGTTCCAGAAACCTATAGGATATTTATCAGTGAAAGATCCTAGCCAACCTCTTAAAGTCAAACAGGAATGGTTTACGCCATAAGCGTTGTTTCTTGGCGACCTACTGCTGTTCCTTGTTCTGCGAGAGGAGGATCTGCCCACCAAGCTTTTCCTTTATGATGTATGGTTTGAATATTGAGTTCCCAGTCCAAACACTCGCGAAAGGGAATAAGTGTCGGCAACAACTTTTGTAAATACGAAACTTGAAACATCATGGAGTCTGTACAACGGAAGACAAATTGATGAGGAGGTACATACGCTTTGGTAGGCGCATACATGCTTGCAGGTGATCCAGGGGGGCGAGTGCGAACACCTTCTCCTAAACTCACATACTCCCATTCTTTTGTCTGCAAATCCACAAGAAGATCCTCTAGACGAGAAATAAAATCTTCCCGAAGCCACGTATCGGATTCAAACATAAGAACTCGTTTCCATCCTTGTTGAACAGCGTGCTGAGCAGCCGCAACAAAATTTAGAACCAAGGAAATTTCTCCTTTGCTTAAACATCGGGCTTTCCACGTAAAGGCAGGTAAGCCTTCACGAAGAAACGGGTCATAGACACCAAAGAGGACAGATGTAGGGAGTTCTGATCCCCATGTTGGCGCTATACATACAAGTTTATCTTCAGGAATTCCTCGTTGAATACAATGTGGAATTAAGCGAGCAAATCGTTCAGGTTCATGGTCTTTATTTATCAACAAAATAACTTTATCAATTTCTTCTAGCCATTTCCCTTGATAGGTCATATCTTTCAAGGGATAGGGTCATGTCTTAAAATCCTTCTTTAAGGTGCGGACGTACTATGCGGATGGAGTTTGGGAAGGAACGATGCGATACCCCATTTGTGTGCAAGATACCCTTCTATTTTTTGTATGGTTGTGTCGTCAAGAGCTTTGTTAAAAAAGCAAATTTCATAAACAGTTCCTTGGTAGAAATGGACGAATGTACGACCAATTGTAGCTCCATTCCAGGATAGTAAGGAATCAGGTCTAGAATCAGCTTGAATGAACGAGCCATTTATAAAGATGCGTTTTCCCGTTCCCTTTTGAATTGTCCAGAGACGAGGGAGTTCTGATGTCTGGGCAAAGGAAGGAACGGAAACATTCAAATCATTACCCCAAAAGGCAAAGGTGGCAAGCGCAGAACTTCGATAGCCTACGTGGAGATTTCGGTTCGTTTGGGTATCCATTCCACCCAAGAAGAATGTATTCAATTTGTCCGTTCCTCGTTTTTCAACCACAAAGATAGTAAATTCATTCCGCACCGTTGCATACGCATCAGGAATATCAAGAAAGTCATCTACTCCATCAAAACGAATTCCAGGCATACCTCCTGTGCGTACATATTGGGGTCTATAGGTATTCCAAGGTTGTGAAACATTTCGTTTTGCTTTGGATTTATCATTCCATTGTTTGACACCATTGTTTCCATCAACCAACAAACTTGCGCCGTCGGTTGCATCCAGCCACAATACCAAATCGGATGGATCATAGACAGTTAGATCGGATGAACCAAGATTGTTGGGTGCAAAGGGAGCAGTAGAAACCACCACTCCAAAAAAGTCATCCAAAGCTTTTCGTTGAGAAACAGGATTGGAATCCTGTGTTCGGGCTTTGAGTTGTTGAACTGCTACTTTAAAATCACCATATGTTTGGATAGTCCCTAACAAAGAAGACAGTTCCTTTGTGCGAGGATACAGTAAGCCTGAAGGTTTACCTGATTGATCCTGCCAAAATTTCTGTAGACAGGGAAGTTCAACAATAGATATATTCGTTGAATCAGGAATATCGCCACAGAAATCATAGGTTTCAAACAGTCCAGCATTTGTACACAAATCTTTGGCAGCGATGCGAGTTCGTGCATCGGAGGATAGAAGGGAGGCTCGTTGAAGATTGGTTATTTGTTGAACAGCATCTTCCCAAGTCGCAGTATTGGCTTGAAATAGCCGATTGGTTATAGCCGCATCTCCCTGTCTGGATTGATACGCTTGGAACGAGGGCTGAGACTGTAAAAATCTGTCATAAGAAGTGGCAGTGGGTCTGGATTGTTGTAGAGCTTGATACAGTGTTCCTTCGGAAGAACATCCAGAGTTTTGAATTGCACGAAGAAGACAGTCGCGGTTTAATGATGGATTCCTTCCTTTATCGATACATGCTGCAAGACCTGAGGTAGCTGCTGTTTGGAGGGAACGAAGAGGATTGGAAGATTCTCTGGGAAGATCTTGAACACGCGTAACGATTTCCGACGGAGGGCAATTCATCGTGGTCGAGCGAGGATACCGTGCTGTCTTATTTTCTGTAATAGGTATTAGTTTACGCGACGGTTTACAATATCCAAAAGCATTTTTGTATGCTCCTCCAGCAATTCCATCAATCCATCCCAGTGTTTCGCCTGAAGGAGAGACAGCAGCAGCATCTTGAAGCATCCTCCGCTCCGCATCTTCCAAGCTCCAAATCCATTCAACACCTTTACCAATGGCATCTTCAGAAGCACTGGTATTTAGCGGTCCATTTCGTGTTCCCAATGCTCCTTGGGCTACTTCGGGAACAAAACCCGGGGACGGTTTGTATCTCCATCCACACCGTATAGGTGCATTGGGTTGAGCTTGTTGATCACGAATAGCATCACGAAGTCCTTGTAATCCAATGTAGTTGCGACACTTTTTCTCTTGTTCGGTTGTTTGGGCCTGTCCTTGTAAAAGAGTTGCGAGGCCTTGACCGGAAAGAGGTTGAACTGTCTTTTGTAAATACGGATCATAACTTGATAGAATATCCATCGTATTCTTAACAATTTGCGGCCCATATGTTCCTTTTACAGCCTCAGGAACGAACCGCCTCGGTTCAACTTCCTGATACTTTCGTTGTTGTTCTTTATAAAAGGCTTCCTGATAATCCGCCATCTTCTATCCAACTGTCCGAAAAAGAAAGTTAGACAAATGTCTGTGGAAACGGCGTTATTGACCATGAGACAATTCGTCTATCGTTTCGCGGAACAATAAGTATTGTATCAGACGAAGAGTCGTATCCAACAAACCATCCTCCACCATAATCATTGTATATTTGAATTCCTGTTCCTGTTTTGATAAATTTCCAGGCGAAATCGTAATTGTTTGCTAGGAACGGCGTGAGATACATTGTAAATCCAGCATGACGTACTGCGAAGTTGGGATTGTTATTTTGGAAGAGGGCAATACGACCTTGGGCGCGATTAAAAATATCGGGACGAGTTGAAATACCAAGAGAGAGTTCCTGACCTTTTTGCAGACGTAGAGTTTCTCCATCGACTTTCCAGGTGCGACCATCAGGATGAGAAATGATTGTTTCGTCTTGGCTGATAGATTTGACCGGTTCTGTTTGACGAGTAGAAGATACCAATGGGTTCAAAGATCGGCCAAAACAGTTGAGAATGGCAGCACGACGGTCAGGATCAGTATTTCCATTTCTACGCGTATCAATAGCCAATTCCAATTCGCGGTTTAAATACGATTTTATAGCCTCAATACCTGTTTTCCTATCAAATCCAAAATCGGCTTTTCGTGCTAAGGTAAGCAGTGCATCTTCAGATCGATCTGGATTGAGGTTTCCTTCAGGCAAACAGAAGAGGTCTCGTTGATCTTTTTGAGAGTGTGAATACGATGATTTTGCTGTATATGTTGGGCCAACAATAAGGCGCGTACTGGGTTCAGCTGCTCCTTTGTTTTGGTAAATATAGGATAGACATTGTTTAACATTTTGTTTGAGATTTGCATTTTTTCTGTCTTCTCCGTTGAGGATTTTTACCATTTTGAGATCGGGATTTTCCACAAATATGTCGCAAGGAGTAAGAATGGTTCTTCCAGTACATTGTTTCGTACTTTCGGGATCTACGAGATTCTTGGACGCAATATTTGCAACGGTATTGTAAATATCGGTAAGAGTTTGCGGAATGCCATTTTTACTAAGAAGACTTTGTGGATTTTGATACAGTGTTCCTTGATTTGTACAACCTCCATCGAGGATGCGTTGCTGAAGACAGTCTTTATTGTATGCTCCAGGCATTGCTCCTTTCGCAAAACAGGGTTGATCGGTTGCAAATGCGGATATCGATGCTGCGGTCGTTTGAAAGGGAGCTGTAGGACAATCAATAGCAGAAAATTCATTGGGTTGAACAAATGTAAAAGGAATTGTTCCGCGAAGTTTCATTTGTGTCGTTCCCACTGCAGGGCGAAGTTTCGCAACTTCCAATTGAATGTCAGGAAAACTGTAGAATCCTCCTGTCTTATTGGGAGTACTTCCTGTTTCATCGTCTACAGATACAAGAAGATTCAAAGGCATGGTAAACAGTCCTCCATTTGGATTGGTAGCTTTTATATATCCATAGACAGTTGGATTTTGAGGATTTTCTTTGTCCACGGGTGAAACATCGAGAAGGAAACTGTCATTTTCTTTGGCGGTATTCAAATCCACTGTAATAGAGTTTGTATCCGAAAGTGTTTGTTTGGAAACAAGTTTTCCTTGTACGGAGACTTGAATGTCTCCATTGCCCTGTAAAACAAGTGAGATGGGAGTTGTCTGAACATTGGGTTGAACATAGGAATAAGTGTTTGTTTCATAACAAAGAGCACAGCCATTTTTGGAATCAATATCTTTCGCGTTGCTACAGTTCAAACGATTTTGATATGTCTGTAGGAGTTCAGGTGTAGTGGCAAAGACAGGTGTATTGGGAGCACCTTCACATCGGCCAAGTGCGGGTTCAATACGTGGAAACGGCAGACCTTGTGATTCTTGTTCTCTCAACGCAGTTTCTTTGGCATTAGGATCAAGAAGCATTCCTCGTTTTCCCATAAATGTATTTCCCTCTTCATCGACGCCACTCGTTAAGCACACACCACAAATCTCTGAAAAGGTAAACTCTCCTTCTTTCGCTGTAAAGGGTGAATTCTGTTTCGCAGCTTCACGACAGAATTGGATAGCTCGAAAGACGGAACGATTATCATCTGTGCGCAAAGGATAGGGATTCGTAAATTTCTGAAGTTTGAGTGTTTCGGGACTTGTAGGAGAATAAATAGCTTTCGTTGATCCGAGAGCCTGATCTACAGTGGTCTTGTCTGAAGCCGAAAACGGAGACTGGAGAGGATTTATAGCCTGACTAAATTTGTTGTAGCGTGTTTGGCTTTCTTCCACTGATTTTGTATAGGATTCCGTGGGACTAAATCCCTCTTGTATAGTTTTTTTGAGCCGTAAAGCGGCCAAACTTGCAAGAGTTATTCCTGTAAGACTTATAACACCCGTAAGGGGGTCCATTCTATTTGGTTTCTTTATAAATTATCAGGTCGCAAACGGGTAGTAGGATCTAAATCACGTGTTATGACGCGGAACACGAGTGTAGTCTGATGACTGAGATTAATAAGACGACCTGTTGCATTGTCATTGTAGAGGGTATTCAAGAAGGTATTGTTATCACCTGAGCTGAGAAGACCAAACGTAGAAACGGAGGTGCTACCTGTTGTGGGATCAGCCATCTTGGAACGAATGATGATACAATTTGCATAGCCAACACTGTTTTGCCCATCTACGAACGTCCCTGTAGTAGGTTCATTACCGATGGCGACGACAAGATGTCCTTCAGGTCTTTGTAAGAATTCAATGAGGTCATTCTTCGCAGCTGTATTTCCAGCGTAAGCGGCTGGAAATTGGATTGCTTTCATTTGGATGCGGTCTCCTTGGTTAACAGTAAAGCGACTGAACCATGTTTTGGTTTGAATCCAGATGTACGTTCCCGTTGAATCGGCATATTTTGTTCCTGTGGTTGTTGCTCCTGCGGCCGTGAAGGCATAGGATGAGATAATATCAGAAATATCCAAAGTATCCAATGTATCACTGACATTACATCCATCGGGTCTTTGAATGGCAATGCTTAACTTGCGGAGAGTTGCTAAAGGTGTAGGAGTGTAGACTTTCTGGCATTTGAGGAATTTGGGAATCATGGCGAGATAGCCACCTTTGGAAGCAGTCGCATTGTCTGAAACCCAATTGGCATCATATTGGATACTGGCGAAGGCCTGATTGAAATATGTATCTGTTCCAAAATTATTAGTATCCAATTCGGGGATGTAGACGTTAAGATACGGGAAGCTCAAAACATTAACGTTGAGTCCCGTTCCATACGTGGGAGATACACCGCTAGCATCTACTGTTTGAATGACGTCCAATCCTTCTATGGGTAAAATGGTTTTCACGAGTTCAATACGGGTAATGTTCTTGAACTTGATAGTTGCACTGGGAGCATAGGAGAGCCCAGGGCCATTGTTGGCGGGATCAAAATTCACTGTAAAGTTGTAGCGATTTTGGTTTTTGTTAATAACCCAATCACGGTCAGCACTGTAGACAAATAGGTTGTATTCGTTTTCTTTGTAGGCAAGAATGTCATCTTGGCGAATAATGGTTTCTTGCGGCAGTGCAGGTTTCACCCGAACCGCCTCGGGTAGCGCCAAGGTCATATTGGCAGTAGCGAGACCTGATTGTCCCGTTAGAATGCTTTCAATAGGTGTTCCTTGACCTGTCATGTTTCCATCGAGAATATCTTTCATAAAGACGCGGCGTGGATCCGGGGGTATGACACGAGACGCCATTTCGGTTGCGGCATTTCTCTGGGCGGCTTGTTTGACTCTTTCGCGATCAGCAAGAACCATTTGATCAAATTGTGTGGATTGTGCCTGAGCATCACGAAATTCCGATTCGGCACGAAGAGTCTGGGCAATTTTTTGCTCACCTTTGAGAGTTTCTTCATCGCGTGCTTTTTTGACTTGTTCAAAGATACTTAGTGCGGGCGGTCCATCCTCTTCCATAGTTATGCGGAACTGGGGTGGAGCAGGGGGAGTGGCTTTTGCCGTATTTCTTTCATTCTGCAGTTGGGAAAATCGTGTGGCAACATCCATTCGTGTAGCATCTTCTTCTTTGACGGAAGGTGCGGATGCTGAGCGTTGGATATAGGAAAGGAAGTCTCCTACGACTGCGGATAAGACCTCTTTATTTTTGATTTGAAGAGGTTGTTCAGGAAGAGCCTGAGAAACTTCACCCATATAATGGCGAACAGTCTTTTGGAGACGTATATACTGTTTTTCATTAAGATCGTCGCCTAGACGACGCTGAAAGTCTTGATAGACAAGTTTGGTGAGCATAGCTTCATTGCTGGAATTCAGAAATGGATTCTTCTGTCCGAATTGACTCATTCTACTGTTGCCAATATACTCCTCCGACATCGTCTTCTATTCTTAGACCGGTGAAAGTTAGGTAGAAAAAATCCAACTGCGAAATGCGAGCATTCGTGAATCTGGAGGTTGTTTTCGGCAAAAGGGTCGGAAGGAATCACCCATCAGCATGCGAATAATGAAATACAGGGAATACATTCCACATTCACTGTCTGAACGCTGAAAACGGCGTGCATTGTAAAACAGTTTCATGGAAGGGTCTTGAGTTGTCAGCCATTTCATAAATTTGGCAATCTGTTTAGGAGGTTCATATCCATACGAATCAAAATAATAGCAACTATGATTGGGGATATCTATGAAGTTTCCAACCCAATGACTGCCTCCTTTGAAATGTGGATCAAGATTGTAGATAATACCGATATACTTTGTTCCTTTTTTCAACGAATCGGATACACGGAGCTCGCAAATTTCTTGAATTAGGCAGTGTTGTTCCTTTCCTTCTTTTTGATATGGATCGGGGGCTGCAAAATCAATAGGGAACGGGCCCATAAATTCAAATTCGGGATGGGATTCTTCGTATTGTTTCATAACCGCCTCAATATTTGTGCTATCTAACCACATATCTGGATCGTTTTTCCATTCGACAGGCTGACTTGGACGAAGATACGTTTGGCGCAAATACTCTTTTTCGCCATCATTCAAAGGCAATGCTTTGACAAAGGACGATTCATTTACAGGATTTACAGACAGTTTTGATTCCAATGTTTTGCGCAAACGAACAGGATTGGACTCGGGAGGGAGAGACAGTTTTTTAGCGACTCTATCCAAAATGCTTTTTGGAAGACATCCTTCAGGAGGACGATTTGTTCCAACACGAGGGTGACATTGAGATGGGCCTGGATTTGGAATCGGGCGTCGATTGCGGCGAGTTTTCGCCATTCCTATGTGTAGAAGAGAAAGATGGCAAAGACGAAAGAGACTCGGCTAAGCCTCATACGATTCTGGAGATTTGTATTCACACCTTTGCTTTTACTATGTATAGTTTTTGGATTGTATTTATTGTTTTCCAGTTCGGATGAACAAATTGTAGACTATTCCAGTATTCTTCAGAAAACAAACAGTTTCCTTCGCGGATAAAAGGTCTACGGACATGATAGAATGAATCTTCGCGACACAGTTCCTTATCTCTTATTGGCATTGGTTTTAGCATCAGTAGCTGGAAGTGTAGGGTATATAGGCATGTCAGCAGGCAATACGGATACGCGAAATGAACTTCAGAAACACGTGGCTATTTTGACAACAGTCAACATACTCACCTGTATTTTGTTGGGTTTCCTTTTGTATTACTATGTTTTGGCCAATCCTTCTTCCTTTTTTCCCTTTACAATGTTTCTTTTAACATTTAATTTGTTTTTGGGAATCATGAGTGTAAGCATTGCTGTTCTTCAGCAAGTTTCTTAGAGTGAAGATTTTGAACCACAATGATACATACAAATAATCCGATGTTGAATGCGAAATCTACCTGTCCATGCTCCTGATGTTTGATTTGTTTGATAGGAAATTCCTTGTATGCGCAGAGCAACACGAACAAAATCACCTTTCTGGAGAATTCCCGGTGAAGTTAATTTTGTCCATGCTCCATCTTTCCATGCATAGAAAAAGAACTTTTTATCTTGTGTTTGTATGGGACAATAAAGATGAAGCCCATTAGACTCGACAAAAGGTTGAAACAGAGATTGAATTTGTTCATAGGACCGATTGGAATCTGGAAACCAGACTCTTTGATTTTGAAATACGAGTTCAAGGAGAGTTTCTTGTAAAGCGGCTACTTTTGCAAAGGTCGAATCGGGCAACGCAAGAACCAATTTCCCTGTTTGTATATCATATTCTTTGATAGACAAAGGGGGCAAAAGAAGATTTAGATGTTGAAGTACGAATGGTCCATCGGCATAGGATAAAGGAGTCAAGGGTTTATGGATTGTTTGAAGTGATCCGGGTTTTATTTTTGATACTTCTAGTTTTTGAAGTGGAACGCACCATTCCATCCACATGTCTACTGGTGTATGTTCCGCTTATTTAGATTCACCTACTTAAGATTTCAATTCGCATAACCCTAGATGGATTCTTTGAATCTCTGTTGGCGGGGACAACCCCGATCTGGAAAACGAACACAGGTTCATAAAGCCTTACAGCAACTAGCGACCCTACGAGGACTTCCTTTTTCCCTTCAAACCAAACAGTTTTATACACAAGGAATCGGCAAACAAGATACGGGACACATAACTACATCAGTGGAGGATGAAACACCGGATGACGGAGGGTCAGACAAAGACAGTTTTCCGTATGAATATTCGTTGCTCCACGTGGGATTTGATATTGCTCGGATGTCCATGCAAGATAAAATTTATCTGAAACCTATTTTACAACGATGGGGATCAGGAAGTCAAGTTCTTGCAGGAAATCAAGGACGGGGATCGCGTATAATTGTCTTTTACCATGCTCATTTGTTCAGTACTGAATCGTATTTTCTTCTTCATTCTCTTCTGGAAAATAATTTTGGCGATGTAAGTTTGTGGTTTACATCTGAACTTCCGGTAGCGGAACGTCTATCTGATTATTTTATTGAAGTTCCTGTTCGACAGACGTGGAACACCGTCGAACCTGCTTTGCCCTCTTGGCATATGTTCTTTTTAAAACTGTTTTCCTCCTGGGCTCAAAAACCCTTCCCTGTCTTGTCCGAGACCAATACAATTCGGATGATGCTCTATGAACTGTTGATGAGAAATTTACGATGGACGGACTGTGTTCATTACTGTCTTGATGTTTTACTGTCTATGGAGTTGGATAAAGAAAGGAAGAGAAAGGTTCTGGCAATCCTAGCAGACCAAGAAGCTACAGGTGCTGGACAAACAATTCCCAGTTATCGGATTCCCTTACTGTGGGAAAATTTCTTTCTTCGGATTCGGGAAGTCATTTCAAATCCAAGAATAGATGGAGAGTCCTCTGATTCTTCAGACCTTGGTTCAACAGGAACAAGAACGAAGAAAGCTACCAGTACCCAAGTGGTTAAACGACAGGCCAACCCTCGAAGACGTAAAGATGTTTCGTCAACAGGCTCTTGAAGACAGTGCGTTTGATCCTTTACAGTTGCGAAGAGGAATGTGGCAACAGCTAGAGACAGGAACTGCGAAGTTACTGTGTAAAAGCTGTGAGTTTGCAAAAGTGCTGTATATTCACCCTGTAAAAGCGAGAGATACAGTACCGTGGGATCTATGGGCGCGAATCTTTCAAGCCTTTGGCAAACCTAACGATGGTCATATCTGGAGAGTCTTTTGGTTTCCAGCGGAAGCAAAGCGACAGTACCCACCTATAGGAACTCCCATAACACCCGCTGCTGTGAACGGTGGATACAGTTATCCGTGTAGATCGGATACGATTGTCATCTATAGAGCGGAGGAGGCAACACGGGTTTTACTACATGAATTATTGCACGCAGCATGCTGTGATCCTCACGGGGAGTGTTTAGAGAAGCGTGAAGCCAATACGGAGACGTGGGCCGAATTGCTGCTGGTGGGACTCCTTTCCGAAGGATCTCTTACAAAAGCAAATCAACTGTGGAAAATACAAGCCCAATGGATAGCGAATCAGAATGCAATTCTTCGGAAACGATTTGGAATAACGAATCTTTCTCAGTATGCGTGGAGATATACCCTCGGTCGCGAAGAGGTTCTTGCTACACTTGGTATTCAACTACCAGAACCTATTTCAACAAAGCAACGATCTTCACGATTGACGAGCCCCGAACTATGGTTCTAAAATTGGAACAAATTCCAAACGAAATACAAAGTAGAAACAGTTTGTGTGTGATGGGAATTAAGGGTTTATATTCATGTTTAAAAAAGTATGCTTTACCGATTGTCTTTACAGAGGAAATTCCGTCTAGATTAGGTCTTGATGCATATCCGTTCTTTTATAAATATCGTGAAGATGTAGCTGCTTGTATGAATCTCTTTGAGAAACTTATAGGAGCAGGACATAGTTTGCTTATCTTTCTGGATGGAACACCTCCGAAAGAGAAGATGGAGGAATTAGCAAATCGTCGTTCGCAAAAAGAAACTGCGCTAACGCATGCAAAAGCTCTTCGCTCTTTCTTGGAAGATGCTGGAAAATCAGGTGATCTAGATGAATCGGCCCGTCAGATTTTGGAAAAACAAATTTCTCAGTATGAAGCTGAAAGCTGGAGTCTACGCAAAGATGTTCGTGATACCTTTCTAGCGGAATGCGAGCGTAGAAATATTCCTGTGCGATTCTGTAAAGGAGAAGCAGATACAGATTTGATTCGGGCGTCTTTGAACGGAGAGATTGATATCGTTGTAGCGAATGATATGGATCTCTTTGTGGGAGGTGTGGAACGTCTATGGATGTTGGGGAAAACGAATAGTGATCCCTTATTTCTTGAATTTCGCAGATCGCTTTTGTCCTCGCGTTTAGGAATCCATCCACAAGCCTGGGTAGATGTAGCAATTCTGACTGGATACGAAAAAACACCCGAGTTGAAGAGAGGATCAGCTCAACAAGCGATTGTTTGGATGCGGTATTATGGGTGTATGGAGCGTCTCTTTGCGAAACAACCTACATTGCTTCAGAACAATGGAATGGAAGAGTTTCAAAAAGCAAGAACATTCTTTCTCTAATTCCTCTTTCTTCGTGTGAGTTTCTTTGCTGTCTTCCTTTGTTTTTTTGTTTGTTGGAAACGATGGCCACCGTTGTACAGATGATTAACAGAATTTCCATTGTTGTTATTTCTATTTACGTATCTATTGTTATGTATATTCGGATAATCATTATAATTGTCTCCATCTTCTGGAACTTTTTCTTCATTGTCTCCGTCTTCTGCTACTTTTTCTTCGCCTCCCCAGTCGTCAGAATTGTTGTATTTTTTTGTTGCGGGTATATTGGCATTTCCCCAAATGCGTTCATCAATAGGCATATCTGCAATTACTTGTCCTTTCGCCATGTAATCCTTATCTTTGGGTGCTTGGTCGGCAGCCTCCGCAGCTACTTGACGTTCTACAATAGCATTTGTTAATCCAGCATTTCTATAGATATCACGGACTGCTAATATACGTGCAAACATCTCAGGTCTCCCTCCACCTGTGCACTCACTTGGATTTGTTCCAGGTATGAGATCCAGAGTATCCAAATTGAAATGTTGATGTCTATAACAAGGGCGGCCACACTCAATACAGAATTCCATGTGAGGCTCAATGCCTACTAATCCTTCCTCTTCATCATATTCAGTTCCAGCTTTGATATACTTATCATATAGTTCTTGTACAAAAAAGTCTTTTTGACAAAAAGGATAGTGTGGTATAGAATCTGACCCTTGATTGTGAACCATATAGGTACATCCACTATCTCTATTTTCAATTTGAAGACAAAAAGGACACATAGCGTAATGATAAATCATTCCACCATATGTGGGATCTGCTTCAGGTTTATTGGCGAGGGTCACATTGAGGGAATGAATCGATTGATTGAGCCCTAGCTTTTTGATAGGAGGTGTTGCGTACTTTTTATAAAACTCGGGACTGACAATGTAGCGTATATCTTTGTATGTTAATTTAAAATTACAGCTTTTTGTAGGTTCAGATTTATTGTAAAGATAACACGGTACTTCTGTGTGATCTGCATTAATTATAAATTGATTAAGATACCCTTCCATATATTCGGCTGATATTGCATCTTTGGGCGAATGAAAATGTATATCAAAGACTTCTTCGCCTTCCGATGCAAACATTCCAATGTCTTCTGGTGCTTTCCGTAAACACATTGACCGAAGAGCAGTGAGGTATCCTTTGAGAGCTTCCATCAAAGGTTGTGGTAGTGTATACAGATTTGTTCCTTGAACGTCTGTCAAGGATTCTCCAAGAGTATCCAGAATACTACTGCCATCCGTACTTTTTGTATAGAGGTCTTGTAGCAAAAGATTTGTTATGCGATAAAATGATAAACGAAATGTTTTTTTCTCATTGAGATTCTTTTCATCTCCGAGTATATTTACACTATATTTCTTCATGATAGCATGTGCAAGAGACATTAAACGTTTTAAATCCGGTGTATCATATTCTTCACTATCATATCCATCAGTAGTTTGCAAACCGTTAAAAACGTGTGATTCTTTACTTTTAATCTTATTCAATGTAAAAACATTCCATTGAGGGAGTGGCTGTGAATAGTCACTATACTTCAAGTTGTTTAATCTCTGAGGTATATTGCCTAGAGGTGTAATTATGTAATCAAGTATGAATGCTGTGCACCAGCGATGAAGAAAGGCTGGATCTTTCCATCGTTTGATATCTCCTGTGACAGAGCGACATTCTGATCCTTTAAGAACAAGATCTGTTGTCTTTGCAATAATCTCTTTTCTGATCTGGTCATTGAGTTCAGGATTGTCAAGAAGCGTGTACCCCCTTTGTGTATATTTAAGAACGCGATCTTTCAAAAAGGAATTTCCATTCAAAAAATGAGGGATGTAGTCTTTTTGTATCCATCCTTGTTTCTTTCGTACATGATCAGGAAAGGTCGAATAGGCATTTTTTCCATCAAACCAGATTTGACAAAAGGTTAAATCAAAAGCATTGACAACTTCAAGGGGAGTACGTTTATTCCGAATACTCATAACATCGATATGAAAAAAAGGCTTTTTTAGCTCACCGCTTACTACATTATAATAAAAATAATGGTATCGATGTACTGATTTAATTCCATTTTTTTGTAAAAAGGATTCACAATACATGGAAGGATTCACTCGTGCGTATTGGGAATGGAACTCTGGATTTCCAAATCCCAATATTCCTTCGTGTACATTGGCGAACTCAGTTATTCGTGGATCGTCGTTGTTGTTTCTTGTGGGCATTTCAAATGATCCATCCCCAAATAGAGCTTTATAAAAAGGAAGAATTTCGTTTACAGGAATAAAAATATCAATGTCTTTAACCGAATCTACAATACGTTTTTGTTTATCCATAATTTCAGCTAATTTATCATCGTTATCTTCGTTGGTTGATGATTGAAGTTCGTGTATATCTGCGTCAAGTTTGCTTATTTCATAGGCGGCCAAGCAACTTCCACCCGCAATGAGTGCATTATGCTTAGGAAGCAAAGCAAAAAAATCATCGATAAGCTCAAACATTGTGAAATTCTTTTCTCCAGGCGCTTTCTTTACAAGATATTGTGACTCTTTTAGCAGAATGGATAACTTGTAATTTAAAATCTTTGCAAGCCCGAAGCCAACACCAGGAATACGATTCTCCGAAGATTGAATTTCTTGGAAGACATTCGGTTGAATACGTTCCAATGGATTTATAGTATTTAAATTATTTGGTTGATCCATTTCCTATTTAGAAACTCGATGAAAAAAGTACATTTCTTCCTTAAACCATTTGGATATACTGTAAGACACTGTATCCAAACGGTCAATGTCGGTTTTGAACCGACGACCTTGCGGTTAACAGCCGCACGCTCTACCACTGAGCTAATCGACCAAGGGAGAGTTGTAGAATCACTTCCCACTCTGTCGGAAGATACGAATTGGGGCGATTTTTCCGTACTTAGTGCGTGACCCGGAGTTTTAGAAACCGAGCGAGAATTGGCAGTCTTCTGATCCATTTCTGGCGTCTTCGTTCTTGACGTTGAAGTCTGTATTCAAGAGCTTCTTTTGCAAAATTGAGTTTCTGAACAACATCATCATCATTCCAATGGAAGGTATCTTCCCAAGTCTTTTGTTGAAACACGTGAAAGGCAGGGGTATACATAATATTATCACGATCTTCTTTGTATTTTGTTGGATTGTATTCGCGAAGAATAAAGGGTATTCCTAGTTCTCTGCAATAGTGTTTTGCAAGAATAACAGGTTGGGTATTGGCTTCATCGCCGTCTTCCACAATAGCATAGACTCTCATTGGAAACATTGTGTCTCTCGGACCAGTGTGCTAGAGCTTCAAATTTTCCAGTCATCTAAAGTTTGTTGTCTTGGGTGTATAGAGATGAGTCCGAACGGCCAAGTCACCCTGGATACAGACTTTGGAAAATTTCTTGCGAGTGTCGCTGCGAATCCCAAGTACAAGACATTTTTTGAGGTAGGAACATGGAAAGGAAATGGGTCAACTCGGTGTTTGGTAGAAGGATGTTTACAACGATTTCAGACACATTCTGACAGAAATGTTCAATTATGGTCTTTGGAGAGCAATTTGAATTTTTACAGTGAGGCCATGAATTTCTGGCTTCAAGTTCCTCTTCAAGTTCCTCTTCCATTTCTTCGTTTACTCTATGGTCGCCTTCATCGTAATGGACTAATGACAGAAGAACAGATTCGTTCGCATCCTTTGTTCCCTCATGTTGTTACGCATTTTAATCTTTGGTACAAACAAGATGTTCATGATTATAATCAAGCGCCTGTACTTGATATGGCATTATTCCCAGATCTAGATGTTGTTGTTCTGGATGGCGGAGAATTTTCTAGTTTTGCTGATTGGACTACACTCAAAACAAAGAATCCCAAGGTGGTTTGTTTGGATGATACAAATGTAATGAAAAATAAGGATGTTGTAGCTGAGCTAAGTCAAAATCCTCAGTGGAGAAAAATAGCAGGAAATGATGAACGCAATGGATGGGCAGTTTTTGAACGACTAGAGTAAGAACTTGTCTTCAACTTTTTTTTATGATAGAATCTTTCATAAAAAAATGTGTAGATTTGAACCTTATTTTATTTAGGCCGCAGGGGTCTTGACGTAGTGCTTGTTGAGGTAGCGCTGGAGGTTGAAGTAGGTGAGCTGCTCAGTCTCAGGGACGGCGAGGAGCTTGCGGAGAGCAGCATCAGGCTTGATGTCGTGCTTGTTCTTGAGGCCCTTCTCCTTCACATAGTTGTTGATCTGCTTGGTGACATTGGAGCGAGAGATGAGAGTTCCAGCGGGGTGGCCGAGGAACTTGCAGAGCTCATCCGTCACCTTGGTGGGGATCTCAAAGATAGAAGGGCCACGCTTCGCACCCTCCTCACCCTCGGCGCGGACACGGCGCTTGCGCTTGCGAGCATCCTTGAGCTCACGAGGAACACGCTTCTGGAGGCGCTTCACATCGGTGATCATCGCAGAAACAGTCTCACGGAGAGTGGTGAGGGAGGCGAGGACGTTCTTCATGTCCTCATCAAGAGTGGTGGTAGGACCAGAAGGGGCAGGGGCAGGGGCAGCATCCGCGGTGGTGGCGGCGGCTGCAACAGGTGCAGGCGTGGAGATAACGGGCGCGGCCACTACAGGTGCAGCAGCAGCCTTGCGTGCCTTAGGGGCAACAGGGGCGGCAGCAGGGGTGGAGGCAGCAGGGGCGGCAACAACAGGGGCAGCAGGGGCATCCTCAGTCTTCTTGGCAACACGCTTTCCCTTAGAGGCAGTTGAAGCAACAGCGGAATTCATCATACTAGTACCGGTGGAAGTATTCATCTCAATTAAACGCACTATGCTCTGGGATAAGGATACAATACTGCTCAATTTTTATAGAATTTCTTTCAATTTCGGATAGCCAGGGCAGACGTTGAACTTTTTTTTTTGAACGGCCACCGGGAGATGATTGGAAAGAAGACATGCGTTTGTATTTTTAGGAAAGTTCGTATTTTTCCGGGTTTAGAAATCCCGGTCTGGATTTCAAGGTAGGAAGGATGGAGGCACAGCATCTTCGGAAATGTGGAAACATCAAAAGTCGTAAACATCCTGAGGCCCAGTGTCCTAATACGGCAACTCATGGAGATTTTTGTTCCCGCCACTTTAAAAATCCATTCCGATTTCAAAGCCCCAAAGAACAAATTCCTTCTCATCCTTTCACACGGTCGGAAAAACAAGCTCTTCTCCGAATTCAAAAAGCATGGAGACGTTTTGTTCCTCTGATTCGGTTTCGGCATCAAGGTCCGGCAGCAAATTGCTTAGAACTTTCCAAAAATACTATGGAAGTCTATAGCCTTGATCCACTGAATACCATTCCTTCCGTCTTCTTTTTTTCTTTTGCAGATGAAACAAAAAGTATCTGGTCGTTTGATATTCGTTCGCTTAGTCATTTAGTCTCAGAAGGTTCAGACCTTGTAAATCCTTATACACGGCAACCATTATCTTCAACTATTCTTCAATTAATTCATTCTCGTATTGTATGGTTGCGAGAACGCAAATATCCCATTCTACACGTGACTGCAGAAGGCTTAACTCAGGAACAACTATGGAATCAAAAGGTTCTTGATGTATTTTTTAAGTTGGAGGCTCTTGGGTATAGAGCAAGTTGTCGGTGGTTTGACGAGATGAATAGCGAACATCATGAACGATTCTACCGAAGACTGTATCGTCTTTGGACATATCAATTAGGATTAACATCACAAGAAAAAGAGGCAATCGTTCCTGGCTATTCTACTCCGTCTACAAAACTCTTTCGTCAGCACCCTGATAAACTCGTAATAGCCAATCACGAATTGAAATGGTGGCGGCGGAACAATTTGAATGTTATTTTGGAATTCTTAACCAAAGCCCCCAACAAATCACAACAGACTCTGGGAGCATTATATGTTCTCATGGGGCTAGTGCAAGTCGTTCCAGAAGCAGCAGAAGCCTATCCTTGGATTCTGGAAAGCATCTAACGCATCAAGCTCCAGTAAGGCCCTGTTATGTAACGAACATTTTTATAGCCTTTCGCATGTAAGAAATCAGCTGCCCAGCGTGAGCGTTGGCCTGTATTGCAATAGACAAGAATAGTTGCATCTTTGTTAGGAAGTTTTTGTTCATACTCCTTTCGTAGCTTTGCTGTCGGAATATGAATAGCTTCAGGATAATGTCCCAAGTTATATTCTAGAGGTGTCCGAACATCCAAAACTGTATCAATCTTGTTTTGAGCAATACGAGACTTGGCCTCTTCGGAAGAAATCTTCAATTGACTGTAAAAAGTGTAATACACCACAAACCCAATCGCCAGGATGCTAGCAAGGATTACGATTCCTGAAATCTTCATTCTTTCTAGTTCTATACTCTAAATTATTTTCATTATGGCCCATGTTGAGGAACACGAATATCTCCATATCGTTGTTGCTCTGCACTTTCAGGGGGAGGAGGATAGAGGTACTGGCTCGCATAAGGTGTTCCTGATTGGCAAGCGCATGAACGCGGTTGCGCAGGGTTCGGGAAATAGAACTTCAAACAGGTAGAGCACTGGATGTATCCTGGAACTTTGGCTGTATTGGGTAGATTCGGTAGAGGACAACAATTTCCACCGATAGCATTCATGTCAATAGCATATCCATTTTGTGTAGCATAATCAGGATTTGCACAGATAGCACAGCCTTCTTTCTGTTGGGCTAGACCCTGTGAACCGCTCCATGTTTCTGAGCCACTTGTCACAGATGTTGCACAACAACCAATAGGTGCGCCATCAGCACTGTAAACATTATGACCTATAGATGAATCCCTTGCTCCAGGAACTTGACTTCCTACGATGACAACGGAGGTAGCGATTGCCTGGCTTGTGGGTGTTTGTGTTCCAGGAAACACCACTTTGGAAGCTTTTGCTTGATTGATAAGAGTTTGTTGGCTAGCATCTTTTGTTTGACGGCGGCTCAGATACCGATTGGAAGACTCTTGAAGTCTCAACATTCGTTCTCCTTGTGACATAGCCATTCTTGCTCTACATGCTTTCAATAAAAAAAAGACACAGTCAGCAGGGGGAAAAAAATTTTACCCTCCCCTCCGCCCAAAATTGAAG